TCAGCGCCATATGTAATGTGGATATCAATATCTGGGAATAACGCTTTAATTTCGTTATATAATTTCCACCGAATGGTAGTCATATATGTCGCGCCTTTGAATGATGCAACCTTTGGTTTCCATCCGTATAACTTTCCACCAGGCTTATGGTTTGCCGGCGTATGACACTTATCACATATCGTAATAAGGTTAGATATACGGTTTGTTCCGCCCTGGCTTCTGTATACTACATGATGCACATGAAGAATCGCACCATCTTTAATGGTTCTACCGCAGCGTTGACATGTATACCCATCACGTAAAAATACTGCTTCGCGGAGCGTCGTAACGCTGTATCTTTCGCCATGCTGATAATCTAATCCCTGTGGTAATGGCCTGCCTTCTTCCCTGGCTTTTAAAACCTGCGTATCAAAATTTCCCATTTCTAAGGTAATATCGGTAACCGGTATCACTTTGCAGATGCGTGAAAGCGCCTGGATATGGATGGTCTTCTTATGTTCCAGGGACGGAGCAATCCATCCGTCGTCTCGCTCTCGGTTATTGAATCGTGGCTGACGGTATCTCTTTCTGTTCCGTCTCTGCCTCCGGTACATCCTGCAGGCATCATGTTTCTGCCTCTCATCTGTTAATGTGTCAATCTGCTCTCCCAGATATTCGTGCTTCTCTGATTTTACAGATGTTCCAATATGTATATATCCAGTGTCCATGCAGAGTTCCACCGGTTGAATATAACCGGTCTCTCTTTCTGTTAACTGGATAGTGAACGGATGATATCCGTGTATGATTGCTTTTTTAGATTTGAGCAGCTTACGCGCTCTGTATTCGCTTGTCGGCATCAATAACATGCCTGTTTTACTAACAACTGCAACGGACATAAACTGCCCTCCTTTTTAAAATATCTCCGGCATAGCCGGAAGGCTTACGCCTTCTGCATCAATCGTTACCAAGTATCCGAAGATACCTGATAACAATCCATACATGTTCTATTGGTCAAACTGGCCTGCCACTCATAATCTTTTCAATTGTTTTTCGTCTTTCTTTACATCTATCCATTCGTTCTTTGTATTCTTTTTTCTTTTCCTGTTCCTGAAACATACTGCAAACATAGTCCAAAATTTTGCCGTACAATTTCTGACAATCTTTCGCCCCGTCGTGATATCCGGCTTCGTATCCTTTTTCATATTCTGTTTTTTCCATATTATATTTCCTCTTTCTTTTTTAGTTTCTTACAATATGCCGGAAAATAAGCAGCAAAGAAACGCATAAAAAATGCCGGCAGCCAAAGCCGCCAGCAAAATCAGCATCGCAAATATGGTATTCCAATCGCCCGGCAGACGTCATCTGTGCCAGAATCGTAAGAAATTTCCTTCCAACGTACAAAAGATACATTAACGCCTGAATTGTACCAGCGGCAGAGTTCCGGCGCCCCGTAGAGGCTCGGATAGCCGTAATCGTATCGCGTACATCTGGAATATACTTCCAGAGGCCTGACGCTTTTGACCATGCCAATATCCAGCACGGTATTTGCCTTGGTGTAGATAACATCTCCAACCTGCAGGTTTCCGTCAATTGGAATGTCCCGGAAACCTCTTCTTTCGCTTCTTCTTTGTGGCTGTTCGGAAATCAGTTTTCTTTCTTCTTTTTCTTTTTTCTGAAATGCCTTGCAGAGAAGGTCTATCGCATTGGAATATATCTTCTGGCAAAGACTGAAGCCGTCAGAAAACCCATCTTCATATCCTTTTTCGTATTCTGTTTTTGGCATATTTTTTGTTCCTTTCTTTTTTAGTTTCTTACAATATGCCTGAAAATAAGCAGCAAAAAAAACGGCATGTTGCTCCGGATTAAGCCGGCATGCCGTTTTTCTTTTCATTATACATTCCAGCGCTGCCACGTGCTACTGCAGATTACACGAAGCCCCACGCTGCTTTTTTTTGCTCTTTTTTGTGGCTGTTTTTGTCGTATACACAAGATTTCATCTCTCTCTGTGCAACTGACAACCACCTGCCGCAGTCAGTTTTTCCCGGGGAGTTTCCCCGCCGAAAGCTTAACTACCTGCTTGTACGCAGGCTGGCAGTAAAAATAGAATTTACCGGTGGGCCGCCAGGCCCGCCAAAACTGTTTCTTGTTGCTTTTTTGTTGTTCTTGTCCCTCTGTTCTAAGTCTACGACTGGAACAGATAGCATATCTTGCTCAGGTTTCCCCATTCAGAAGCAGGCCATACCTGCTATCTTTCATCGGGCAAGAACAACCTGTCCCTTGTTCAGCTACACGGAATACATCGCTTCGCTTAACCTCTGCCTCTTTCGGGCTTACGCCATCGCCAGATACAGCGTCCTTAGCGTCACGGATTCTCACCTCTCGACCAACCTATGCTGAAAAACTACAAGGGTACAAAAACTTATCGCCGCGCTCTAACACCCTTCCACTTGCGGGGCATGCGAATACCTCGTTCCTTACATTCGCAGTTCCCAAAAAAACTTAATTCATGCATTTAGCGGACACTGGCCGCTTTTTTTGCTTTTTTTTGTCGACATTTTGGCCATTTTTTGCACTACCATGCAGATTAGCCTGCGCATCCGACACTCGGCGCCAGAATTGTGCCCGATGCACTAAAAAAAATGTAGTTTCCGCCCGGCCGGAGCAGACCTACATTTTTCACAGGTTGGCAAGGCTTCTTTGCTGCCCTGTTGCCTGCATATGTGATTGACCGACGGGCAACCAGAGGTTGATAACTCCCCGGCTTTGCCGGAGTCGTTACCAGATTCCGTTTCACTCCAATGACCACGGCTTCTTCGCGAGGCCAGAAAGCGCCTCGCAGGACTAACACTATCCCTCTATCCCCTGTTACGGGGATTACCTTTAAAAAATATACTATGCAACAATTTTTGCTGTTGCTGACACCTCCCCGCCTTTTCTATCGGGTACACGGCCTTAAACATTTTACACATACAAGGTCTTTTGTATACAACGGCATATGTTTTTAAGTTTTATTCTGGCAAATGCCAAGTACAAGATTGTTCTTATCTTGTTACATATATAGTATGCCGAAAAAATATAGTTTTTGACGAAAAAAAGAAAAAAATATTTTTTAATTCTTTACGCTTACATCCGACGGACAACTAAATATGTAAATCTAAGCGATGCATATTTAGGTTGGCCGCGGTTTTACGCGTAATTATAATAATATGCCAAATAAAATCCCAAAGAGACGTTTTTTTAAATATTTTTTTCGTATGATTCGGTGAATTTACACTCACCTTCACCAGACACGGGCGGGAAGTTCCCGCCCGACGATGATACCGCGAGCATAGCTCGCGTGTACCAAGCGGTCATGACCGCTGACAAACGACGACGCAGTCGGAGTGTAGGGACGTGGACGGGGTTTCTCCGTCCATCGATAGCGCTTTTCATTGTCTGACTTTTTTGCATATTAAGTATTGATTATTTAATTTATTTTTTAAATTTTTAAACAAGAAAGGAATTATTATTATGACAAATGAAAATCTTAAAATGACAGAAATGATTTTTGAAAACGGCGGACACGTAAAATTTGCGAATCTGACTCCGCACGACGTAAATCTCATCCTTCCGGATGAGACTATCTTTACAATCCCAGCCTCTGGAATTATCGCTCGTGTTGGATGTCATTCAGAACAGGTCGGAATACTTGGATGCATTCCAGTAACGAAAACGGTGTTTGACACCGTTGTAACAAGCCTGCCAGAGCCACAGGAGGGAGTTATCTATCTGACTTCTACACTTGTGGCACAGGCTGTGCCGGATAGAACTGACGTTCTTGTTCCGGCAGACCTTCGCCGCGACGAGGCAGGCCGCATCATTGGTTGTGGAGCGCTGCAGCGTTTCTAGTCCTGCCAAAGACTTTAAGAGAGATTTTGAATCTCTCTTTTTTTTGCACGCAAAAAGGAGACCATCTGGTCTCCTTCTGAACAACTCAGCGCGTTTTTATCATGCGGATGCCGGCCGTTCCAACCTGGTAATTCGCATAGATGTATCTGTTGCCATTTGACAGCACATACAATTTTCCGGACACCTCTCTTCCGCAAATTTTCGTTGTGAAAGAAGCAGCACCGGTTTTTTTGGAGAGATTAAGTTTGACTTTTTTTGCTACGCGTACCGTCTTTCCGGTAAAACCACGTCTCATGTAGATGTCAGCCTTTCCGTTTCTTACGGAAATGACAAGCCGAGTAAATCTTAACTGGTCATCAGTATTGACTTCTCTTGCTTCCCACTTGCCAGAAAAATTATTAATTCTGACATTCTTTTTAATATTTTTGGGAAGTGATACTTTGCTGACATAGTGATAAACGATAGTCTCAGATGTCCTTACGGATTCAAGTGTTTTATCTCCGTAATAGAATCTTACCTTTTCCTTTCCGCTTAAAAGTGTTAGTAGATTATCGAGTGCCCATTTTCCGGATTTCTTATTTCGTCCAGTCGTCATCGTGAATGTTTTGTTTGCTTTGACTTCCAGGTTAGAAATACCAGATTTGGTTTTTGCCTGCCAGTATCCAATGACCATGTCTTCCCTTGTTGCTCCGCTGCATACCCCGTACTTGCTGAATACGAAGTTGTTCCTGCAGGCAGCCGCCGGAAGTGCTGATACTATCAGTGTCATCACCAGTGTCAATAACATTACCAATCCTCTTTTTGTGCTTTTTTTCATTTTTTGTTCCCCTTTCTTTGTGTGTCCTTCTTTGAGAAGGAATCTTTTTTTACACTTTCAATATGAGTTTTGAGGGAAAAAATAAAAAGCAGCCGCGAAGCGGCTGCCCGTAAAATCCTAAACCTATCGAATCCGATAGGTTTTTATCCATCGGCTCTGTCTCTGCCCATTTCCATTTCAACTTTGTCAAGCACCCGGTCCGCAGCAGAATCGTGCTCACGGATATAATCAAACTGCTTCTCAAAAGCCTGATGCTCAAAACAGAACTTTTCATCAATCTTTGTCAGTGTATGAATATTGCTTTTTACGTCCGTCTCTTTCAGGACATTTACATACGCCTGAGCAACAACATCAGGTTCTTTGTCTTTTGTCATGTCATAAACCTCATCAATATCCGGAACCCCGTTGAATACGTATCCCTTCATCATTTCCTGGACTTCTTCAACAGAATTTGCGAAACCATCGTCTTCCAGAGATATTCCTGTTAATTCAGCAGAATCACGGATATTATTTTTTGCCATGATTGACGCATCGTCATAACTGATATTTGTTCCAGGCACTTTGTACGTCTGCCCGAGGACCTGCTCTGTCATATCATGTACCATCGCCTGTTCTTTCCCATCATGCAGCCTTCCATTCCGTTGTGCCTCCTCTTTCATTCTTTGGCGCTGCTGTTCCGCCTCTCTCTGCCTTGCAGCCCGTTCACGCTCCAGTTGTGATTCATCCGTCTTATTCCTTTCAGGCTCTTTTTCCTGATTCTCAGTCTGTCTTTTTCTGATAAACCTTGGCCGCTCCTGGCGTTCTCCTCCCTTTTGCTGCTGCGCCGTGTCAACATCACGCATGGCATCATCTGTCTTTACAAATTGCTTTTGCGCTTTATTTTCACTTCTGGACATATTTTCATCTTCTTTTTTGGATGCTTTTAATGCTTTATGTATGTCAAAGAATGCATGACCTGTTTTTTCTGCTGTTTTTGCCATACCAGCAGCTACAGACAAGCCTTTCGCTGTGATATCGCCATCCATATACTTCTCAGCACCCTCAAGTTTCCGTTCTGTATTTTTTATTATTTTATTTGCGTTTCTCTTTTTTTCGTTACTCATAATCTTGTCCTCCTTATTTTTTTATTTGTTTCAGCATGCAGGATTTCCCAAAAAACAAAAAAACCAGGCAAAGCCTGGTTCCTGCAATTCTTTCAGCATGCGAGTATGGATTTGATTTCTTCTGCACAACAATCGAATGCGTGCACGACATCCGGGTCATACATCTTTCCTGCGTTCTTATCTATTTCTTTAGCGCATACAGCCCATGGCAGTGCTTTTCGGTAGCAGCGGTCAGATGCCATAGCGTCCAGCGAATCCGCGACTGCAATAATCCTTGCAGATAGCGGGATATTGGTTCCGGAAATCCCATTCGGATATCCGTTGCCGTCGTATCTTTCGTGATGCGACAGAACGACATTTGCCACCGCAGAGTCCTGCTGGCTTACGATGGAATATCCGTACAAGGTGTGTCTCTTGATTTCGGAAAACTCTTCTTCGGTAAGTTTCCCCGGCTTGTTCAGGATATTTGTATCCACGCGGATTTTTCCGATATCATGAAGCCTTGAAGCCTCATCCAGCAACTCCATGTCATCATCATAAAGCCGCATCTTCTTTCCAATAGTGTGTGCTATAGCGGCGACACGCGAAGAATGTTTAGCGGTGTCTTCATCCTTATGGCAAAGAATTGTGTACATGTAGTCCAATACTGCTTTGTTTTGCATATTGTATTCCTCCAGTCTTAATGTTATACCTTTGTAATATGCAAAACAAGCAGAAAAAAAGAAAAACTACTGTTTGTCAATATCGAAGATGTATTGTTTGACATACCCTTGTTCGTGGTCCAGTTTATATGTCATCTTCTGTTCGTTGGATGGATACTTCATTCCAAGATTTTTAATCGCGATTTCTTTTACTTTATTAATATCTACACTTGAATTCAGCTGCGCTTCATAAGCTGTGTTATCCTGTCTCATTTCTGCCAACTGTGACTCTGCATTCGCGACCTCTTTTATTCTATATGTCAAACCAGACTTCGCCTGGAGATAACTGATGCAGCAGAAAATAAGCACTACTGACATTAGAGAAAGGAATATAACGAATCCCGGGCTCATGCTTTTTGCCGCTGCCCTGTTCTTCAAAACCGCTTTGCTTGTCTGTTTCTTTGGCCTTTGCACCACATCCGGCTTTGCCGTTTTTCTTTTGTAAGTGTTTTTACTGTCCGGAAGCATTTCCAGTTTTCTTGCCGCATTTCCGTAAATATACGGCTGATGACCTGACTGCGGTCTTCCCGCTCCCTGACGATATGGACTTGCGGAATGCCTGATTCTGTATGTTGTATTTTGTGTCATTGCTTTTGCCGTTCCTTTTTGTTTTTATACAATATGCGGAATTTTTTGGCAAAAATTTTTAAGTATTATTTAATTTTGTGTTACAAAAAACGGCAGCATCGCTGCTGCCGTTAAGAAAATTGGGAGTATTTCGGATTGTATATTTTAGATTTCTTTTTCTTCCTCGTTGACTGGAATGACTTCGTATTGGCAAAACGTTCCGTCATAAGTGTAATGAAGCCGGATAATTCCATTTGCTGCATCGAAATAGACCATACAGGTCCTTTCGTGTGCGGCTTCTTCGTTCTGTGTATATGCTTCTTTACAGGCCAGAGTACATGCCTCTTTGAATGCTTCCTGTTTTGTAGAAAATCCATCATATACTGCATCATCTTTTTCGTTCCAGGAAAAAGTGACCTCAATCCGGTAGTTGCCTTTATATTTTGGCTTTGACAAATCTCTAACGTATTCGCATGCAACTGCAAGTGCAACATTTCCGTCTTCGTCCATGTCATCCTTCGTCCAGCGATTTTCACCATTGCATACCCATCGGAGATTCCAACCATTGATTGTAAGAAGTCCTGTGTCAGTTTTCATCCATAGGATGATAGCCTTTTCATATGCAGCTTCAGGCGAATTTGCTTCAACTGTGAATGAGATATGGCCATTTTCAAGCATATAAACAATGTTTCCATCGCCATCTTTACGTTCTATCTTTCTACTATAAGATACACTTCCGACACTGTGATACCACAACTGAGTATAGCCGTAGACGTTAAAAACAACTTCGTATTCTCTCATTCTTCAACAACTCCTTCCTCTAATGCTTCAGCATACGCCTCATCCAGCAGTATCTGCACCTGGCATTTCTCGCATTCGTCGTTTTCGCACCAATTGCAGAGAATATTTCCCGCTTTTGTTAATTCCTGGTATTTCTCCTTTGTCATTTTCATTTCTTTTCTCCCTTTCTTTGTAGATATTTTTTTGCGTCAAGAATAATATGCATGATTTTCTACGATGCAAAATTCAACATATTAAGTATGTAAAAAAATCTTTAAAAAAAAGAAAGGAACTGTGAAATGGAAGTTAAAGAAATCAAGAAGAAAATTGAAAAAACGTTTTGTGCAGATAATGGAAAGCGTTTCTCAGTTGGAACAGATATCTCTTTCGTCCTGGCAGATACTGGAGACAAATGTATCGGGACTATCCGAAAAATCAAGAAAAAATACATAATCATTGACAGTATTGAAATTAATGGAAAACCGTTACCGATGAGAGATTTATATGCAAAAGTCCCATATCTGGAAATTCAGCCAAACAGTTGTGCGTATGTGTATTGCGATTGATTTTTCATTAAGAGAGGAGAAAAAACATGTTCAGAATCAGAAAAGTAAACAAAAAAAATATTGCAGAGGAAATCAAGCCAGGTGACATTGTCCAGCATTTTAAGCGTACTGACGATATGCAGGCAAACGAATATCTTTACCGAATCATCGCCGAAGCCAAGCATACAGAGACAAACGAATATATGGTCGTTTATCAAGCGATGTATGGCGATTTTCAGATTTACGCCCGCCCAATGGCTATGTTTCTCAGCCCAGTCGATAAAGAGAAATACCCGGACGCAAAACAGGAATTTCGTTTCGAGAAATGCCAGTTTTCTAACGACGGAAAATGGCTTCCTGAATTTTAAACAAATTTAAGGAGAAGACTTTTGGTCTTCTCCTTTTTTTCTTGTCTTCCTGTTTTCGGTTCTTTTGTTTTTCGGCTAACGCATTACTCCGCAGCTACAGCCTCTGTGTCGTCGCCTTTGCTGCTGCCATTTCCGGCATCGCTTTCTGTAATTTCGTCAGCATCTGTTTTTGCAAATTCTTTTTCCAGTTTCTTTGCATCGTCTTCAGAAATCTTACCGTCATTCAGGAGTTCTTTTACCTTATTCAGAAAGGCCTCGGACGCCTGTTCTGTTTTTTCAGTCTCCGCATCTTCACCTGTGCTTTCGTTTGCATCTTCATTTCCACTGGCTGCGCTATCCTTCTCAGTAGCCAGCGCATCATAATATGCATCTAAAAGCGTTTTTGCTACGTTTGAAATCTTTTCGTCCGTATTTGGATTTTCGACATTTGCGTCCTTGTCGTCATTACTTTCTTCATTAAAGGCAAAATGCTCTTTTAAATATTTTTCAATCTTTGAAAATCCTTTTGAGGCTTCTTCCCCAGCGTTTTTTGTGATTTCAGATAAATCATACCCAAAGATAGACACGGATTTGTCTTTTTTGTCTTTCTCGGTATTAACTGTTTCGTCAGTTGCATCCGTATTATCGGCATCTTCCTGTGTAGGTTCTACGTTGTCTTCTTTGCTGATATCTTCAGAGCCTTCTGTCTGCTCTTCGTATGTATCTTCTGTCACCGGGGTCATCTCGTCGTCACCCTGTTCGTCGCTGACATCTGTGGACGAAAGTGAATCATCGGATGAACTGTCGTCCGTGCCAGTGCCGCTTGAGTCTTCGTCCATGTCATCTTCAATCACTGCAGCGTTATCAATGTCGCTCATATCGTCCTCTGTTGTATTGACAATCATTTCAGGGTCATCTGTTGAGGAAGAGATGACATTATCTCCAAGCACACTGTCGTTCACCTGGTCCGTAATGCTGTCGCTGTCTTTTGTTTCTTTCTTTTCTTCCTGCTTGTCTGATTTATCCGTATCTTCTTTTTTGTCGTTCTTTATTGCTTCCAGTTCCTGTTTGATATTGTTGCCAATCTCCTCCAGGTTCTTTACATAAGAATCATCGTAATCCTGGTTAGCAACATCTTCAACCAGGTCCACGATATTGTCAATCTGCTGTTCTGTGATATTGACGTTGTTATTGTTGATGATGTTCGTTACGGTATTCTGGATGTCGGTTTTGTTTGTAACATTGTTCTGCACGACTTCGGTTTTCGCCTGGTTTACGATGTTCTCGGCCTGTGCGGTGCCAATGTCTTTTGCAATATCTTTCGTGATAACGACTTCCTGCGTGGCGATATCTTTTTTATCTTTATTGATGACCGTTCCGGTTGCCTTTTCATAAGCCATCATAACGCCCGTGAGTGCTCCGGTCCCGGATACCTGGAATGGACATGCGGAAACAACTTCGCAGTTCTTGATTCCAAGGTCTGCCAGTGTAGAAGCAATCATGTTTGCAGTGACATACTGCAGATTTGCGGTCCTTACCTTGATTCCACCGGATTCGGTTGGTTTAATGTAAGCACAGCTTACCGTCCTTGTTCCAATCTGTTCAAGCGGGATGTACCCGGAAAGGTGTGAAACCTCATCTTTGTTTGTGACAGTGATTTCCTGCACACTCTTATCGCCGGAAATCCCGAAATATTTCATCATTGTCTTTTTCTGCTCTGCCGTCAGGTCATTTCCGATGGAAACGACTTTTGACGCATCGGCGAAAACCGGCTGCAAGGCCATTGTCGGTAATGCGGCAGCGGTCATCACGGCCGAGCAAACGATTGCTAAAATTCTATTTTTCATTATTTTTTTATGCAGATTTTTTTCTGCTTTCCTCCTGTTTTTGTTGTGCTTACAATATGCAGGATTTTTACCAGAATGGGAATTTTTTGCGAAAGAAAATTTTTTCAGTGCAGGATGCCAGAAATTCTGCATATTACGGAAAGAAAAACTTAAAAAGGAGAATAAAATATGCAGAAAAATATAGAGACATCACCAAATTATATCTTATCTAAGAACTACGACTACTCATTTATATACTGTATTGAGGTCCAGGACCCGGAAGAACTTCATGGTCTGCGGCATATGCTCGCCACAGAAGAACTGTTTCTGAATTTTACGGGGGAAATCAAGAGCAATACATTGTACGACCTGGTGTATAAACACATCTTGGGGCGCGTTTCTACTATTAAGGTAACGCCGCAGAACAAATATCTTAAATCCGTGGACGGCATCTTATATTCCAAAGACGGGAAAACCCTTATCGCTTGCCCGGCTATGCTGAGAACAGAAGCTTTACATATCCCTGACGGAACGGAATTTATCTCCCCATATGCTTTTTCCGGCAACTGTAACATCCGGGAATTGCATTTTCCGGATTCCTTAAGACATATCGGAATAAAGGCCTGCTCCGACATGGCCAGCTTAAAGCGCATTGAATTTGGCCTCGGGATTGAACACATCGGCAGCCTTACGGAAACATCCATATTCGCTCATTGCGACAATCTTGAATCTGTAGAGATTCCCGAGCAGGTCCAGACAATCGGGGCTTCTGCTTTTGCCCGCTGCCACAACTTAAGACATGTAGTTTTGCATGGCAGCCTGACGCATATATGCGAAAAGGCATTTTGGGAGACAGATTTCCGAAATGTTGTCCTGCCGCCTTATGTTTCTGACATTGGTCAGGATGCCTTCTCTCACATCCAGAGTATTACAGTAGACCGCAGTTGGACCATACCATCCGGATTAATTAAGGCCTGCTTAGGTTACAGAGATAAATGGAGTCTCTTCAATTTTTCCGACCCATGGATTTTACGGATTAACGACGAAATGACCGGAAAGACATTCTGCCTTCCAAGGATTATGAATCCGGATTGTCACGACTACAACATTGAAATGCTGTCATTCTTATGGGATTCCGGCAATTTTTGTGATAAGCATCCGGCCTTCTTTGCATTGGACGGTCACCTGGACGTTGACAAATTCGCAAGATATGATGTCCTGATTTCTTCTTACAAGGCCAATCCCAGCGACGAAGTGTATAAAATCCTGAAGAGCTCGGCCAAGGAAATCGCTTTGGATTACAAAACAGCCCTCGCTGAAAATACGGTATCAGGAGAAAGATGTATTGCCAGACTGACAGATTTAAGAAGTCTCGGTTTCCTGTCACTTATGTGAATCCCTCGGCAATTGAATTACCGAGCATCCCGAAGGACGCTACAAATAACGCAACCGACCTTTATCTTTGAGAAATACAACTAATATATATGCAAGCATATATACACGATGTATCCCTTTCCAGAGGCCCGTCTATGAACATGCCATAGCAGGACACGCCGGGATTCCTATGAGCAGGTTCCACTATGCAGCGTCACGAGAATCGGAGTCCTCGTTCTTCTGCATAGCTTTCCCTGCTGCTGCTTTATATTTTTCATTGCGCGCATGAAATACCATTTTGATATGTTTCTGCATTTCGTCATGATTGTATTTATACTTTTCACACACATCAAGGATTTCCTTATCCTCAGCTCTTGCCTTGATATTCAATGCCCCAACATAATCTGCATCTGCTTCATATCCGCAGCACTGGCACTTGAAACTTTTATTGTTTCTGTTTGTCTTATCGGTATAACTGCATACCGGGCAGCACTGGCTCGTATAATCAGGCTCTATCTCTTTGAAATCATAACCTTTCCAGTTTAACGTCTCCATCAACTTCTTCTGGAGCTGTCCTCTCGCAAACATAGACCTTTTCCCATTGGCCTTGCGACTGTTGTTGAATTCCTTGATATCAAGCTTTTCCAACACCGTCAACGTTTCGTGGTCGATTGACTTGATATAGCTGTCTATGCTGGATTTTACTTCGTGCTCAAGCATCCCGTAATAGCGTCTGTTTTTGCGGTGTGGAGCTTCAGCCTTCTGAACCATCTGGTCAAGCCTGTCCATCTTCTGGATGAGAGAACGTCTCACATCCTCAGGAAGATTCTCGTGCCGTCTCAGGTAATGGCTGATTTTTCTCTTTTTGTTACGCATATCTGATAATGACGCAAAAGATTTCTCTACGTCATTTTTATAAAAATCAATCACAGGGCCCATTGAGCCGATAGCTTTGTCTTCAGATGTATGGAATGCATCCGAGATTCCGGTATCAACCCCTATGATTTTGGATGTCTTTGGCTGTGATATACAGTTTTTGTAGCTCCAGTCCACCTTCAGGCATTTCTGGATATCCATGGATATGGATACCATACCGGCCATTTTGCGGGTATTAATCTTATGGATGAAATGTTTAGTTGTATTTAACGGAACTACAATCTTATCCCCTCCGACATCAAGCATGTTTGAAATGGTGATTACATACGGAGCCTCAATGTTTTCTGATGGTTCAATCGTCATAATTCTGGAATCCAGCGGAATCTGGCTGCGGGTAATATATGGAATTTTGTACTCGCATGACACCATGTCGTAGATAACATGGAATTCCTGCTGCATGAATTCGAATTCAGAATCTTCAATTGATTTCAGCTCTTCTGCACATTCATCGTAAAAAGAAGTATCTTTTTTTGATTTGACACTCTTGGAAATATTCTGCATGACTGTTATCATCTCCGCCTTGCTTCTTCCATCAATTGACATTGCAAATAATACTTTTGATGTGGTGAAGATGCTTTTGCATTCCCTACACATGTCAAGCCTGATATTGTCAAGCCGGTTAGATAAATGTGTTATAGCAATCTTGAACGCATTTTGGCTATACGCTGCATTTATTTTATCTGGACGTATATTTTTCTCAAATGCCGTAATCTGGCTGTTCCTCTTGTCGTCTTTTACAATCTGCAGCGTCAGGTTGCTGTTGTTATAGATTTGCTTTATGTACCGGTTGATAAGTTTTGTGAATTCCGTCTGCATCCTTTTGATTTTTTCCGCCTTATCATTAGTCGGTTCTCCATACAAAAAAACACATTTGGATATCTTATTGTCAAACTGAGTATCTTTTCTCTTACGTGCCTTTGGCATCCAATTCACCTCCTCGTCTGATGTATTTTTCTTACATATTTAATATGCCGAAAAAATCCAAAATGGGATGATTTTTAGCGGATTATTTTTGAGAAAATTAAAAAATCTTCGCATAAAAAATGCGAAGATTTAAAAAGTTGCAGGCAATATTTTTATTCATTTTAGCAGATTCATCTCAGCAATTGAATTACTGAGCATTCTCTCTAATTTTATCGTAAGAAATAACCCTCCATGCAGCATTCCACTGCATGGAGGGTTATTTCTTGCAAAAATACATTCCTGCTTCCGCATATGCTTTTGCCTGTTTTAACTGATTTTTCCGTATTCTTTTGTTCGCTTCTTCTGCTAGCCGGTCATATTCCGGAGATGTTATTTTCTCTACTCTTTTCACGTTCTGGAGTCCTTCGTAAGAAGCCTGCCTCAGGTTTAATTTTTCTCCCATTTTTCCACCTTCTTTTGTTTTTTCCACCGCCGTAGCCTGTTCTCGCAAAGTCTGCGGAACAGGTAACGATATGTTCTTTCCGTATCGTACGGGTTGCTGTTTTTTTTCTCAGTAGCCAAGCCGCAGGTCTGTTCTCCTGCCCCGCGCGCAGGCCGGCAGTGTGTATCTACAATATGCAGGATTTTTTAGGATTTGTTTTTTTTGCGAAAACAAAAGCACCACATCTAGTGATGTAGTGCCTGGTGTTACTTCAGTTTTTCGTCCAAAAATTTCAGCATATTCCGCAATGCCTTCCCGCGATGGCTGACTTTGCATTTTTCTTCCATGGACATTTCGGAAATCGTTTTTCGATATACAGGAAGATATACAATGGAGTCATATGCAAAGCCGCTTTTACCATCAGAAATCCTCTCTGCAATCTTGCCGTACAACTTTCCAAACGTAGTTTTTGTGCTTCCATCAGGAAACGCGGCTGCAATACAGCACACATACTTGATATTTCTTTCGTCGTATGGGACATCCTCCAGTTTGTCCAAAATGTAAGCATTTTTAACTTCTTGCGGCGTCTGCTCTCCAAGGAATCTGGCTGAAAAAATGCCAGGCATTCCATGCAGGGCTTCTATCTCCACCCCTGAATCATCCGCCAATGCAATCATACCAGTTTTTTCGCATACATACCTTGCTTTCAGTAGAGCATTCTCTTCGTATGTTTTTCCATCTTCCACAATGTCTTCGCCGATTCCTGCTTCAGCCATGGAGATGAAGTTAATATTTTCCAAACTCGGAAAATTTTTAACGATTTTTTTAATCTCCTTTATTTTGTTTTCGTTATGTGTTGCGAAAACGATTGTCTGCGGGTCTTTTTTGTATACGGCTGTTTCACTGTTTTGCTTTTCTTGGATATTAGCCATTACTATCCTTCCTCTCTTTTTTTTATTTTGCAGATTTAATATGCCAAATTTCCTATTTACAAAAATATCCTTCTGCTTCTGCATATGCCCGCGCCTGCTCCAGTCTGTGCTTGCGTATGCGTTTCGTCGCTCCTTCAGCCAGATTATCGTATTCCGGCGCAGTCATTCTTTCGCACCTTTTTGCATTTGGAATTTCTTTGTATGCTGATTCGTTCAGTGTTAGTCTTTCCATATTTTTCACCTCATTTTTTTTTACGCTTTTTCATATGCAATATGCCGGATTTTTACAAAACAAAACCGGCAGCCATTACAGCCACCGGTCCTGCCAAACAAAGAAAGGTACAAATTTAAGTCAGGATGCCAGGCACCCAAGAAGGCGACGGCAGGAATTGAACCTGCCATTTGGGTAGAACCTGTTCGAAAAATAACCCAAATTCACCAGAATCGCCAGCACATATCGTGCAAAAACTTAATACAAGATATACATGTCAAAATACCACACACCCAAGGGTATGTGGCTTGTAATACCAACCGGAGTTGATATCTCAAACCAACACAGCCCTCAAGGCTGGGCTTACCGCTGGCATTGTGGTTCGTCCGCATCCAGACCAGATGTCATCTCTTCATCTCTGCTCCCACAACAGTACCTGGAAATCCTTCAGGGTCGCCGCGGCTTCGGGACACTTGACAGGCACAGCTTACGGTCAGGCTGCTAAGCCTTAAGGTACACCATACCATGCCCCCATTGTAAAATTTAAATGAAAAAATTATTATGTGGTCCGGAAGGTCTGTGGAGTTCCTCCCTGACAAGTACAGTATGCCATACTCTTTCTTTTTCTGCAAATTTTGCGAGTTTTTTTGTTTTTGTAGTTCAAACCAGAAACGTCAGCTTGAAACTTTCGTGTAGGTATCTGCGACGTTGGACGGGAACGTTCCGGTGGTGAAGGTCTTGCCTGCGGTGTTCTGCCATGTGCCGGGAAGAGAATAATCTATTCCGACAAATTTGAAGGTGGTGCCGGTGGTGAGACTGGTGAGGGCGGAACAGTCGTAAAATAAGAAATACATGCTTGTTACTTTCGATGTATCTAGATGTGTTAAATCCAGGTTTGTTAAACAAGAGCAGTCGTAAAATATATAACTCATACTTGTTACGTTCTGTGTATTTAACGATGATAAATCCAGGCTCGTTAGACCAGAACAATACTGAAACATACCACTCATATTCGTCACGTTCTGTGTATCCAGCAGTGTCAAGTCCAAACTCGTCAGCCTATAACAGCTGGAGAACATACCCCTCATATCCGTCACCTCCTGTGTATCCAGCGATGCCAAATCCAAACTTGTCAGGCTGACACAGCTGGAGAACATGTTGGCCATATTCGTTACATTCTGCGTATTCAGTGGTGTCAAATCCAAACTTGTCAGGCTGACACAGCTGGAGAACATGTTGGCCATACTCGTTACATTCTGCGTATTTAGTGGTGTCAAATCCAGGCTTTTCAGGTCGGAGCAACCTTGGAACATACGCTCCATGTTTCTTACGTCCTGCGTATCCAGCATTTTGAAATCGATTTTTTGAAGTTTGTTTTTATAGTAAAACATGTCTCTACTGTTTTTCGCCGCTTGTACTTTCATACCCGGAATCTGTGTAGACACCTTCATGACCGTTCCTGCGTCATCATTCAGCCATGCAACAACACCGCCATCTCCGTTCGCATCAACGTCAATAACCTCCTTCTCTTTTGGCTTTACTTCATCGGTAAAAATAACCTCGGTAGCACTATTTGGTATTTTATTGTGGAAACTGCTTCCATCGACAAGCGTAAACGTCATCTCTTTCGCCCACAAATCCAAATCCTCGGTCAGTTCAATCTGTGGTATTCCATCATCAGAAATCTCTACCCTGTTTTTACATGTCTTATCACTGTACCACGCCACTCCAGTCCCGACCGCTTCCTTATAACTCCCCTCCACAATCTGCCCGGAAGAGTTGTAAACCACCATATTCTCGTCAGTCCCGTCCGCAAACTTCAGCCCGTTTCCGTGGAACGTGACGGTATATCCTTTCGTGCTCTTGCTCGGCTTTTCGGTGCTTAAATACATATCCGGGATTTCACGCTCTGCATTGGTCAGCCCGTCATCCCATTTTTTGGTGATGGTCACAGTCCCGGCCGTCTTATTATCCTTGAAGTCGTAGATTCCACTTCCGTCGTCGCTGTTCCCACTAGTTTCCACATCACTCTCAGCGCTGTCTGTCTTGTCTATTTTATCCTCAGTACTGGTACCCCCCCCCCCGAAATATTCTGACTATTCTGATTACTTTCGTCTGCGGCATAAACTCTGGCCACCAGCCCATGCCCGCTTCCAGGCATCACCGTAACACCGGCCATCACCGCTGCCGCCAATGCCATCCCAGCAGCCATCTTCTCAAACATACATCTGTTTCTCATCTTTTTTCTTCGGCTCTTTCGCCGTCCTCCTTTTCCCTTTTTTTGTAGCCATTTTTTTTGTAGTTCGTTCCTACCTCCAGTATGCCAAATCTTCCTGAAAAACTGCGGGCATTCCTGATTTTTTACACAAAAAAACCGTCTGTCATTACAACAACAAACGGTTTCTGTTCCTATGCGGCTTCTTCTGGTTTATTTCCTGCCTTTTCGCCAAAAAGCTTTCTCTCATTCTCTGCCTGAAGGTGTTTTGCAAATACTTTTCTGTCTTCACTTTTCATCTTCTTAAAAGACTTAACCTCATATTTTTTAAGCAGCATGTCAAAAGCCTCATTGCAGGTATTCATAAAAGATATCGCATCAATATATCGCACTTCTCTTATGTTCCCGGCGAGGATACAGTCATCAATCCCTTTCCCGTATCCGATTTTCCAGATTGCAAATTTAATCTTTAAATCCGGGACTTTCTCCATCAGCATCCTTGCCATTTCTGAGATGGTATTAAATACCTGTCTATTGCCAAGGATGTCAGAGTCAAACATCAGATAAATACTTTTTATCTCGTGCTGTTCTCTGAGTTTATTGATGATTTCGTCAATCCCCTTCCAGGAGGAAACGCCCTGGATTGAAATAGTGATATTCCTGTTTGCTGCCAGGATTTCGGATTTAAACCGGCCTTCTGTTATACACAGGCAGCCCCGCGGGTTTTCCGGAATGATAATATCCTTTGCTGCCCCAGGTGTGCTGCCGCCGTCATAATCAATGCTGTCAACGGCAAAAATGGAAGTGAACCAGCAATATCTATTTCCTTTACTTGCCGTATCCCGTCTGATTTGAACTGCAACTGCATACCCGTCAGCATCGTGGATTAAGATTCCGATACCCGCGTTATTGCACCACCTTGTGCCGTGAGACACCGAAGGAGTGTTATCTCCGGAATAGTCAAGCATACCTGTTCTTTTGTCGATAAAAAATCCGGGGACATACTTCAATACATCTTTCGTGTACCCAGTCAGTTTTGAAATCTTACGAACGACTTTTGCACGTTCTTCCGGTGCGACAACCATCCTCATGTAATCTTTTTCAATCCGTTCTTTGGACAGTCCCCTCTTTTCTTTCAGATATTTTTTATCGGCCTCAGTCAAAGGTGATAACATCTTTAAAGTCCTGTATACTTTATCGCAGACTTCAGGCTCCGCCCGTTTAATCTCGGAAGACCTCGTCCTTCCCTGTTTGGCCGGTTTTATTTTTGGCCTTTCTTTTGGTTTTTCCTTTCGGTCATCTACATCGATTCCGAAGATGTCACAGGCAAGGTTGAATGTTTCCGGGAATGATGTGGTATTATAATCCCATTGAATCAGGTCAAAAATGTTAACATCACATCCGCATGCGAAACAATGGCATTTGTTTCGTCTCCTGTCATAATGCATACTTGGGGAATGGTCCTGATGGTCTGGGTTCAAGCAGGTGAATTTTCTTCCACCGGAAAAGTTAACCCCTTTCTGAGCCAGGTAATTTGGAAGGCTCGCCAATATAATCTCTTTAGCCGTATCTCTATCCATAGTTCCAGCTCCTCTCTTTCTTTGTTATTTTTGTCTCTTCTTTAATATGCAAAATCCAAAACGAAAAAGAAAAAACAGAGCACAGTTTCCTGTGCTCTGCATAAATTTCTCTTTATAGATTTATTCCTGGTCTTCATCCCAGAATACAGACATAGCCCATGACGGAACATCGTCACGGTTGTTGTAATCCTGCAGGAAAGCAAATGCCGTTTTGTATGGTGTTGGCTTTGTCGGATATGTTCCATATCCATCAGTAAAGTAGATGAGTCCACAAAGGTTGTCAAACTCTTTGTTTTTGATAAGGGTATCAACGTACTCAAATACAGGTCTGAAGTCTGTTCCGCCGAAGCCATACAGTTTCATGTTCTGCATGAATTGTTCCATTTCTTTCATGTTCGTGATTTTGGTATCATTCTGGATAGCCGCATCACACTGGATGATGTGAATGTTTACACGGGAAGCAAAGCTCTCAGTCTCTTTTAAAATGCTGTAAGTCTTGTTAAGGAATTTCTTAACAAGTTCTCCTGCACATGAACCAGATGTATCAATGGCGATAACAAAGTCTTTAATGACTTTGTCTTCCTTGTACTCCAAAGGCTCAATCAGCAGCACTTTTTTGTCTACCACCTTTTTTCCATCAACGCTTGGTAATCCATTCAGTCCGTACATATAGTACATATTGTCAAACTCATCCTGATTGACCATCATTTTCTCCTCCATAACAGAGAATGTACGGAGAAATTCTTCATAGTCCATCTTATCCTGGGTCAGGAAGTCAATTTCTGCTGCGATATCTCCGGCATCTTTTCCCTGGTGGTGGAAATTCTGCATGTCTGAAGCAACCTGTCTTGCAGCATCCTGCCATTCCTGCTGTTTCTGCTGAATCTCACGGTCCGTGTGCTGGGAACTGTCGCCGCCTTCTGGTCCATCATTATCCCCATTGCCGTTACCGTTGCCACCACCGTTACCGTTTCCATCGCTGTCGCCGTCGCCATCGCCGTCGCCGTCGCCATCGCCGTCACCGTCGCCATTATCATTGCCATTACCGTTGCCATTACCATTACCATCGCCATCGCCGTCACCGTCACCGTTTTGATTATTCGGGTTTTGGTCTTCCAGCCAGTAATGGTCATCCATATGGAACAGAGAGATTAACTCTTCAAAATCATAATTCATAGAGTTATCCATCAGCTCCTTGTATACCAAAGCCGGAATAAACATCTTAATTCGGCTTTTGATGTCGTTAATGATACGGCTTCGGTCGTTGTCCCCAGCAATCTGTTTCGGGTTCAGTCTCTGGACAGCGGCCTCACTGCAGATATCCATAGCGATATTCCAAACACCGGTGTCAATGTTTTTTACCGGCTGGAATGGATGAAGATAGATACAATGGAACAGCATATGCAGATACGCCCTGCTCAGTTCATCCTGTGACTTTTTATATCTCAGGATGACATCCATTGGGTCCGCATATATCCTTATAGCATCAGTGCCAAAGGCCCCCGCTCCAGGTTCTGTAAACTGGATTGGCATACGGTAAATTACCGGGCTTAACGCTTTGTACTGAAAGTACAGTTTGTTTTTAATCTGTTTCAGGCACTTGTTCGCAATTGCCTCAAAATTTGTAAGATTCTGTCCTGGTGCTACAGTTGTTTTTGCTTTGTTGATTTTTAAATCCATAATTTTTTTACTTCCTTTCTTTTTGTTTGATTTTGCTTCTCTTTTAATATGCTTGATTTTTAACAGCACAAAAAAAAGAACCCAGGGAATAATCCCCGGGGTTCTTTGTGTGTTTTGAGAGAACATTAGACTGCTTCTTCAAGCATAGTGTCAATCTCATTGTTGAGTTTGTCATCCTCGTTGTAGATGAGCAGACTCTTGTTATGCTTAAAGTAGGACTCACTGCCGTGTTTCGTAATGAAGTTTGCGATGTTTTTATTGATTGTTAACTCCGCAACAAACAATGTCATCTCCTGCTCATCACCAAACGCGCCTTCCATATATTTGAAAGCGTTCTCCATCGCTGCAGTCGTCTTCGCTGCAGAAGCCTTGTATTTCTTGATATCTTTGTCGAAAGTCGCCTTCAGCATAGCGAACTGCTCTTTGTTTCCAGCAGAAACCAGCTTCTCTTCTTCAATCTTATTTTTATAAGACTCATAGAGATTGATTTTTCTGCGCATGATGGATTTCTTTTCAGAGGACAGTGCATTTGCCTGTTTGTCCTTCTCCATCTCATCCTTTACATCTGCGATGTCGTTTGCAAGCATCTCATAGACGCTATCGCTACCTGCAAGTTTTTTCTTTACTACACGCAGGTTCTTGACAACCTGTTCGAATGCTTCACCATCAATAACAACGGATTTCGCTAATCCACCGATTGCTTCCATTAACATGGAGATGATAGACAGTCGTTCATCAAATGGTGCATTCTGTGCTTTCTGGATGGCACCGGAAGAAATGTTACCCTTCAGGATATCGGAGATTGCATAATCTACACGGTACTTTTTAAATAAGTCGTAATAAACTGCAAATTTACGGGCACATTCTTTGTCCGTAATATACTCCATGATGAGGTCCTGGCTTACAGGGAATCCCATTCTTTCATATGCCTGAATCTGGGATGATAAATCTTCCCAGCCACGTGCTGTAATGTACTGCTGTCCATCAACAGTCGTTTTGATGCTGTAGAACCACTTTTCATTGTTAGCCAGGAATGCCATGATAGCCGGGTGGATACCTGCGTTATACGCATACTCTTTCCAGCATCCGAAGTCCGCGTCAATCGGAACCATCTTCAGACGGTCCTGGGTAGCCACATCAAATTCTTTAACGGATTTGTTGAACTGTGGCGGGTTACCAGCGGTAATGACAACCCATCCTTCCGGAACCTGCTGATTGCCAAATACTTTATACTGCAGGAACTGCAGCATAGCCGGAGCCAGTGTTTCGGATACACAGTTAATCTCATCCAGGAATAGGATGCCTTCTTTTCTGCCAGTCTTCTCCATCACATCATATACAGATGCGATGATTTCAGACATTGTATATTCGGACTTGGTGAATTTCTTTCCACCATATTCAACTTCCTTCAGATATGGAAGGCCGATAGCAGACTGTCTTGTATGATGAGTCATAGAGTAGCTGACCAGAGCAAGGTCAAGGTCTTCTGCCACCTGTTCCATGATGGCTGTTTTACCGATTCCAGGTGCACCGACCAGGAACAAAGGTCTCTGGCGAACAAGTGGTACACGGTACTCACCATTCTCATCTTTCTCAAGATAAACCTTAACTGTTTTCTCGACTTCCATTTTTGCTTCTTTAATGTTCATTTTTAAATCTCCTTTTCTTTGTCTTTTCTATTTTCTAGATACACAATTAATATGCTTAAAAAATACGTGCATAAAAAACAAAGAAAAAAAATATTTTTTTGCTGCCTTTTTTTTCGCCAAAACGGTCTTGCCGTTTCTTTTTTATTTCGTCTCCCTTTCGGCATATTGAATCTGTCACAAAGTAACGAAAAGGAACGGAAAGAAAAGGAGAAAAGAATTATGAGAAAAAACGAAATCGTAAGAGCAAAAAGAAATCAGGTTGCCATCGTAAGACGCGGACGCCGCATTATGCATGCGATTGTATCTGAGATTGCTTGGCAGGTCAACGAACTTGACCGCCGGACAGATTTAACACACCAGCTTCTGGCTCATACCATCATTGACGATGATGATGCAGATGACTTCTGTGACTATGAAAGTGATTTTCACTTCGGACTTGTCAAAGCTGGCGCTGTACTGTTTCTCCTTTGGGGAATCAGTGTTGTAGCCACCGGGCTGCTGTAAGATTTCCCGCAAATTTGCCGACCACGAAAGTGGCCGGCTCTTTTTTTTGTATTTTTGCAAATTCTTTTTTTATTCTTATATTTTTTCGGCATATTATTATTGTCTTAAAAATAAAAAAGAAAGGAGTTTGTTGTAGCGATGAGATTAAATACCGTAGACTTTCCTTCTGGGTTTATCTAGTCAGAAATAAAACATAATAATAATTCTAATAATTTAATTTAAGGAACTGTTGTTTTGCATACAAGGGAGGAGGGCTTTTATGGATTACCGCGACCGTTGCGGGCAGATATTCAACTCTGGGTTCATCTAGCCAGAAACAAAACATAATAATAATTCTGATAATTTAATTTAAGGAACTGTTGTTTTGTATACAAGGGAGGAGAGCTTTTATGGATTACCGCGACCATTGCGGGCAGATATTCAACTCTGGATTCATCTAGTTAGAACCTATATTGAATGTATTTATTTTAATTTTATAGCAGCCATCGAAAAAGAGAATTTCATATTTCATATCTCTTAAATAAAAGCCCCGGAACTTTACCGAGGCTTTTATTTTTTGTTTTTTTGTATCCTATTGTTTTTTACGTTATTTTTTCTGCATTTTTTGAGTTTGTTGTATTGGCAGTGTATGTTGCTGCACGTAATTTTTGGCATATTGCACCATTCCTTTCTTATTGTATGTGTACCAGGCAGTCTGCCATTGCCGGCTCGCCGCCAAATGTTGTCATTTACAATATGCCGAATTTTTTCTCCGGAAAAACACAAATGCCGCTGCATGCGGCAGCGGCATTTAAACAAAGAAAGGAATTTTTTCGGCGGCGAATCCGTCTTATGTATTGAGGAAATTTTTCTTTCCTCATCTCTTGTATATAGTATACCAGATTTTCCGGTGTACGCAAATTTTTGTCGGATTTTTTGACGGTAACAAAAAAGCGCCGCAAGGCGCTTTTTCAAATACGGAAACTTTTTTCTTTTGTGCTCTTTCTTATGTACTCCAGGGCATATGCCTTGGCGTTAATCATTTCAGCAGCATCCATCTGTGGCATTAATTTGTCAATAGTATTGGCTGTTATGATATCTTTTTTCAGGAACTGAATTAAAGCCTCTTCATCCTTATCAAGAATCATCCATTCAGCAATACTTTTTCCCGCCCGGCGAAGATAGGTTTTGATTTCATTGCATTCTACGGCGTCATACATTTTCAATGCAAGCCGTTGCTTTATCCTCGGGTCAGATGTAATACTGAGGAATGTCGTCCGGTTTACGTCGTCAGAATCGGTATCCCTAAACAGTGCTTTATTAAGTAGGCTGTTTAATCTTCTCAATCCGGCGCTTGTAAGCTTTGCTGGAACAAAAACCGGATAAGCCATACAGTCAATATTGATTTTCAAGTCAGCCATATTGCTTCTGCAGTTCCATTTCTTGCAGTTTGACTTGACAATGCTTGTGATAGCCGGCATACTGTGTGTTTTAATATTAGCCTCATCAAGCATAGGGAAATTCCACAGGTCTATATTTTTAACAGATTTCGGGATTTCCACATTTTGAATCGGGCAGTTAAACGCACCGCTGTCAATCGTTTCAAGGCCTTCATGCAAAGTCACGGAAGTAAGGCCTGAGTTACTGAAACAGTTTGAAGAGATATATTTAATATTTTCCGGGATGTCTATATACTGTAAGCTTCGGCATCCATTAAACATAGCTCCTGAACTGAATGGCTCGCCAAGGTTAGTAAGCCCTTTTCCAATATCAACATGCATTAGGCATTTGCAGCCATTAAAGGCATGCTGCTCTATTCGTTTTAATGAGTCAGGCATGGATACAGATTCAATCATTGAGTCCGCAAACGCAAATGCTGAAATTACTTCTGTCCCTTCCGGTATGTTTACAGGCTTCGTTCTTCTTCCCGGACATACAAGAAGAGTCTTTCTGTCAGCTGAATATACAATGCCATCAACATCAATATAACCAAGAGACCGTGTCTTCTCTGTCAGCTCTATTGTCTTAGCATAAGTTAGTCCATATTTCGCCAGGGATTTCCTGACGCGTTCATTGTCGTCATCAATGACGATAGTGTCAGCGTTAAGCTGAAGGGCAGAGAGCACTTTCATATCTTTTATTACCGCTTTTTTCAAATGCCGTTTTTCTATAGCATGGCTTACTACGCAATCACGCGGCAAAACGATTTCGTCTGCATCTTCGCTGACATCAACGATTATATTATTGCCAACCATAACGACACCGTTCTTGAAGTCAAGCATGCTGACAGCCGAGCCATCAAAAGCCATGCTGTCAACAAGACTTACATTGTCTGTGTTAATGATATTTGTTGACATACAGCCAGCGAACGCTTTATCTTCAATAAATATAACTTTATTCAGGTCAATCACATCTTCCGGTTTTCTGCAGAACACATTGTACAGAGAGCCGCCTCTTGAAACCAGCATTTGTCCTGAAAGAAATGATTTGTTGTCTGACTCTACATATTTTACATTCGGGAACATAAAATTTGAGAAATGAAGCGATTTTACGCCAGAACCAATATAGATTTTCTCTATATCCGGAAACTGCTTCATACATTTTTCCAGAAAAAACATCACTGCGGTTTCGCCATCCGGACAGATAAACCGAGCTTCCTTAACACCTGGTTCAATATCGATATCACTGATTGAAAGATACCCGCTGCCGCTAAATACATACAGAGATAAGTATGACATACCGTTACCTGTATACCGCCAGCATCTTTTATCGTCATAAGACCTAACCATTTTTTCCATTATTTTTCTTCCTTTCTTTGTGTTGTTTTATTACATTTTTAATATGCTGTATTTTATGGAAAAGAAAAACCGGCTGCCGTAGGCAGCCGTGGTATGTCCTCTATTTTTGTCCCATCTTTTTGGATTTTTGTGAATAGAATTGCTGTTTCTCTGCCTTGCTCATGTTGGGTTTCGTTTTTCTCCGAATCGGTGGAGCAGGAACTTCGTTTCCATGTCCAATAGAATTTGTCATAAGATTATGTCTCCTCTCTTTTTGTATTTTCTTCAGTATGCCGATTTTTGCAACAAAAAAAGAGCCATCTTTTGTCTCTTTTTTTGCATTACCGAATGGCTGCCACCATCACAAAAGCAAACATGGCCATTAAGGCAACAACGCCACCGGCAACCATCGCAAATGTGTCTTTTTTCATTTTCTTTTCCTTCTTCCGTTTTTGTATATCTTACACAAGATTCCAGGAAAAAGCAACAAAAAGGAGCCAGGTTGACTCCCGGCTCCAAGTTCATGCGGCATGTCAGTTAACTTCTACCACCATCGCCCCGCTCTTTTCATAAACCACTTTTCCCATTTTCCTTACTCTATCTTTTACATCCTTTCCGTATTTCTCAACTTCACGCACTCCGCAGAACACGTATTTGATGTTATATTTTTTTATTATCTTTTCCGCATCTTTCGTTCCATCAAAGAATCCATTTATATCTTTTGTCCTCTTCTCAATCCCATTCAGGCTGTCTCTCCACAGCCATTCATGCACTTTCCAACCGGCAGGTGTTGAGATTCCAGTGATAACAGAAACCCTTTCATATGCAGTATAGCTGTCCCCCGGAGCCTCTGCTATTGCTTCTTTTATTTCTTCTTTTTCTGCCTTATCTTTTAACCACAGCAGGACATCTTTTTCATCCGCAAATTCTTCGTTATCCAGATAATTTAGGGCATTCAGCCCGGTCCTTTCCATCGGATTCATCCACGCCCCAAACCATGAACTGGCAGCATTGAAAAAGTACCCGAACAGTAAAATCTGCAAAGCGAGCAGGATGAATGCGGCAATATGTAAAGGCTTTTTTCGGGTTTGCAACAGTGAATACAGAACATATCCACTACACATATTCAGCAAAATAAACGCCTGATAAGTCAGTTTGAACATCGTATTTGCCCGCGAATAAGACCCCTCATAGATATCCCGGACATATACCAGTTCCGGAATGGCGATAAGTCCGATTGCGCAGCAGTACATGATAAACGCAAACACATCTGGAGTCCGGAGTGCTTGCAGGCGTTTTATCAGCCCGCCTTTTGCTTTCAGCCAGCGGTACATTGTCAGGGCAATAAATAGAACTGCCATCGCAACCGGGATACCCCAGAGTATTATCAACTGATGGACTGCCGAGTGATGGCCTGCAACGCCAACGCCCTTAAAGATACTTTTAAAATTCATTGTAAATGGCAGTGCTGCCAGATATCCGGTAATCAAAACGATTCCAAATTGTGAAATTATACGCTTCAGCATTTTAGATTTTCCTGAATGCAGATTTCCAAAGATGATTGTAATTATAATCACAACTGCATAAATGATGTAGTCCCAATAATTCGTAAAATTACATAAGCCCCAGGCTAAGCCGAGCATACACAACTGCGGCAGGCAGAACTTCTTTTTTCCGTTGCTGTTTTCCTTCAAAAAAGCATACAGTAAAGCCGCAATCAGTATGACAATCATGATATTTACCATATGCGCATGCAGGTCACCGAGCACGAATGAATAGCACGGAAACTCATGAATGGTCTTATCGTCAACATCCGGGTTATAACCGATATAGCGTGTTGCATCCGGGAACCAATAAGACGTGCTGTCCACATCAATATCTTTATGCCACGTATAAGAAGTTGTATTCGTTAGGCCAATAGAGATAAAAGGCTTCAGCAGTCCATACACGATATAATGCCCGTTTCCTCCAAACACTACCGCTGCCGCTGACAGCGCAGAAAAAATAACACTCTCTTTTCTGCTTATTTTTTCAAACCTGTCTTTCAGCATTTGTTCTGCGATTCCGAAAATACCCGTGAACATCAGTGCCGGAATCAAAGCCCGCATCATATTATAAGCATATTCTGCCTTCGTTGTTTTCCATAGCATCGTTTTTGCGATAAACGCTGCGTAATACTGCCCGCCGTAGTAATAATTGATACTCTTCCCGGCATACCAGATGTCGTCCGGTGGAAGTTTTGATGTCGTCAGCATCTTTTGCAGGAATCCATAGTCCATAAACTTTTCAGTGCCGTATCCGGAAGGGTTGAACCCGATAAGGTAAGCCCAGAACAGAAATACGACAAAGAAAATCACTTCATATTTTAAGCATCCGGAAAAGCACTGCTTCCAATCTTCCAGGCATCTCTTCTGCTTCTTCCCGACAGCCATACATAGCATGAAATACAGGCAGATTGCAATGATTCCAGTTGTTCTGGTGAACGGCATGTGTAAACAGACTCCTGCAGCCCACATCATAAATCCGGGAATCAGAACCCCGAAAGTCTTGCCAAACGGCAGCAGGCATTTATTCTCTCCAAACACCGCCACCGCCAACGGCATAGAGGCCAGCATCATCAGCAACATATAAAATTCCCACTGCAGGAATATAACTGCATCAGTCCTTCCTAGCAGCAGGAATGTCACCACAGCCGCTGCTGCTATCCCGATGCTTGTTTTAAGTATTTTTTTCTTTTTCTTTTGTGGATTTGCAGACACAGACCTTGTCTGCGCGTTTAGATTGTTCCGCATATTGTCTATCCTTTCTTGAGTATTTTTTTTAGTTGTTTTTTTCGGATACAATATGCTGAAATATTGATAAGGTTTTGGATTTTTGAGGGAAAGACTGCGCAGCGAATAATTACACCCATTGTTTTTTTTGAAATCTCGCCGTTCCGGCTCGTAACCAAGCCTCGCAGAGGCTGACAAGCGAAGCCGTGATACCGCGAGCTATGCTCGCGTGTACCAGACGAGGGCGGGTTTCCCGCCCGTCGATAAGGCTGAGTGCAGTGCACGAATGGGGATTCTGACCCACGTGCGAAGTTAAAACCGAAATATTTGACCCACGGACGACTTTTTATCGGCCGGGGGCTTCCCGTTCTCCGTTAATTATGTTATCCTATATATGCATACGAATAACATGCCAGGTCACTGACAGATTCTAATCCAATCTTTTTGCCAGCGACCTGCACCTCAAAAAAGCAGATAATCGTTTTATAACTTCATATATATTCTTGCATTCCCGCTTTCTTGCTTATACCCATTTTTTTGATAAAAATAAGCTAGTCTATCCATTTCATCTTTTCTTTCATCTTCTTTAACTTTGACAGGATGTTTTATGCCTTCTATATATGAACAATGTAATTGTTTAGCTAATTGGTGTACGTAAAACAATCCGGCGCTCCCAATCCCTTGATTCTCATATATTCTGTCTGTTACATAGTTGTCTCTTAATATCGCAAAATTGCTATTGATAACTTGCGCTTCGCGTTCGTAACCAGACTTCGAGCGGGGATTCAGACCCGCGTGCGAAGCTAAAACTGGAACATTTGACCCGCGGACGATTTTTTGCCGGCCGGGAATTTCCCGTTCTTCGTTGATAGTTAGTACATGCTCTACATAGGCTTCATATACTCTTTGGTCATGTTCCATGAATCCGCATATAGCATATTCGTAGGATATCTGCTCCATGGACTCACGAAGTTTTATTCGGTATTCTAGGAAAAATACAATATGTACGTTTTTTCTTTTCGTTTCGCTTACTCCGCAAAACCTGGGATTTCTTAACGATACCAAATTTTTTGTGTTAAGCTTTTTTTTAATGAAAGCATATTCGTTTGTGCTGCAAATTTTATCAATTTCTTTTAAATCTTTTTTTCCGTAAAACAATTCGTCAAAATCTGGTATTTTAAACATTATTATTCTTCTACAAAGAACCCTACTTCCGCTGCACTTCTCCATATATTTTCCAGTACGCGTCTTCTTTTATCCAAATCCCACATTGGATAACATTGCGGAAGATTACCGCTCTTTTCTTTCCTTTTTTTGCATTCCATTATATCATTCAAAAGGCATTTTTTAAACACCTTTCTTTCTGCGGCATCATCTTGCCCTATTTGTTTTAATCCTCGAAGTCTCCGAAACGCATATCGGTATGGCGTGGAATATCGGTATTCAAAGGGAATCTGGCTAATGGATATCTTGCCGTCCAGAATATCCTTTTCAGCCTGTGTATCATAAGTCCTTCCAAATGGTCTTGAGAAATATCCTTCGTCCTGCATCCTTACTTTGCCTCCTGTTCTATTGTCTTTTTTCGTCTGATTTCATCCAGCGCATATGCCTTTAAAGCGGTATCATCCACTTCATCTAGCATATCTTTCAGGATTTCAGATGTGGCAATGTCTGATTTCATAAGTTTCAGTGCTTCTTCTGTATGTCCAGTCTCCATCATCGCCGGTATAATCTTTTTCCAGTTTTCTTTTATCCTTTCCTCCAAATACTGGTTTGTGTTTTTCCTGGATTCGCAAAGATATAGATACCGAAGCGCTGTCTCCACCTCGCCGGCTATTCGCTTACTGCAATACATACGCAGTTTCCAAGGGCATTTATTTTGTAATGCCTTTTTTGCCATAAGCATGTTATATTGAAAAATGTAATACTTCGGCATATACAGAATGTCATGGGACAGGTGGATTTCCACGATGTCCGATTGGTTCAATTTGCTTGAAATATCAAAATTAGCATCGACAAAAATCCCGCTTAAAAACAACTGCCCAGTAAGCTCAGGTACTTCAATTTTTGTCACATGGTCTATTCCTATGTTGTAAAAACTACTGGTCTTTGTGAACCCTCCCCGCCTAATCCGCTTTCGCGAATATAGACGGGGCTTCCAAACTCCGCATGGGCTTTTGCCCATGCCTGCTACTTTAAGCAGGAATGGATTCCTGACCACAGATACAGCGCAAACTCAGTGACTCTGTCGCGCGGCATTGCCTTCAGCCGGAGCTTCAGGTTTTGCCTTGGATGCGCAAAGTACCGCATAAGCGTTAATTAGTGTGGCCAGGCAGCAGCTGGTCCGTCTGTTGAGTTCTGGAACTTTTGCCAGAACTAACAACTCTTCCTTTACAGAAAGAGATTTAAGAAGTACACGGATGAAGAACCGTGCACCGATATTTTTAGATGCGGAAAGGTCGCAGTTATAGACCTTTCCGGTTGTAAATTTACATAATTCATACGTATTAAATCCTGCATCTTTGCCTCGGAGGACTTTTCCGGAGCCATCATATGCAAGACGTGATGTATTTACAGCACAGATATAAGAAACGCGGATTCCAGTTCTGGCAGCAAGCACCTCAACGCGGCGCTGGATATCGCGCTTTCTCCACAGTGAAAGTTTCTGTTTATTGCCACGTTTCTTTTTCTTCATGTTGAGATGCTCAAAAACAATAACGTCCGCTTTGGATTCCATGGCAAATCTGACAATTTCCACAGCTGTCTTAACGGCGATTGCTTCATTGTAGTTATTTGCCAGCCTCCAGAGCCTCGGTGTCTTGTAATTTCCGTTCTGCTGTGCCTTTTTAATAGTGTTCAGTAATCCATACATACGGTCTTTTTCTACAGGATGGTTGATGAATCGCTGTCCTGTGACAGTTCCGTCTTTATGTACCATTGAGCACACTGCGTCTGTGTTGATTCCCAAGTCTACCCCAATCACAGTCTCAACTTCTTTATCTTTCTTGAATTTCGGAAATTTAGAGCCTGCCATTTCGTAAGAAATGCGGAGTTCATACCTGTGATTGCGTTTTACAAGAACCGGAGCAGAAGCCTTCCATGCTTTCATATGGTTGTAAGCATACATAAAATCACAGTCACGTATTACAAATGCTTCCCAAATCCAGTCCTTGCCATTATATAATTTCAGGCTTACGATATTTGTTCCTTCACTGTCAAGAAATGTGTTATTTCTGTAAAAGCACGGCATTGTGTTCTGATTTCGGTTCAGATGTGGTCTGCGGCCATGCTTTCCGCCATCTTCCCATTTCTGTAACTGGGAGCGATAAGACAGAATCAGTCCGACTGCAGTGTTGATTGCGTCCCGTCTGAGATAGCTTGGAAATTTGTAGAATTCATCATCGAAATGCTTATATACCGCATCATTATTTGCCGTGGAGTGGATTAACCGTTCTATTTTCTGTTGTCTCCTCTGCTGTGCTGAAATAATAACTTTTCCGTCATCGCCTGTTATATTGTCAAGAGATTTCAATTCGTCGTAATGACGTACTGCAATAGCAGAGATATAATGTACGGCATTGCGATAAATTGTAATCGTCTTATCGAAAACATGATATGCTTCTGTGATTTTTAATCCATATGATACAGTCGCCATACATTGATACCTCCTTGCTGTAAATTTCTTATATATCTAATATGCCGGATTTTTTAAAGTTTTGTCGTTTTTTGCGAAAAAAAATACAAATTTCACTTTATTGGATTCACAAAACAGCACTTACCCCGCCTAAACGCCAGACATGACGTTTTTAGATGCCTGACGCTATAGACGGGGTGTGCGTGCATTGCTGTTCTAGTTTTTATTTAATCAATGACTCGGGCAATGATATTTCTTTCAGATTGCTACAATGTCCGAAAGCCATTGAACCTATCTGTTCCAGTCCTTCCGGAAGCGTGATTTTTTCAAGTCCGCTATCATAAAATGTTAATTTTCCGATTTCTTTGACTTGGCTTGGAATTACCACTTCATGCAGTCTATCGCAGCCCGTAAAAATCTCCCCTAAAATGGTACCTCCGCCAATATCCTTGATTCCTTTTCCAAAATCTACATGGTTTAATTTTCTACAGTCCCGAAACGCTCTATCTGCAATTGCGACTATAGAATCCGGAAATTCTACAGATTCAATCTCACAAAACTGAAAAGCGCCATAAGCGATTGCCAATGTCCCTTCTGCAACCTTGACATGTCCGGTCCTTCCAATCGGACATCGGATGACTTCTTGTGGCGACCTGGAATATAAGATGCCGTTTATTGTAAAATAATCTTCATCTTCATACTCAATGTGCTCGATAAACGGATTCTCCAGTATTTGTTCCAGCTCCGTCCTTGATAACTCGCCAGCAAAGCTGGACTCGTTACCTGATTTCGAACGGGGATTCAGGCCCGCGTGCGAAGTTAGAATCGGAATATTTGACCCGCGGACGATATTATCGGCCGGGGACTCCCCGTTCTTCGTTGAAATCTTCTCATTTTGGACCACCATACAGGTACCCGACGTCTTCAGCTCTTCTTTTTTGTCTGTTGTAGCCATTTTTCTCTCCCTTCTTTGTATCTTGCTTTTTGTTTCCAATATACTATACAGTATGCAGGAAAACGTTGCCGATTTGTCTTTTTCCAGGCAGTAGAATTCCATTGCTGTAAATTTCACCATTCATGAAATATCTTATTTTTTGCGGCTCATTTTTCCTGCATATTACATTTGTCTTAAATATTTGCAAACCATATATATATGTTGTAAAATATATATATAAGCAAAAAAAAATTATACAAGGAGGGAAAATATTTATGATAGAGAAACTTAACAAGACTCGGCTGCGGAACGGCCTGCTTGTCGTCCTGCTGGCCATCACACTGATTGTCCCGGCAGTCTTTCAGGCCACCACCCCGGCGGCCTCCAAGCGAACGCCCGCAAGACCGGCGATTACGAGAGTAACTGCCACGAAGAACTCGGCAACCGTTACCTGGAAGAAGTCCAAGTATGCCACTTCTTACCGGATTTATTACAAACAGGCCGGTGCGAAGAAGTGGACCACGCTGGCAACTATCAGCAGCAAAAAACTGAAGTACACTCACAAGTCTTCCAGAAAGCATCCGCTCAAGGGTGGCAAAAAATACGCTTACATAGTTAGGGCATACAATAAGTATGGCCGGAAGTGGAGCTCTTACGATACAAAAGGCAAGACCGTCACCATCCCAGCCGTGCCGTCTATTGTAAAAACCCGCGTGAAAGCGAACAACTATAAGCAGACTACTGTGACTTGGACAAAATCCATCAATGCTACGAACTACCTGGTTTATTACCGCTCCGCTGACACCACAAAGTGGACCAGGATTGCGAACGTCAGTTCAAAGACCCTGAAATACCTTCACAAGTCCAGCAGCAAGTACCCGGTTGAAGCCGGAAGAACTTACTACTATATGGTAAGAGGTTATAACAAGACATATAAGACTTACGGCAGTTATAACAAAGCAGGAATGCAGGTTGTCATTCCAGAGAAACCGGCTGCAACGCCTACTGCCGTTCCGACAGTTGAGCCGACGGCAACGCCGAAGCCGACACAGAAACCGAAGCCTACGGCAACACCAAAGCCGACAGCAACACCAAAACCAACGGCTACTCCGAAACCCACACAGAAGCCAAAACCTACCGCGACACCAACCCCAGACCCGGACAGCCCGTCTGAGATTAACAAAAAAATCAAAGAGGTAGTTAAGCTGACAAATCAGGTCAGGGTTAAGCATGGTTCAGCAGCTGTTGTTGAAGATGCCGCTCTTGATGCCGGTGCAGCGGTCAGGGCGAAGGAGATTTCTACGAAGTTCAGTCATGAAAGACCAGATGGAAGCAATCCTAGTACAGCTTATTTTGCCGCAGGTGCTGGTAATATCCTCTTGGAAAATATCACAACCGGTGATACGCCTAAGCGTGCGGTATATTTATGGGAGAACAGCCGTGGTCATCTTTATGCAATGATTGACAAAGAAGCGACCCATATCGGTGTTGGCGTTTATAAGAACTTCTGGGTGCAGATTTTCGCAAAGAACCCAAGTCAGAAGTATACTTTGACATTATATGCAAACGGTGGCACGTTCCCGAGTAAAGGCGGCGTAGAGAAGTTTGAGATGAGTGTTCCGGCCAATGCAGATATCAAGCTGTCAACCATTGACATCCCGGAAAAAGAAGGCAGCAGGTTTATAGGGTGGACGGAGATTGATGACAGATATAACTTCGAAGGTGGTTTAATGGATTTGGATTACATTAAAAACAATAACCTTCACATGCCTGAGAATACAACGTTAAAGGCCAATTGGGCAGATACTTCCGATTCTTCAAATTAAACGATACAATTTAAGCTCTCCCAACCTTTCCGGTTGGGAGAGCTTTTTTTTGAAATCTTTTTTATGTTTTTTTATTCTTTTTAATAATTAACGGACAGGGAAAACTGCGGCCAGGCTTGTTGCCAGGGAAGGAATGTTGCAAGCAGCCCGACCCGAACGGTCATGTTTTTCGTCGGTTCGAAGGTTGCTGGGTATGTACGGGGAATCGGAAATCCTATCCACGTTCTGCACTCCGGCTCCGACTTCGTCGTCGCTTGTCAGTCCTTACGGGCCTGGGTTCTCACCGAATCATTTTTTAATATAGTTTATTTATCACAACCTCTATTTTAGGCAAACACATTGTGTAAAATATATTGTATGTGAGAAAGTCAGAATAGTAGGCGGCTGCCTTCTCCTGAAGATTTTATCTAAGGAACAAAGGAGGCGATTAGCAGGAAAGCTACAGTATTGCTCTTGTATTTACTGTATGACTGCGTGAAGTTTCTTTACAAAGTCGGAGTTAAGACAGACAAAAAAAGCCGCCAACTACTCCCAATAGTTGACGACATCTTTAGTATTACATAATTTGAAAATGTGAACTACCCACCACTTGCTCGCGCTGAAGTGGGGGCTTCTGGTCTAAGACCATCTTTTTTCCTGCCAACGAAGAACGTAGAATTACGTTCGAAGTCTGGTAATAAGCCCTGCTGCAAAGCAGGCGAATTATCAATGTTGCACAGGCAAGCCCCGGTGTTCCACCGGTTGGGTTCGATATATAGGTAATCAGGCCGCAGCCTGTTTTTCTTCAATTAGTGTCTTGAAATAGTTTAGGAAGATACGTTTTCCTTCTTCTCTGATGTTGATTGCAGCATTCCAGTCTCTGTCAATAGTGAACCCGCATTCTTCACAAACATATGTACGTTCATCAAGATTGATTTTCTGAACATGTCCGCAATGGCTGCATGTTTTAGTAGAAGCAAACCATCGGTCAACTTTAACAAGGCATGAGCCTTTTTGCTCGAGTTTATATGCAAGCATAGTTCTGAACATTCCAAAACCATTATCATGCAGATTCTTGCCAAGCTTTAATGCCCCACCTATTGCCCGTAGGTCAATATCTTCAACGGCAATTACATCATATTTTCTTACAAGCCTGGTGCTTTCCTGCTGCAGGAAATCATTACGCTGATTCTTAATCTTAGAGTGGAGCTTCTGAATCTTAACCTGCAACTTTGCGTAATTACTGCTACCCTTTTGCTTCTTTGCCAAACGCGTCTGAAGCTTACCGAGCTTCTCTTCTGATTTTCTGTAATAGTGCGGGTAATTGGCTTTCTTACCATCACTATCTACATAAAAATCATGCTGAGAGTAATCCAATCCAAGAAACATAAGGTTTTCTGAAAGCGTTCCACCGGTTATAGCAAGGTTTCGTAAATCCATTTCCATCTGCATCACATAACTAAAAGCAATGCTTGCATAGAAATGGCCATCAGTATCAAGATTTAATGTGACATTACAGATATGAGCGTTTTCTGGAAGGTTTCGGTGGATAATCAGTTTTATTCCTTTCTTCATTTTAGGTACATACAAAATATCACCGGCAAGCCTTACGGTTGCGTTTTTCAAGGTATTTGACTCGCTTGGATACTGAGCTACAGTGCGGTATGAATTATATCCTCTTACCTTTGCGTGAAACTTAGGCATACCCTTAAGGCCTCTGAATGACAGAGATTCGGTTCCGGATTCACTTCTCCTGATAGCTCGTTTTGTATAAGTTGTGTGGTCGCATTTTGTGATATATTTCTCCCATGCGCTTTTAAAATCCATTATTGAATTTGAAAGTCCCTGGGCGTCTGCTTTTTTCAGGTATTCAAATTCTTTCTTCAGGTCTGTGATTTTTGGAAATTTAACGCCAGGAATATCATCTCCTGCCTGATATCCAGCTTTTTCCAGCTGTGCGTAAAGGCTGTCTACACATAGATTATATACTTTGCGGTTGCATCCAAAATTCTGTTTTAAAAAATCAAATACTTCTTTATCATTCTTATCACTGACACGGTATTTCTGTGCCATATGCACTTCTACTGCTGTCTGCATGTAGTCACCTCCTTTTTTATCTGTACATATTTAATATGCCGAATTTTTCGAAAAGGAGTAATTTTATGCGGATTTTTTACAAAAAAAAATCACGCCGAGTAGCGTGAATTTAAAAGTCGCAATGCGATATCCTTATGTATTTAAAGAACAAAAAATGGAATTCATCTCATTTCCTATAGAGGAAGGAGTATTCTTCCTGTATTATTGATAAAGAAATTCTTAAAATGGTTGCTGCCAGAAACAATCGTTATACTGTACCAGGTGGTAAATAAAAATATTTTCGTTTTTTCACCATTTTATACATACGCTTATTTAGGAATAATACTTGATTTTTTAGCGGGGTTCCTTCTATTGTGTCGCAGCATATGCCAATTATTCCATTACGTAATACCTCTACCGAATGAATCTTTGTCACATACACTTTTAATTTCATACCATATCTCCTCCTTATCACATTTACACAAGAAGCGCACGTTTCCGTGCGCTTCTCTTCTTATCTTTTATTTCTTTTTTTTCTCTCACTTTCGTGGCTATCCATTTTCAGTTACTTCCTGCGTCTCTTCTGTTTCCGAGAATTTAACATCCTCTTCTTCCTGGTATCCATCAGGATTAATCCAGTTCCAAGAACCGCAAGTGTGCCAAATCCGATAATACCGTACTTCCAGTCTCCTGCTCCACCAGACATCGGCATCTTGAACGTCGCAGAGTTTACTACCTCAAAGGTGCAGTCATAGAACTGCCACTTGTTCGTGGCCGCATCCCATGTTGCTTTTGAAGTGTCTGCTTTGTTCTTCACAGCCTCTTCTTTTGTCATTGTGATTGGAAGCGTTACAGTAATCGGGTCTTTCAGGAGTGTATGTCCTGAAGTTGTTTTTGTTTCTGTTATCTGATACTCGCCCTGGTCAAGGTTATCAAATACAACATATCCATTTGCGTCTGTTGTTCCGGTCGTAGTTCCGCCAACTTTCAGCAGTCTGGTGAATCCATCTCGTGCTGTCGTAAGTTTCTCTGCTTCCTTTATGAACTTCAGTTCAAAGGTTACACCTTTCAGAGGTGTTTTTCCGTCAACATCATACTTGCGGATAGTAATCTTACACGGTTTCAGCTTATTGATTGCCTCAAGTGTCATCGTCGCATTCGCTCCGGTCGCCAGATATTTTGGCGTGCTGTCAACAATATATTGTCCAGAAGCCTTAATCTCTGTTATCTTGAGTTTTCCGCCGATTGGGATGACTACTTTTCCGTTGTATGTATAAAAACTGTCGCTCTTATATGCTGTGTCTGTGTTCAGGTGGGTATTATCCATCTTTACGATACCGCTCGAATCAGACGTCAGATACCAGGTTTTCTTTGTCGTGTTATCGCTGTCAACAAATTCCACTTTAAATAATACACCATTGATTACATTATTTTTTTCACTTTTTTTCGTGATTTGGAATTCATTTTTTGTGAATACAGGGTCATCGCTGAATGTTACTGTAAGGTCCTTGCTTGCGTCATTCGGCATCGTAACCTTAAGCTTCTGTGAAGCCGGTGTTGATATCGCATGTCCGGCAGGTGCCTTTGTCTCAGTGATTGTGTATTCAGCAGTCTTATTCGGAAGTTCTAACGAATTAGAGATTCCTTTTGCATTTGTTTTTAAAGTTCCTTTGAATGAGCCGCCGTCCGTGATGGAGAATTCAGCCCCTTCAAGTGAGTATCCGCTTAAACCGAGGATTTCGGAAGCGGCTTTTGATTCCTTGTGTACGGTTACGGTGAGTGGCTTAACCGGCTCGTTTATGATGCCGGATTCTGCACCGAATATCTTGACTTCGCCATATTCATCGTTGTTGGTATCATATCCCTTTCTCGTCCAGGTCTGTTCATAAACAGTATCGGAAAGTTTATAGAACTCAGGGGCCTTTGTCTCTTTACAATACAATTTGTACTGTGAAGCCTGTCCGTTGCCATCAATGCTCTCCGTTTTCAGGAACGCTTCATCAGACCAGCCGTCGCTTTTTGTCACCAGTTTTGCAAGTGCTTTTGTACATGCCTTATCGGCGTAAACGGTAAACTCAGCCTTTGCAAGCGGGTTGCCTTTCATGTCAACCTTCTTTACTTTGAACTGGAGCCTCCAGTTTGTCGGGTCGTTCGGGATACCGTCAATCGGTCCGAATGGTTTTACTTCGCCAACGGTTGTGTCGGTCTCGCCTCCATCCTCTTCGTCTCCTTCGCTCGTATCCGCGTTGTCTTCTGCCTGCTGTTCCTGTTCTGCTTTCTTTTTGAGTTCCTCATACTGTGCGCGGTACCACGTCTGTTTGTACACGGTGTTTGAGAGTCTATAGCCTGATGGGGCTTTTGTCTCTTTACAGTATAATGTTACAGAAACGTTTTTCCATGGCACGTCATAAGACATTGTGTCTGACATACCACCATCGCCAGTTGTTAGGTCTCCTATGTAAGATGCATTGCTGCAGTTCTCATCAGAGTATACTCCAAACACTGCACCTGCCAGCGGTTTCTTGAAACGGCTTACCTTTTTGATGTTCATCATGACTGTCCATGCTGAGTTATCGTTCACGATACCTGTTGCCGGACCAAAAGGCTTAACCTCTCCGGTATCCGTATTTGCAGAAGCCGTATAATCTTTATAGTTCCATGTCTGCGGGTGTACCGTATTATCAATACTATATCCCTCCGGGGCTTTCAGTTCCTTACAGTACAGGGTCACTGACTGTTTAGAGTACCCTGGGTTATATGGTATTGTGTCAGTAAGTCCTTCGTCGTTGGTTTCCAGTTCCTGGATTTTGGATGCTTCGCTGCAGCTGCTGTCTGTATAGACGCCAAACACTGCACCGGCAAGCGGGTTTCCGTTATTGTCTACCTTTTTTACGTAGTAACTAAATGTCCATAAGGTCTCCGGGTCAACGACTCCTGTCTCCGGTCCGAAATACTTCGTTTTTCCGATGGTCTCCTGTGATGACGGGATGGTATTGAACTCGTCATATGTCCACGTCTGTTCGAAGATATCGTCATTGATAGTATAACCTTCCGGTGCCGATATCTCCTTGCAATAATATGTTACGGATTTGGTATTGATATCTGCTTTAAGTGTCTTTAAAGGTGTCAGACCATCCGCTCCGGTCTTTAGTGTGAACAGTGCATTGTCTTCCGATTCTGCGTCATCTTTACTTACGTAAATACTGAACACGGCTCCGGCAAGCGGTTTTCCTTTGTCGTCTACTTTCTTTACCTGCATGGAATAATTCCAGCCGGTCTTTTTGTTTACGATTCCTGTCTTATCTCCAAATGTCTGGAGTTCGCCAGGCGTGTTCTCGTTTTTTGCTTTTAAGGCATCGTAGTCTGCCTTAGTGAACGTCTTTGTATAGATTGTGTCTGACAGCGCATATCCTGGAGGAGATACGATTTCACGGCAGTACAGTGTATAAGAAGATATGTCTCCGTTCAATAACCCTGACGTATATGTATCCGTGTAGCCGTCGGCCTTGGTTTCTAACCTGGCAATTTTATTTTGTTTTAACTTTGCGTCTGCTTCTGTTAGATAAAAATCAAACACAGCCCCGGCCAGAGGCTTGCCATCCTCGTCTACCTTAAATGCTCTTGCGCGGACTTGCCACGATTCCTCCGTCTCATCATTCTTCACTATCAGCCCTGTATTTGACAACTTGGCTACAGGATTTGTCCATGTGTTATACTTCTCATTTTTATCTGGCGCAGAGATGTTCAGTGTTCGCGGTGTTGAATCACGGTTATATCCATCGGGGGCCATGACCTCCTGCACTTTTATCGTACATACCGGCAGATAATAATTACCTGTCTTTGTATCCTGGAACAGTGCCGAACTCTTGCCTTTGTATTTTGCCTTCGCCTCGACGCTGGCACTTGTACTGTAATCTACCAGATGGTTTTTGTCATATTTAAGCTCGCCATCCTTATCAGAAACGAAATACCAGGTGTACTTGACTTTATAATCAGCCCCACCGAGGTCGCTGTAATTCATCTTGAATACGGCACCTGCCAGGGCATTTCCGTTTGCATCTTGCTTTCTCAGGACTCTTCCTGACCAGTGGAACGGGATATCGCGCACATAACCATCGCCAGACATTCTCGTTTTATTGGTCCTTTCTGAAACCGGTACAGCGCTGGATACATCTACTGATTTTCCGGCCTTCACACTTACCGGTCCATAGACATACTCAATATTGCTTGCCGTTCCGCTAATACGTCCGGTCTCTTTTACGTAATAGGTTCCGGCCCACAGTTTGACGCTTCCAACGGCAGTTTCTACCTTGCCTTTGTTGATACTGATTACTGCGTTATGTCCGGCTGTGTTTTTTGCTACCTTTGTGCATCCCTTGTTTGTGTAAACGGTAAACGTTGTTTCCATGTTTCCGATTCTGGTAGTCCTCTTTGCGATAGAGAACATATCCAGACGTTTCTTTACCGTCAGTGTTCCAGGGTTTGGTGGTTCCGTTGATGTCACATTACTTGTCGAACCTGCACCGATTGTTACCTTATGCACGGTCTTATCAAGGCCATAACCCAGGGATGGAGCCGTCTCTTTTATATAGTATGTTCCGGTGTTCAGGCTGACAACGACTTTTGCGTTTGTTCCGGTCCGGATTGTCTTTACGAGTTTCTTGCATCCGCTGTCGGAATAGATTCCATACTTGGCGCCGCTCAGTTTGTAGCTTGCATTTCCGGATACGCCGCTTGCGTTTCCAGACACTTTTGTCAGTTGGAGCTTTCCGGTTGAAGGCTTCAGCAGGACTTTGTATAATCCAAAACCATGCTGGCCAGCAAATTTACTGGTGTACATAGCGAATACTGCGTAAGGTGTTGATGCTGTCTTGTTTACTTCTACCACACGGGCACGGACTTTTGCTTCATACCATCCACTGGTTGGCTTTGAAGAGTCAAATCCGGGTGTCATATGTCCCGCTGCGAGTGTGGCTTCCGTACATTCCATCGCCATGTTTGTTTCCCACTGGTATTCATTGAACTTGACATCTGCACAGCTGATACTTGGCAGTTTGATGATGAACGGATAGATGGCTCCCTTTACCGGGGTATATACCTGACCGTTCTGTAAGAACTGGTCATTCGTAAGGTTTCCATATGATACATAATCAAGCAGTACTGTTACATAATGTTCGCTTCCTCCGGCATTGTTACGGTACGCCGGCACCGTGTTTCCCTGCTTCAGTCCGGCCTGTGGGTCTGATTCGGCTGCATCCGGGTAAATGACGTAACTTGAAGACTCAAAAACATATCCACGTTTTAATTTATCCAGATTTGCGGTTATCACTGCGTTTGTTACCGGCTGCATGTCGGCCATAGAATAGCCTGCTGCGACCATACCTGGCTCCACATCCGGTGCATCTTTATCTTTTACTGCCTGCACCCATACAGACTGTACGACTGCAGAAGACATACCGAGTGTCATCATACCAGTTGTCGGTGAATATGCATAGTATGTTCCATCAAGCGGGAATCCGTTGACAGATACCATCATGGTATTGACATCCATATTCTTTCCGACCTGCACAGTCATCCTCTGGTTCATGATATCTGCGCCGCTGAATGCGGATTCGGTATCACCGTCAGTCTCTTCTGTCGTCGCGATAACGGAAGAGTTCCATGCGCTGTTGACGTCATATCCCTCGATAGAATATAAAATCTGTGTCTGAAGGTACTGTACATAATACTTGCCGTCTTCTCCATAAAATGCTGTTTTCGGGATATACAACAGTCCGGAATCCTTATCGTAATGGATTCCTTCGATTTCGTCACCGCTGACATCGTTCCTTGCCACTGCCAGGTCAACGACAGAAGCCCTCTTATCGTTATGCATCACATCAGCGAACGCAACGAAGTAATCGCTGTCCTTTCCGAGCTGATAAACCGGCACATAACCAGTCTGCTGGAACAGGAACCGGAAATCGTCTCCAGACATCATTGATTCAATCGTTTCGTTCTTATGTATCTGGTCTGCAGATGCGATTGTGGCATCCACATCCATGACATTCACCATGGAAAGTTTGGAAGGCTCGCCTTCGCCAACATAAGATTTATCTGCATGTTCTTTTACATATTTCTCAATGATTGGGTCATAAATCGTGTCATTGTCTTTTGATGTCGCAATGTCTTTATCTACAACGTCAATATCCGTATTGATATTTGCAACGCCGTTAAACAAGAGCCCTGTCTTATCGTTTGCTGCTTTATCCAGTCCATTCTTAGAGATATATCCGCTGAATTTTGCAGCGGCCTCTGAGGTAGAACCGGCAACTGCATAATAATCAATCGTCGTACCGTAGTTAGAGCCGGCGATTCTCACGCCGTCCTTTGTTGCCGCGCCGATGATATAAGCGTCATCGATTGCGCCAGGCACATATCCGGATGCGTCTTTTCCGTCATTTCCTGCTGCACCTACAACAGTGATTCCAGAATCAATCGCTTTCTGTATCTCTGTTTCAAGTACACTTGATGCAAGCGTTTTTGGAGAATACATTGACAGGTTGATGATATCCACTTCTGAGTTGATAGCATATTCAACCGCTGAGACAACAGCGGAATAAGTACCGAATCCGTCATTTCCAAGAGCACGGATTGAGAGAATCTTTGCTTCCGGGTCCTGTGATACAATATCGTTTACCATATCATCGCCATGTGTGCCTCCATTGAGGACATCATCAATCAATGATACCCGGTCAATCACATTGCTGCTCTCTGCTGCACCGGTATCAATCAGCGCAATGACCTTGTTTGCTGTATCGTCGCTGTAGACTGTGGCTTTTGAAGAACTTTCTTCTGTATTCAGCGCAGCGACTGCGTTGTCGTCTTTTGTCATCGCTCCTGTCGTCGCTTCTGTTTCACCAGCAGTCGTTGCTTCTCCGGCCCCAGCGACATTCTCACTTGCTGCTACAATCTTTGCGTCCGGTTCTACTGCGTCCACGTGCTCTTTGTAGTAGCTGTACGCCGTCATTGCCTGCTCAGCACTTTCATACTGGAGCAGGTAGATATCACCATAAGAACCAATCATATGCTCCTTGTCAATGATATCATTTTCATCGTCCGTCATGACCAGCAGACGCGCGGAAGAGAAGTCATCCTTGTTTAATCCGCCTTCGGCATCTGATGTATCAGTGAAATGCTCAGCGGTGTCCGTATCGGTGGTATCTGTTTCAGTAGAATCTGCTTCAGCATCCTCTTCTGTCACATCTCCAGCATCTTCTTCTGTTATTCCTGCTTCGGAACTGTCTTCGGCATCAGCCTCATTTTCAACCGAGTCCGTATTATCTGCTGTTTCAGCCGTGCTGTCGTCAGCCGTGTCTGCGGTATCCTCATTATCCGAGGCTTTATCCTCATCTGTTTCTGCATCGTTGCTGTTTTCGTCTGTGCCTATTTCAGTCTGAGTCTGGCCATTAGGTGAAACGTAAACATTGTTGTTGACCGTCAGGTCTCCGGCGCTGTCACTGCTGTCTTTTGCATCCGCATCAGTGCTGCTGCTATCGGCAGTCTTTTCGTTCCCATCTGTTTTTTCAGTTTTATCTGTTGATTCGTCCACCGTCAGGTCACCCGTCTCGGCAGAGTCCTTTGTTTCTGTCTTTCCGTCCTCTTTTACTTCTTCTTTTTCAAATTCGACCTTAACGGTCACGTTTGAATCCATAAATACCGGATATTCAAATTCCCCGGTAATTCCATCGGTCTTTTCATCAAAACCGGAATCTTTTTCCGTATCTCCTTCAACTATATCGTAAAGTTTCAAGATATATCCTTCATCTGCATCTGCCTTCACATTTGTTACACTGTCTGCTTTTACTTCGTAAGCATATGTATAACTGTTTTTTGCTGCATCTTCGCTTGACACGAGGATATCGTCTTTGTCGTAAACATCAATCCGCATTTCATCGGTCTTTCCGTCGTCGGATTTATGATTAGCCAGCTTCACGGTCTGCTCGTCATCTTCATTCTCATCGATGACAACTTTACCGCCGGATGTCTTCAGGTTTATAAGCAGAAACTTTGTCTCTGCATCCTTTTCAGTCTCTGTGCTGTCTGAATCGGTGCTGATAATTGTCTTAGTCTCACCCTGGCTGGCATCTGTCGTTGTTTCTGTAACAGTATCCATTCCGTTCACATCTGCGGCATAAGTCAATACCGGAGATGCAATCGTTGTTGCAGCAGTAACCGTAGCAAGCATGCTTGATGCGATTTTTGCCGCGATAGAACGTGAAGATACTTTTTTCTTTCTTCTCCGGTCCGGAGGGTTATAGCATTTTTTGTCTTTCATTTTTTAGTCTCCTTTTTATGATTTAAACTGCATACGCAGTCGTTGCTTCATTACAAAAAGGATTCCTATGGCTTGTTCATTAATGATTGAAAAAACACGGCCACTTTCTGGCTTTGCATCCAATCTTGTTGTTGAATCGGCATTTTAATTCACCTCCATTTTCGCAGTTATTCAGTTGTCAGGTGCTATATCTCCAAAGCAATACGCTTTTTTTCAAGATACTAGTTTGCGGTGTACCGCAATCAGGGCTAAAGTCTTACGCCCTATATTTAATATGCAAAATAAAAAAAATTTCGGAATGTTTTTTTAAAAAGATTTTTTAGGATTTAAAGCGGGAATCCTCGGTTATTCTATATCCGAGATGAAAACGCATAAAAAATAAAAATATCGTATACGACTTTTTTATCTCCGCATCTCATGCGGAGATTTTTTTTCGCAAAATTTTATATTTTATCACAAATTTGGTATATTAAATATAAATAAGAAATTCAAGGAAGGAGGAATCTATATACTGCTATCACAAAAAACAACTATCAAATTAAATAACGCAGAATCTAATATCATTGGGCATATGTGCTATGCAGCATATAAACTTTGGAATGTCTGTAACTATGAGCGACAGAATTACAAAGGCTTATCACTGCCAGTAAAATATCCTGACTGGTATTATCAGAAGTCTGCGCACAAGGATGGTTTGTGGTTTAAACAGCTTCCGTCGCAAACAGCACAGGAAATATGCAAGCAACTGGATAAGGCCTGGAAGTCTTTTTATTCCCTGAAGAAATCAGGAGGCATTGATGACCCTAAACCGCCACGTTTTAAACATGACAATATCGCCATTACTTATATGCAGAATGGGATTGTGCATGAGCCCGGAAGCGACACCATAAGGCTCTCCATCGCCAGGAATCTCAGGAAATACATGTCTGAAACTTACCAAATCAACGATACTTTCCTTTACCTTAAAAACCGTATTTTTAAGGACGTTGATATGATAAAACAGATAAAATTGTATCCGCCTGAGAATGGGGTATGTGCAGTCATTGTTGTCTATGAAATTCCAGATGAGGATATGCTGTCAGATAATGGCCGGTATCTGTCCATTGACCTTGGTGTCCACAACCTGATGACCTGTTACGACAGCACATCTGAAAAGGCCAATACTTTTATCATTGGACGAAAATACCTTTCTATTTGTAGATATTACGATAAAGAGATTGCAAGGATACAGTCCCAGTGGGCAAGAACTCAGGCGGAGCATGGAGTAAAATATCCGAAATTATCCAAACACGCCCAGAAGCTATATCGTGATAAACGAAACCGTATCCATGATTATCTCCATAAAGTCACACGCTGCATGACCATGTATTGCAAACAGCACGACATCCACACAGTCATCATTGGCGATTGGACCAATATACGAAAAGACAAGGACTTTGGAGATAAGACGAATCAGAAACTCCACAGCCTGCCATTTAAACAACTGACAAACATGCTGGCTTATAAACTGGCTTTGGAAGGAATCCGCCTGGAAGTAATCAGCGAAGCATATTCCAGTCAGACAAGTCCATTGGCTCCAGATGTCAGCTGGAGATATGCGAAAAAGTCGAATCGTGTGGAGCGTGGATTATACATAGATAATGATTTTGTCTGGAATGCAGATTGCGTTGGAGCATTCAACATATTGCGACTTTATCTGAAACAAAAAGAGATAGACCTGACATTTGATGCCAAATCTATCTCACATCCTTATGTTTTAAAGGTAGCTGCGTAAAAAACAGTAGTGGTGGTATGGACCCACCCTGAATCTACGGGGCCCAGGCTCCGCACATCAGATGCTCGGTAATTTAATTGCCAAGTAGTTCACTCTCTTCTAACATGCTATCAGGTCATCAGCATTTTTGATGATAATCTTATCATGTACATCATTAGCAGAAATCAGCACCTCAGATTCATTCCGCCTGGAAAAATATGCTAAAACATCTTTTTTGTATGCAATGCCTTTAATGATGTATCCATCTTCTCCAAATCTTTTTGAAAACCATTCGGCACCATCAAGCTCTCTGGTCCACGACATTCCCTCCGGATTTCTTCCAATTGCAACACCACGATATACAACAAATGAGTCAGGAAGACATAAGTATGTGTCATATTCCTCACAATTCATTAACGCTTCTTTTGGACACTGTTTAAACCATTTCGCAGATAGCGATACCGGTACATTTACATCTCCGTTTGGGTTTTCCTCTTCAACCCAGGCCTCTGAAAGAACCTTTGCAAAATCATTAGCTGACCAGAAGCGCCGGCTGAACTTGAGAAAAGTTAAATAATATGAAGGACGGAATATATACATCAGCATAAGTGGTTCTTCTGTCTTATCTATTTTCTGTTCATATGCGGCGCAGGCTTCCTTAAATGCTCCTTCTGAATCTTTGATATTGATAATTTTTTCATTGTCAAACCAATATGGCGATTGGAATACTGGATGATTTACAATGAAGTCAAACTCTGTTTCCGCAATCGGGAGGTAAAGCATCATTCTTGCCACATCCTTCAATCCGTTAATATCTGTTGTTTTTCTCATGATTTAATCCCCTTTCTTTTTGTTTGTTAAAAGAAATATGCTGGATTTTATATCGTTCAGAAAAGTGTATATCTATACATATACTTTTTTCATTGTTCAAAAAGATGCAAAAATATAAACAACATTTTGGTAGGATTAATTCTGGTAATCTTGCTTTACCAGAATGAGATTTTGGTTTTTTTGATATCCCAATAAATAAAAAATGAATGAAAAAAAATTAAAGTGACAACTTGAGATAAATTGCTTTTTTTGTTTTTTTTCTTTGTTCTTTTTATTTTCTTTCACATTATTCCACATTCCATTTTGATTTCTCACTAAATATTTAATCCAAAGTTTCAAAAAATAAGCGTTCACGCATGTTTGAAACGATTTTATGCCTGCTGCCGGTTGGTTTTCTTTTAGCACGGCCCAGACGCCCTTCGCCGCCTGACGGCGCCTTCGGGCTACGTCCATCTAATAACCTTTTTCTAAAAGTGGAAACCCTTCTGAAATATCTTTTTTAATATCTTTTTTAATATTTTTCTGTTTTGTTTGCTTTTTTTGTTTTATTTTTTTATTTTTTTGTTTTGTTCTTGTAAAATATCCATTTTTTCTATCTTTTTAATTTGAAAATAGAATTTGTATATTTATCTTTATTTACCCTTTGCTTTTCTTTATTTTTCTTTTGCTTTTTATCGACGTGCGGGGAAAACCACGGTTTACGAAAACATTTTTCTTGTTTCTACAAATTCTTTTATTTTTATATTTTTTCTGTTTTCTTTTGTTCTGCGGTTGCCTCTTTGTTCTTTAGCCTAATGAAATTGGGGTGGATACTTATTACTTTTTCTTTTGCACGATTTTTCTTCCTGTTTTGTCTTGTGAAGTATTTTTCTTAACTGCCACCTTTGTCTGTCGTTTGGGCTTACGAAGAAAAAGAGGTGCAAAAAATATATGGCTGAAGACGGTGAAGGCGGGAGAGGGGTATTTCTGTGAGTATACCTGCTGCGGAAGAATGCCGGCAAAATTGGGAGAGGAGGAAAATAGCGTATGCATGTGTATACATAAAACCACCGAAAAAATATGCCGGCAAATGTATGCATTTTTTGAAATATGGCCTGCCCGCTGGGAAGGCTTTTTGTGTGTGCACGCATGTGTGTACATTTTAAGTATCCTGCCGGCAGCAGCCTGCAAAAAAAAGTGGGCAACATAGTGTATGCACTTCTCTTTCTTATACATCCGCTTTAGATATGCATTTTTATATATAAATACGCAGCCTTGTATATACACTTCTAACAACAAAATACACACATAAAGATATACATAAAAAAATATACAACGTCCAGCAAGCATATGCACTTTGTGAAATTAAATATATACGCAAGGGTATACATAAAAAAAGAATGTGCATGCAAGGGTATCCAGGCATAAAGAAATATACAGCCAAGCATATACAGCAAAAAAGAAGAAAAAAAAGAATGCACAAACAAGCATATGCACGGAAATAAAGTTAGCGGCAGTTGATGCAGTTGCGTTCCGAAAGCAAGGCGATATGTACACATAAAGATACGCATAAAAAGAAAAAGAAAAGAAAGATGTACAGATAAAGATATACAAAAAAAAGAAAAGGAATTGAAAAAGGGGATATAAAGTAAAAAAGAAAAAAATGTGAGTAGGGGGAAGAAAGTAGAAGTTGGAGGTGTACAGTAGGGATGATGTAGCCCGGAGGCGCCGTCAGGCGGCGGAGGGCGTCTGGGCACCGAAGACGAAGAAGTAAGGCTGCCAGCGGCAGAAAAGACGCAGGATTTTTTCTCACGGTGAGAAAAGCGGTGAGAAAAGCGGTAAGAAATCCGTTTTTTGTACCTCGTAAATTCCGGCATATTGAAATCGCAAAAAAACAAAAGAAGAAAGGAAAGAGTAATATGGAAAGAAGAGAGAAAAGAATGAGGGCAACAGGCAAACACATCTTATTAAAAGGAATCCTTGGGGTGTATTCCCTGTATGCATTCGCAGTTCTTGTGATGAGGCTGATATCATACAGACCGTTGCCGTTGCCGCTGCTGTGGATTGGTGAGGCTGGTTTTGCCGTCTCCCTGATGCTGCTTCCGAATGCAGTATCCGCTGAGGACCCAAAGAAAGATGAAATCTTTTTCGGGTCGATGCTGTTGCTGTTCGGAATGCTGCTGGTAGTTGGGGCAGCAGGGGTTTTCTGACGTTTGAGGGGCAGGCTTTTTGTCTGTCTCTTTTTTTTTGTTTTTCTGTTTCGTGCATATTGGATATAAAAATATAACAAAGAAAGGAAAAATAAAATGAAAAAAAATACGGAGCAGGAAGCAGCAGGAAACGGCTGGATTGATAAAAATGGGGTACTGTTTTTGATGAGAGGCGATGCCTGCATGGATATTCAGGTAAAACCGCAGGCGGAAGAGGTTGACTTTGGAGACATGGAACATATATATCTGAAGAATCTTGACAACGAAACACCATTTCCGAATGTTAAGAGGCTGAAAATTAGCGGAGACGGAATCAAAACTATACAGATTTCAAATACGATGTTTCCGAATGTCCGGGAAATCATATCTACAAACCCGAAATATCCATCCGGGTCAATGCTGATAGAAAAAGCGGGAAATAATATGCATCTGCTCAATGCTTTTTGCTTGAATGAGGATGAGCCGCTGGACTTAAGTGGCATCGTTGCAATCCGTGATGATGCACTGGTTGGCTGTAAGTCAGACAAGGTCATTAATACGGAAGATGTTATATGGGTTTCAACAGATGCTTTTAAGGCATCCAGCATGGCATGTATGAAAAAGCCTTTTGTGGATGGCGTGCGAATGGTCGGCTCTATCGCGTGTGATTTTGATGCGGATGCGAAAAAGTATATCATCCCAGAAGACGCAACAACAATGGCGACGTTCTATGACTTTAATAGAGACGCAACTATGATTATAAATAGAAATTGCTCTTTCTTCGCTAACACGCCTTATTCTCCGCCGAATCATCTGGTTTTCACAAATACAGACCATATGGATGAACAAGACCTGAGATATCTGAAAAAATATGATGCGGAAATCAGAAATGACCATCCGGAATATACAATCATAGATGATGTTGTATACACAAAAGACATGAGCCGAGTAGTTGCGTGTTTTGAGCGTAAGGCTGGCGATATAGTAATAAAAGACGGTGTCAGGGAAATCGCAAGAAGTGCATTTTCAAACTGCTATTCAATCAATTCTGTATGGCTCCCGGATTCTGTTGAAAAAATAGACGAATTTGCCTTCAACGATTGCGTAAATCTTTGTTCCATGCACTTTGGAAAAAACGTAAAGCAGATTGGACGAAGTTGCTTTAGGGGCGACAAGCATCTGACTAAAACGGAACTCCCGGGAACAATAAAAGAGTTAACTAGTTATTCTTTTGCATACTGTATAACGCTGGATTCATTAAAAATAAACGAAGGAACACAATCCATACACCCAGATGCGTTTTTTGGTACTTACATAGAAAAGCTCTTTATCCCATCATCACTGAAATCGTTCCGTAAACTTGGTGCGGGTGAAATACGGACACAGGAGATTGTCCTTGCGACTGAGGATATTCCAGAAGATGTTTTCATAAATACAACCGCGACAAAGATAATAACACCATCCCGGGTAATATGGCTTCCGCTCAGAGAACTTATGACGCAGCCGGCGAAATGGAAAGTCAATCATCTTGTTAATTCACAAAGAAACGGAGAGATGGAGCCTCTTTACAAATTCTGGGAGAGATGGAGCCTCTTTACAAATTCTGCGGTGGAGATGTTCAATATAAGCGATATTTTGCGTTTCACGAGTATGCTATCTCACAACAGGAAGAAACAAAAGCATACTTAAAAAGAGTAGGAAAGAACCTGCCTGAAAACTTGATTAAAGAAGGAAAAGAAGATGACCTTGCAAAATTAATGCAATACGATATTTTGTCAATTAACGTATTAAAGCAAATACAGAAGGCTCTGGAGAAAACGGACTGTGAAAGATTTGCTGTTGCAAAGGCGTATATCTTAGACAAGGTTGGACAGACCAAAAGTAAAAATAAACTGACTCTGTGAGGTTACAGCCGCCTGGAATTTTCAGGCGGCGTTTTTTTTTGTGCACATTCAAATTCCGGCATATTGTAAATGAACAATGAAACATCCAAAAAAGAATCGGGGGTTAAAAAAAATGAACTTTTATACGGCAGATTTGCATTTTGGACAAGAATCACTGCTTGCAACTGGCAAATGGAAAGAGCGGCCATTCTCTACTTTGGAAGAAATGCATAAAGACCAGATTAAAAAATGGAATAAAAAAGTCACAAACAGAGATGATGTGTATGTCCTTGGAGATGTAGGTTCAAGAGGCTATCACCATATGCATCCGGAACTGTTGGCGCAGTTAAAAGGTCGAAAACATCTTATCCTTGGAAATCATGACGATGTCAGTGACCTGAGGGTGCGGCAGCAGTTTGTTGAGATTGTGCAGACGAAAAAACTGATTGACCCGTGCCACGGCCGAAACCAAAAACTTCTTCTGACGCATTGTCCGTATATGATGTGGGAGGGCCAGCACAAAGGAACTATCATGCTTTACGGCCATTTACATAATACCATTGATGAAAAACTATTTCAGAAATATCTGAAAGAGTACAATCAGGACAGGATACCAAAAAAAGAGAAAAAAGAAACTCTTTGCCAGGCTTTCAGCGTATGCCAGTGCTTGTGGGATTTTGAGCCTGTGACACTGGAAGAAATCCTGAAAAGAGCAGAAAGAGGTGAAGAGAGCCCTGCTTACCGATAAGAGAAAGATGAGAGGTGTTTTTAAAAATTTGTGTTTTTGGTACTGCATCGCAACATTCCTGATTGCCTTTCTGGTATTTGTCGGGTGGATAGTCCCGACATGGATACAGGCGGTAGAGTTTTCTATGTTCCTAGTTGCATCCTTGCTGACAGTGCATTACGGATTTGGTAGGATACTGAATGCGATGATGGTTTTGTGTGGATTTTTGCTGATAGCGAGTTTCTGAAAAGCGGGCGGCGATTTGTGCTGCCTGCCTTTTTTGTGCAGCAGAAAAATCAGCATATTGTATACAACTTGGAATAAGAAGGGAGAAAACGATATGGACAACAAAAACAAATCCATCTGGGATGAGATGGTCTCAGAGGTCAAAAAAGAGTTTACGCCGGAAGAGGTCAAGAAGATGAAAAAGCAGAAAACGAAAGCAGCGTGGTGGTATCAGGCCGGTTTTTATCTGCTGTTGGCAATCGCTGTTGCAGTTGGCATTATCAAATGCTGTATGCAGATTGCAATCCCTCTGTGGTGCCTATGGCCGGCAGAAGCCATTTATGTATTTTTTGCCGGACTTACGCCAAAAGCCGTACAGGCATGTGATGAAGAGAATCAGGAAGCGGCGGCAGAGTTTACATTTCTTGGTCTGACGGTGTTGATTGCGTTTATCGCTTTCGCAATTGTTTGACATATAAAACAGGTTTTCCTGTCTTTTTCTTTTGTCGGAAATCCCGACATATCGCAAAATTTTCTGGTTTTTCTTTACTTATGCAATCCTGCATATTAGTTCTGAAAATTAATACAAAGAACAAAGAAAGGAATTAAAAAAATGGATAAAAAAATTGTTTTGCAGGATGGAGTGACTTTTTCTTATGATAATGATGGCGTCGTTCGGGATATGAATATCCTTGATGGAGTTGAAAAAGTAGAATTATATATGGATGTTGCAATGGAGGATACGCGAAAACGTTTTCCGGACGTAAAAAAACTTATCGTAGGGAGTGGTGTCTCGATGATTGATATCCCAAATAGTCTATTTCCGAATGTAAGGTCTGTAGAATCAATGAGCACATATTTTCAGTCTGGCCCATATCTTGTCCGAGAATCTAATTTAAAGAATACTTTTTATCGCGATGAAAATGATGTAATTGACCTGAATAACGTCTATACCATTTCAGCATATGCTTTTAACGGTTGCAAAAGTCTGAAAATTAAAAATGCAGATACTCTTCCAGGTTATATGTCTATCAGCAAAAACGCTTTTGCTGGTTCTGGTCTGATGGCACAGTCATTCGTTAATGGCGTAAAAATGGCTGGAAATATTGTAATTGCAATAGATGAAACTGCAGATGAAATCGTAGTACCGGATGAAAATGGCAATAGAATCATCTTTCTTTACGGTATTCCGTTACATAAAATAAAGAAGATGGTGATACATAGTGAACATACATTATCCAGGATATGTCGTGAAAGCGGACTGCCTCAAAATGTAGTGCTTAAAACAAATGAATATGTGATTCCAGGAGATATTGTGGCTTTAGCACATAAATCCAGCGTGGCATCATATATACATCACTTCTCAATAGAGTCACCAGATTATAAAGAAGTTGACGGTATAATTTATACATCGGACATGCAATCCCTGGTAAGCTGTTCTATTGACGTAGACGATGTGACTATTCCGGAAGGGGTCACACAGATTGCTTGCCATGCATTTTTCAAGTCGCATCTGAAGTCAGTGAGGCTTCCGGACTCATTAAGCGATATACAGAGAGGTGCGTTTGAAGACTGCAAGATGTTAGAAAAGGTTGACTTCGGAAAAGGGCTTACGGACATTGGGGTTGATGTATTTCGAGGATGTAAAAGCCTGAAATCTGTTGTTCTGCCACCGCAGATAAAACTAATCAAGCAAAATGCCTTTATGAATTCCGGTCTGGAGTCAATAGTATTAAACAATGGTCTGGAAGGCATCAACACTTGTGCTTTTTCTGGTACTGATATTAAAAGGCTGTGTCTGCCTGAATCAATAAAAGATGTCGAGACATGGTTTGTGAATGATACCATAGAATCTGTGAGTTCGCCGATACTCCACAGAAACATCGTTTCCTCTATCTCAGTCAAAGGGTATTACAGTAAAGTAACAGACTCATATGTAAAACTAGAGATTTCCGGAAAATATGCCTATCTGCCAAAATGCATCAAACCTGGTATGTATAGAGAAATGCAGTCAAGGGTCGAAGCATTTTTTACGGACCCGACTACGGAATCTTGTACGTTCTGGGATTGCGCTTATTCTGCAAAAGGGAAAGAGAATCTGGCTTTTTGGGAATATAAAGAATTTAATGATGCATACGCAAAGGCCTATATCAAAAAGAACTCAAAAAGATTCATAAAAAGGCTGCTGGATGAAGGAGATGAAAAGAGAGCTGTTGATTTTCTGAAAACGGGCTTCGTTTCCAAAGTCACATTAAAAACACTGCTTCCGATAGCAAAAAAAAAAGAACAGACGACAGTACAGTCATACATCTTGGAACAGATGAACTCAAAAGGAATCGCAAAAGAAAATCTTTATCTGTAACACAGATAGCAGCAGGCGAAAGTCTGCTGCTTCTTTTTTTTTGCTGTGCAAAAATCCTGCATATTGCAAACGAAAATAAAAAAAGAGAGGAGCAAAAAAAATGGACAAAAACAAATGCTTAAACGGATGGGCATTTCGCTGGGCGGAGAAACAGGCGCAGAAAGGAAATATGAGCGTTCAGATGCGTGCTTTTTGCATAATGTTGGTAGAAATATACTCTATTTATACTAAAATAAGGCTTTCTCTGAAAATCGCGAGATTGGAACGTAAGGTGTACAAGATAGAAAAACGACAGGCAAAACTGGCTAAAAGAGACGAAAAACTGAAAGAAAAAAATGCAAAAGCAGAAAGTCAGCCGGATAATGTCGAATGCCAGTTTACGTCAGATGTGGATTTGCAAAAAAATCGAATGCTATTTACCTGGTGCAACAGGGCATTTATTGCTTTGGCCTTATATATACCGTTTTGTGAGGCCTTTGGGTTCACCCTTGGGAATCTCAGGTTTTGCATCATTAAATGTCTCTATTTTGTGTATGCCATTCTGGTACTGATGTTCCCGCTGTGTGTAAGCAAAGAGACCGAAGAAAAAGATAAGATGTTTTATATTCTGGAAATCGGTGTTGGGCTTCTGTTTATTTCTTTGGAACTTGCAGTTGCATTGTTTTTTGCAATGTGAGTAAGACGATGGCCGGCAAATGCTGGCCTTTTCTTTTTGGACTGAAATTCGACATACTTCTTGTAGACGAAAAAAAATATGATAAAAAAAGAAAATAAGAAAGATAAGAAAGAAAGGAATAAAAAATGACAAAAGAAAAACAAAACAATATTCCAAAAGCAAAATATCCATGGGTTTGGGAATGCGAAAGCCATACACTTATTTTTGGAGAACTGGCGATTGCTGCATTTCTGGCTTTTCTGCTAACTTCAGCACATGCTGCTCTGATACAAATGGAAGTATGCGTAGTACTTCTTCCGATTGTAATACATTTGCTGATGCGTGCTATGACGTTTGCCGGGCTGTATATCATTCTCCGGATAAAGACAACACCAGATGAGTTTTTGGTATATTGCAATCTTACAAGCAATGACGGTAAGAAGAGAATGATGGCCGCTGGTGTTAATGCCGATTTCATAGACGAGACAGACAAAAAACTGACGGATGTGATTGAACGGCATTCTTTCTTTTCCATTGCTGACCGCAGGGTATTTCAGTATACCTGAAAATTAAATTCTGGATAAGACATGCAAGACCGGCAGATGTCGCCGGTCTTTTTTTTTGTATAGCCGCTAAATCCGGCATATTGCATGTATAAAAGCAAAAAGAAAGGAGCAAAAAAATGCTGAAAGAAAAAACGATGTGTGTAGGGGATTTGGTAAGCAATCGGGAATTTGATGTTAATTGCAACTTCGACATCTACGATTGCACAAAGCCAGGGGCAGACTGGACTGATGGCGCAAAACGTATCTTTTCTACAATCGAAAATGGATGGGTTGAACCTCCCGATGACGTTTTAAAAATGGCAATCCGGTATGTAACATTAGACTTCAGCCAACATACGATTGTTGTGGAAGCGGGGAGGGTGTCTTAATGTATGATGTTTTGGATGTTGCAAAATATGTTTTGTATTATGCAAGAAAGCATGACTACGGAATGTCGGTCCTGCAATTAATGAAGCTTTTGTATTTTGTGCAGGCACAGTTTCTGGTAAGCAAAAAGAAGCGTGCTTTTCCGGATGATATCGTTGCTTTGGACTGGGGACCAATGGAAAGAAAAGTCTGGGCAAAATATGGCGTCTATGGAAACGCCAATATCCCAGTACTTTTAGGCGCGAATTTCGCAGAAGAAGAAAAAATATATACAAATGCTGTTGCAAAGATATATACGGAAGACGCATGGCTGATTGGCGTCATTGTAGATTTGTTGCTTGGATATAACAACACTGTTCTACTGGATGTGATTCGTAAGCAGACACCATTTAAAAATGCTAGGAAGAATTTTCCTGGGTTCGAAATTTCAGATAAAGATATGGTTGATTTTTTCTCGTAAGAAATCCGGCATATTGATTCTGCGCAGAAGAAGGAGTGATGCGACATGTGCAGAAAAATAAACGATAGGGAATTTCAGGTGCAGGACGATATTAACCAGGTCAACAAACTGCTGGCAAGCGAATTACGAAGAAGTGACTACCTGAATTTTCAGAGCATTTCGGCTTTGTCTTTGGCAAAGATTGCATACGAAATGGAAAAATTAAATGCAATAAATGCAGAAAAAGAAAGTGAGGAATGATGTATGACAACATACGAAAAATTTTGCAGAGAGGCGTATAATCTGCTTAAGAAAAATATAAAAGCAGATAATGGTGTTCCATCTGAAGAGGTTGAGAAATTCCTAAAAAAGGAGCCTCACGATTCTGAGTTCTATTTTTATTGCGGAGTAGCAGCGTCAAATGTCGTTAACGATATCTCTCACAAGAACGGAAGCAGCAGATTTTGGGACGATGATGTGGTAAACGACCTGGTGCTGTTCAAACTTCTTATCGGAATGTAATGGAAGGAGGCGCGTATATGGTATTAGCAGAAGAAAAAGAAGTGGTCTACGCACCAGAAAAATGTTATTTCGATGGTAATTGGACAAAAAAGTCTGAGATAGACGTGAGAAATCAGACAATAAGAACAACCAGAAGAGAGCTGGAAGAGACAGTGGGGATTCCGTATTGTACAAGAATTGACTACAACATGGAGTTTTGAACTAGCGGGCGTTTGCCCGCTTTTTTTCTGCTCGCAATTCCGCATATTGTATGTGTAGAAGAAAAATAAGCAATGGATAAAGAAAGGAAATATAAGTATGAAAACAGTAATAAAAAAAGAGCATGCGGAATTATTTGATGTTGAAGACAAAGACGGCTACACGCTCGCAAAAAACGGCGTGAAGTATTATATTTCACTTCAGAAACATCTATTTGTATGCACAGATATTGACGTTCCTGAGGATGTTGTCGAAGTAGCGTTTTCATCACCGGCAACAATTAAAATTGACCGTGGGATTAATAAATCATTCCCGAATGTGAAAACACTGATTATTGATTCCAATGTTGACGAGATATCAATCCCAAATGAATTGTTCCCAAATGTGATAGAAGTTATATCATATAATGACAACTATTTTTCAGGTCCTACATTGATACATATAAATGAGTTTTGGGGAGACACTGCTTTATACAACTCGTTTTGTTTGCGTGAGGATGCAACTCTTGACCTCTCACGAGTAGAACAAATCAATGATTATGCACTCTCTGGATGTATGACGAAGCAGATTATATGGTGCCGTTCAGCGCTACATATTCGCCCACATGCATTTGATGGCTCTGTCTTTGATAATATGCAGCCACAAGATGGAGTTGTGGTTGCCGGCAATATTCTTGTAGATATTGACCATGATGCACAGGAAATAGAAATTCCGAGTTGTGTGTATAATATGGATTATTCACGCGTCCAACTGGCTACAGTACCAAAACTCATCATAAATAACATTGATGGTATGCGAGGTATTGATTTATATGGGCTCTCAGGAATCGTACGATTTACAAAACAATCAGATTTGTATGGTGATGAAGCATCATTCTGGCGAAAGGACACATTTAAAAATACATACAGGATTGAAGTGGATACAGATAGTCAAAGATATAAGAGTGTTGACGGGATTCTATATTCAAAGGATGGAAAAAGTCTCCTCAAGTGTCCAACAAAAAGAACGGGCAAGGTGATTATACCAAATGGAGTGACTGAAATCAGTGCATGTGCATTCGAAGGCTCTGAAGTAGAATCTGTTACATTTCCAGATTCATTAAAGATAATTGAAAGTTATGCTTTTAGAAATTGTTTATACCTGAAAAATGTAGATTTTGGAAATGGTATTACTCAAATCGGAGGCTCTGACGAAAAGGACTTTATAGGTTTTGGCTCTTTATTTGAGGCTTGTGAAAATTTAAAAAGTGTAAGCATTCCTGAACAGGTTGAAACAATTGGCTATGCGGCTTTTAGTAAATCTGGGATTGAAACCATCGAACTACCCGCAGGCATAAAAAAGATTTGTGAATGTGCTTTTGACAGGTGCAATATCAAGAGAATATCACTACCAGCAGCTGTGGAACTAGGTAGCGACGCTATATCGGAAGTGTCAGAAATCCATGTAGAAGACGGAGAGCATTTACCACACGGGATTATACAGAGTATGTCAAAATATAACGGACTTGCAAAATATATTACTCCGGATTCTAATCTAGTCGTAAAGATAACACAAGGCAATAAGACTACATATATACCAAAGGATTTCTCTGGAATGCATACGACCATAGATACGGATAATCCATCTATGGATGACTTGCTCACATTTTTTCATAAAAATCATGTCAGAATTCTTAGGTTTCTGGTAAGAAGTAATGCGGCAAAAGATTTTTGTAATGCATTAAGCATTTCAGATTGTTCAAATGAAGAATTACTACGACTTTTAAGTGCAACGAATGATAAAAGCACGGTGATTCGGGCGTACATATTAGACGCATTATCCGAAAAAGAAGAAAAGAATGAAAAATTAAAGCTGTAAGTAATGCAGCAGCAGGCCAAAGGCCTGCTGCTTTTTCTTTTACTCGTTTCTCTGCATATTATTTTTGTATTTATAAACACAATAAAGAAAGGAAAAAATATGAGCGAAAAATACAAAAAAGTATACAAAAATGGAACCACTTATCATATGTCAGAAACCGGCGCATGCAGGGATATTGATGTAGAAGACTGGGTAGAAGAGGTGTCGTTTGGAGAGGATGTCACTAAGATATGGTTGAGAAAAAACAGCAAAAAAAGATTTGAAAATGTAAAACGAATCCATATCGGAAAGAATGTCTATTCTATAGAAATGCCAAATACTGTATTTCCAAATGTCCGTGAGGTAACATCAGACAGGGAAAGTTTCCCTGCCGGACGCATGCTGACGGAAAGAATATCTATCGGAAAAATTGACCTTAACAAGACAACTCTTCTGAACGCTTTTTGCCTAAAATCCGAGGAGCCTTTGGATTTATCAGGAATTTGGGGAATCCGCACTGGGGCTTTGGTAGGCTGTTGCTCTGAGAAGGTTATTAACAGCGAACAGATTGAAATGGTCAAAAAGTCAGACTTTCTGAATGAATCCAATATCTGTATTGAGGATAGGACCGCAACTTGCGGAGTAAAAATGGCAGGAAGCATTGTAGTTGATATTAGCGACAGCAAAGATTATGTAATACCTGAAGATGCAACGTTAATCGCAACGAATGTGACGTTCCCGAAGGGAAGTGTAATTGATGTGCGATGCAGCAATGAATCGTTTTTCCGGTCACAACGCTTGAGGTCATATAATAGCTTCAGTCTGTTCTTGAATGGAGAAGGCCACTTTGATAAAGAAGAATTTGCATGTCTTCGCAGAAATCATGTTGAGCTTGGCCTGCAAAATGAGGAATATGTCAAAGTCGGAGATATCATATATTCAAAAGATATGACAGAACTGCTCCATTGCGATTATACTTCAACCGGGAACTGCGAAACAACAGGAAAAGTCATGATTCCGGATACAGTCAAAATAATAGCTGAAAGCACTTTTGAGAACTGCGGGGGGATTACAGAAGTAGTTATTCCTGATTCCGTGGCAGAAGTAGGACGTTATGCTTTCCGTTTCTGCGACGGAGTGGAAAAGATGACGCTGGGAAAGCACATCAAACATTTAGGACATGAATGTTTTGAGTATATGAAATCACTGACTAAACTGGATATCCCGGGCAGTGTGACACGTGTTGAGCCTATATGTAGTTTTTGTACCGACTTAGAGAATATCAAAATCAATGAAGGAGTACAATCTGTGGATTTCTCAAATCCGTGGAATCACATACGTCCTGATGTTCTGGAAATACCTTCTACCATCAAGGCGTTTGCTAAAAGGAGCCTTATTGGAATACATACCGTTGTGTTGCATACAAATGAAATCCCGAAAGATTTACTGGCAGCCATGCATGATTACGATGCGCCTGCAGCGAATGGTAAATATAAATATAACTATGCATACGAAAAAGCCATAATAAGTGAAGTTCTGTGCATAAAAACGCCACGGCGAAGGATTTACATTCCGGCTGAGGCCACAGATAGGAACTTTGACATCATGAACGACTTGTTGAATCGATACGGAGTATATGCACCGGCAAACTTCTTCCAGTATTGCAGGACAACACGCCAGAAGCTGCCACTTGCATTCATGGAATGGCAGGATGTGCATGAAACGCAAACCCAGAACTACATAAGAAGAAACCGAAAAAGGTTAATACAGGACCTGATTGAAGAAAATATGGAAGACGGACTAGTTATGGCATTAAAAGATGGAATCTTTCAGGCAAATGAGATTAAGGATTACTACGACATGATTGAAGATACCGATATGCAGATTGCAAAGGCGTATGCGCTGGATATGACAGGTGAAAACAGTAAGAAAAATGTATTCAGGCTTTAAAAAAATGAGCACCCGAAAAATAAGGGTGCTCATTTTTTGTGGGCTTTGAGGAATTTTATGAATGAAATCTCTGCACTCAGCCTTACGGCTTCGCTTGTCAGCCTCTGCGAGGCTTGGTAACGAACCGGTAACGGCGAGTTATCATATTTATTCTGGTACTGAGTGCGAAGCACGAAGTATCATGCGTGCTCTGGTGCCGAATCCGGCAAGGCCAGGGAGGCGTCATTTTTAATCTCTGCACTCAGCCTTACGGCTTCGCTTGACATTTGCTGCGCAAATTGGTACCGAGCCGATACGGCGAAGTATCAATTCTAATCTGGTAACGACTCCGGCAAAGCCGGGGAGTTATCAATGAAATCTGGTAACGAGCCGGTAACGGCGAGTTATCAACGCGTAGCCCTTGCACCCCAAATCTGCTTGTCTTTTTGGTAAATCAGATTTACAGAATGTATGTTTTCATCGTCTTCTAGCATATACTCGCAAATATATTCGGCATAAGTTACTGCGTTGGCAATGCATTTCGCGGAAACCCGGATTGGCTTTTCTCCTGGAAAGAACTGGACATATATAGGAATCATCTTTCCATTTGTACTGAAAGATGCGATAACCGGAAGTGAAGTTAAATTGGAAATAATTTTAAACACCCTTTCTTTCTTTTTTTTTGCTTCTATTTTACAGACCTTCTGCTCTGGTTGCAATATTTTTTCTGTTCCTCGGTAGAAATAGTTTGCAATAATAATGTTATGTAAAGTATTGTTTTTTTATATATTTTTTTGTATACAGAATATTCCGGCATACTAAAAGAACAAAAACAAAAAACGAAAGGAACAAAAAAATGGATAAAATAAAAGTCATACGCAAAAACGGAGTAACCTATTATCTCCAGCCATATAACACCATTCATACCGGTTTATGCTGTTGTGGCATAGAAGTTCCTGATTGGGTAACGACAGTAAGATTTGACAATTCTATCCTTGATGATGTGCACGTCACGAAAAAATACAATGGCACTGCGAAACCCGAAGTTATTCAGGATGTAAAAAAGAGATTTAAAAAATACACAAAAGGAATTGTAGCAATCCGGATTCAGGAAATGGCAAATGGACGTAGGTTTGAAAATATCAAAAAATTGATAATCGGAGAGTCTATAAAGAAGATTGTGATTGAAAATGAAATGTTCCCAAATGTCAGATGTATAGAGTCGCATTCTGAAAATTTCTATTCCGGAAGCATGCTGATGGAGCGTACTTATCCAACAGGAGGTGAACTGCTCAATTCTTTTTGTCTTGGTCCTGATGAGCCTCTGGATTTAGATAAAGTTGTATGCATCTGGAAGGAGGGCGCATTAAGAGGCTGCCAGTCTCAGGAAATAAAAAATGCAGAAAACCTTTTAACAGCAAATGCAGAAACTTTCAGGAATTCGCTTATCAAGACAACTGACCGAATAAGGGAATGCGGCGTTACAATGATGGGGCCAATCATAGTTGATGCAACGTATGAGCCAAAGGATAAGACTTATATCATGCCAGAGTATACCGCTGCGATTTGCCAGAACATTGCGTTTAATCCAGACACTACAATGGTGGTGCAGAACAATAATACATTTCTGAGATATATGATTTACGGCGCAGTCGTAAAGAATGTATTTTTTGGGGATACATCGCATATTTCGCTTGCAGATATTGAAAACATGAGAGGTATAAATATCGAATTTTCTAAAAAAAATCCAGAATATTCATCAAAAGACGGCCTCGTGTATTCAAAAGATATGAAAATGCTGATTTCATGCAGTCATAGTAAGAGTGGGAAGGTAGTCATTGCAGACGGAGTCGAAGAGATACGAGAAAATGCTTTCGCGTATCGTGATATGATTGAGTCTGTGCATATTCCTGATAGCGTAGAGCGCATCGGGGACAATGCATTCACAAACTGCGATAATTTGAAAAGCGTAGTTTTTGGAAACAGTATCAAGTCAATTGGAGCATTTGCATTTTATTGTTGTTCCAATCTGAGACAGGTCGAATTTCCTGATTCCCTGAAAAGGATTGAGGCACGCGCTTTTGATGCCTGTAATGAATTAAGGCACCTGAAACTAAACGAAGGGTTAGAATATATTGGAACGGGCGCTTTTGATGGAGGTAAGATAAGACACGCTAAACTTCCATCAAATACTAAAGTATCAAAGGGAAGCCTGAGCGGTGTCCAGCGTGTAGAACTACCTGATGAAAGGATACCAGGAAATATCACGTCTGCTATCATTGGAGGGTATCCACAGCTTTTTGATGATATGAAAAATATCCCATTACGTATGGACACAGCAACTGATGATGGCCTGGTCTATTGTTTAAAAACGCCAACACGAAAAATCGTGATACCTGTAACGCTTAAGTGCAGCGAAAATAAGCGCAGAAGATTTCAGGCAGAGTCCAGAAAGCTGGTAAATGGAGAACCACATAATTTCTTCAAGTGCTGTTCAACATTGCAGCAGCAGATTGCCATTGCTTATATGGAGTATGAAAACCAGCCGACAGAAGAGAGCAGAAAGTTTTTAAAAGGATATGGAAAAGAACTTACAAAAGTGATGCTGGAGCAGCATATGGAGAAAGAACTTACTGACTTAATAAGAAAGGACCTGTTTTCATGCGTGATGCTGGAAGAAATGTATTGCATTTCTTCAGATATGGGTGCAAATGTTGTAAGTGCTTATATTCTGAGTAAATTGGCATGCGAAGATAAGAAAGAACTTGATTTTGCGATATAAAGATATCGGCAGGCTGCTTCAGCCTGCCTTTTTTTTTGCGATAAGTTTACAATAAAATAATTATGTAAATCACCTGTCATTGTACATGCTCTCTTTCCAGTCATCGCGATGCGCTGCGGCCTGTCTACGCTTGTCTTCTTCATAAATCTCAATGATTGGCTGGTCATGAAGTCTTGTCGTCTGCATGAAGCGTTGTACGTTTTGCAGTTCTTTTTCAAGCTTGGCGTTTTCTTTCGCTAACTGTTCGGCCTGTTCGCGGAGGGTCTGGTTTTCTTTTGCGGTGTTACTGTGCTCAAAGTCTTTTATCATCTGTAAAAGTTCTTTTCTTTCTGCCCGCATAGCCTTTATGGATTTCAGCAGAGGCTTCACCTGCAGCCAGTCAGGCTCCCGCATAACGGTAAAGCCATTTGAAGTAGAAGTCTTTATATTGTCAATATCTTTTTCCGCTTTTTCGCCCATGCCGGCCATTTTTAAGATACGCTGTTTTCGCTCCAGTTCTTCTTCAGCGCGTGAGATTTCTTTGGTCAGGTAGTTGCATCTGTCGTTTAAGGTTTTCTTTTTTAACTCTTTGACGTTTCGTTCGTAGTCTACTGTGTCCTTTTTTACCATATTAAGCTGTATGCCCATCTGTGCAGATATATAATCCTGCAACTCTATCTGGAATTTAGCCCCATAACAGTCTGACAGGGCTTCTTTTGCACATACCTTTTCATGTTCTTTATCTTTGTCTTTTACGATGGGAACGAAAGTAAAATGCATGTGCGGCACGTTTTCATCCATGTGTACATATGCTGAGACAATGTTTTCTTCGCCATGTTTATCCTTAAAAAAATCATAAGCATACTGAAAAAAATCGCGGCATTCGTCCATATTGTTTGGCACATAATAACTTTCGCCATCTGTGTCAACAACCTCATGACATAATTCCCTGGGCATTGTGACAGCCCAACTACAGACAGCTTTGACATCATCGCGCTTCATCATCTTTACGTTGTCCTGATGGGTGCGTTCTTTTACGAAATCATAATCAGATAAACCTGTATGCTGACCATATGCCATATTAAAGTTTAATTCGGTCCGGTCCTTATGGATATGCGAGCCGGAATTCTTCTGCGTGCGGCTGCAGTGAGCAAGCAGCCGCGGTGCTTCATTCATTCTAAATTTTGCAACTGATGCCATTGCTTTATCCTCCTGTTGATTATAAAAATAGAACAGCCGGCAGTGCCGGCTGGAATTTTCTTTGTCTGGTAATTGTTACCAGATATAATATGGAGGAAATAAAAGAAGATAAAAAAACCGTCGCAGCAATGCTGCGGCGGTACGACTGAAACTTAACTTTTTGTAATCTTGATGTGCCCTGCCTCCTCGTAGTTGGCTGTAATGGTATTGAATTTCTCTTCATGGTCGGGGCCTTCGGCTTCTGCCATATACTGCTCCTTGGTAATATATGCAGCATCAACCTCGATATGGCTAGTCTCTTCGCAGAATACAGCGACTTTCATCAGTAAAGACTTCAAGGTTTCTTCATCAAGAGGAACGGAGAAGTCCGTATCCATCTTAAAGTAAAATGCAACTTCAGGTTCGTCTACTTTCCAGAGCTTGATGTACAGCTGTAAATATCCAATAAGTTCCAGTTTTTTGATTTCTTTCATTTTTTTTCTCCCTTCTTTGTAAAAGAAACTTTTTATTCTTTTTTAATATGCGAAAAAAAAAGAGAAAAGAAAAAAACCGCAGGCAGAGCCTGCGGCGGTATAACTGAAACTTAACTTTTTGTAATCTTGATGGGTCCTGCCTCCTCGTATTTAGCGGTAACAGTGTTAAATTTCTTTTCATTTTCAGGACCTTCGGCTTCTGCCATGTACTGCTCTCTGGTGATGTAAGCAGCATCTACTTCAATATTATTTTCCTTTTCGCAGAATGCAGCAACCTTTATAATCAAAGATTTCAGTGTTTCTTCATCAATAGGAACTGTGAAATCTGCATCCATTTTAAAATAAAATGCGACCTCCGGTTTATCTACTCTCCAAAGTTTGATGTACAGCTGCACGTATCCGATAATTTCCAGTTTTTCAATTTCTTTCATCATGTTTTTCTCCCTTCTTTGTAAAAGAAACTTTTTTTATTCTTTTTTAATATGCCAAAAAAAAGAGAAAATAAAAAAAGCCGCAGGCTCTCTGCCTGCGGCGGGTGTGTATTGCTTTTTAGCAGTTGCTGAAATGCACTTTCTGGTTTTCGCTGCCTTCACCGTTCACGGTATAATAAGCGGTCTGCTCAGCAATATTAAGATAAATAGTGATATCACCTTTCATGCCTTTGTCTGCAGCATCTTTTTTCACGGCCTTCTCAACTGCTGCCATGGATACGCTTGCTCCATTAACCTCAACCACAGTGTCAGTAATACGTGTCCTGACCGCTTTGGCTGCTGCCTTGACATGTTCTTTTGTTTCTTTTGCGGTCTCCGTTACTGTTTCTTTTACAGCTTCAGAGACAACAGATACAGCCTCTTTAACTTCCGGTTTGTTCATATGTTCTTCAATGTTTTCACCGGCTGCTTTTACGGCTGCTTCTGTCTTTTCTGCTACAGTTTTTGCGGCCTCCTCTGTTTTAGCGACGGCCTCAGTCGCCTTCTCAATCATTTTCTTTTTTGTGATTCTTTTACTTGCCATTTCTTTTAAATTCTCCTTATTTTTAATTTTCCAGCGTGATGCTGGTTTTTTAACCCAGTTAGTTGATGTATTCCACATTGAGTGTGCCTTTCCTACGCATATTGACATTGAGAGTGTTGGCCGGGTCTGCAAGCCTCCGGTCGTCGTTAACAGAGAGCAGAACTGATTCCGGATGCCGGCTCAGAACAGTTTCTGTTGCCCGTGCAAGAAGTTCAGCAGCAGTTTCTGCATGTATTTCCTGGATTACCTGCTGATATTCAGCCTTAATACCATCAGGCTCGTTTGTGTCAACGTGTGAACTACTCGGCAATTAAATTACCGAGCATCTGATGTGCGGAGCCTGGACTCCGTAGATTCAGGGTGGGTCCATACCACCACTACTGTTTTTTACGCAGCTACCTTTAAGACATAAGGATATGAAATAGATTTTGCCTCAAATCTAAATTGCATGTAGCCATTAACTTAGGCGTTGCTTCTGTATTGTCCACAAAATTAATTGTTAACGTCATATCTCTGACCTCCCTTTGTTTCTGCGCTTTTTTAAGCACATATATATTATGCCAAATTTTTCAAAAAAAAGAAAGGCTGAAAAAGAAAGGACGATAAGAAGAAAAATGGTCCGCAAAAAAAGATAAAAAATAAAAAAATCCTGCATATTGTACAATGAAAAGAATGCGTGAAAGGGTTCAAAAAAAATGGAAAAGCGGGAGCAAAGAGTACAAAAGATAATAGAGCTGCGAAAAGAAAAAGTAGAAAAGCAAAAAAGAAACATCTGGGGCATGGTCTTGATAACAGTCATTGTACTTCTTATGATATTCATCATGCTGTATCAAAAGAAGAAGATAGTTGACACGATGGCTTCTTATGATGTCCGCTATGAAACACTGCAAAAGTCTATTAAAGAAGAAAAGAAGCATGCAAAAGAGATTGAAAAAGAAAAAGAATACATGCAATCTGATGAGTATATTGCACAGGTGGCAAGGGAGAAGCTTGGACTGGTAAAAGATAATGAGATTGTATTCGAGGAAGAAGACTAGCACTTTGGTAAGAAGTGCTTTTTCTTTTTGTCTGATATCTGGCATGTTGAAAATGAAAATAAACAAAGAAGGGAGAAAAAATAATGAAAAAAATAAAAGAAAAGATGACGGTTGTGTCTGCGGATGGAAAGGTCACATTCTATCTTGAAAAGCGGTCTGACGTATGTTTGTATGACTGCTTGCATTTGGATGTCATCGATGATGTGGAAGAACTGCGGCTGGACATTCCCGGAATGACTACGCTGCTATTATCTGAAGAACATGTCTTTCCAAGTGTAAGAAAAATCTACATCGGAAAAGAAATACAGAGCATAATAATATATAATAAGACATTTCCGAATGTAAGAGAAGTGGAATCTGACAGTAATGTTTTTTGCTCGGGGTCCATGCTTGTCAGAAACGAAAATTTCGGTATGAGCAAGACTCTTTTAAACGCATTCTGCCTGAAAAGTGATGAAACTGCTGACCTGAATGGCATTGCAGGCATTGTAGGAAGTGCTTTTTACGGCTGCGAATGCACAAAAGCAATTAATACGGAACAAGTAAAGCACATGAGTGCTTATGCCTTTCATGACTCTGCGTTTGCAGATGCAAAGAAAAATCCACCTGTAGATGGTCTACTGATGGCTGGAAGTATCATTATAGCAGCAGACCCGCAGGCTGACAAATATGTGATTCCAGATTTTGCGACACTGTGCAATAGTTTAAAGTTTAATCTGTCTGCGACACTGGTGGTGGAAAATGTTACAGTCTCAGCACATATATTATATCTTTCAGGAAAAATAGAAGAAGTGCATGGATTGCCCGAGACAGTAGTTATCAATGATTCAGCATGCATAGATGAGCTTAGTATTTTGAATATCGTGAACCGTCCTGGAAATCTGCGCCATATCATTTTTGGCGAAAAGAATACGGAATATGTTGCCATTGATGATATTGTCTACACAAAAGACATGAAAAAATTACTATGTTGCGTCAAATCCAAGACCGGGAACGTAGAAATTCCGAGTGGGGTAGAATATATTGCGAACGATGCTTTTTATCACTGCAAAGAAATCGACTCCGTAAAAATGCCTGACAGCATAACAGAAATAGGGAATTTCGTTTTCGGAGACTGCAAAAATTTAAAACAGATTATTTTCAGTAAGAATCTAAAGAAAATGGGAACAGGATGCTTCATCGCATGCGAAGGCCTGGAGGCAGTAGATATTCCTGGTTCACTGAATGCAATCCCACGTGACGCTTTCAGGAATAATAAAAATCTGAAAGATGTAATTCTTCATGAAGGTTTACAGTCAATCAAGCAGAGGGCGTTTTTCGAAATCGGTTCTTTGCCCAAAATAAAATCACTGCGGCTTCCAAAGACTGTTAAACATCTTGACGCGAATAGCCTGAAAGAAATACCGTATATTGAAATTTTGTCAAATAAATTTCCAGAAGGCATGGTCGGCGCAATCGTAACGACGAGTCCTGTTTACAATGACATTGGTATATTGCAGGTAAAAACGCCTGATAGTCTGTATTTTCTTCCGCCGGCTATGACCAAAGCGAATATATCACGTTTGGAGGATGATATCTGCTTGAGCGGGCCCGATGCGCTGCTTTCTTCATATAAGTATGCACTTACATGGGATGTAAAAATAGATATAGCCTTTGCGATATACGAGGAACATAAAACTGCAGAAACTGCACGATACTTAGCCAAAAATGCTAAAAAAATAGCAAAAAAGGCGATGGAAACGAATGATTTGGAGATGCTGACAAAATTACTTGAGTACGATGTTTTCTCTAAGAAATCGATAAGGTTTATCTACGACCTGATTTCTGATGACGATAATGAAAAAATGGTAACTACAAAAGCATATGCGTTGGAGAAAATGCAGAGAAGAGCAAATAAGAACAACTTTTCATTATGACAAAACATTATGACAAAATAAGAGAGAAGGAGGCATGGAAAAACGCTGTGCCTCTTTTTTTGTGGAGCGGCGCGAAGAGTGAATATTCCGAATTTTCTAGATTTTATATTTTACAGTACTCTTTTAAATTTACATAATATTATCGATGGACGGGAGACCGCGGCCACCATCCGGTTATCTGTCGGTTCGGAGGTCGCTGGACGTGCACGGGGAGTCAGAAACCCCGTCCACGTCTGGTGAAGGTGAACGTAAGTTCATTTTTAATCTGGTAACGACTCCGGCTTCCGGCCGGGGAGTTATCACCGAATCATTATTGTAAACTTTCGGTAAGCAAATCCGCAAATTTTTTCTGCAATAGCAAAATCTATCATACTGAAAATAGAAATATACAAAGAAAGGAATAAAGATATGGGTACAGAAAAATTGCATAAATTATGTTATCAGCCCGGGGTTGTCATGTATGTTGATGATTACAATATTTGTCGTGATATGGAAGTAAGCCCGGACGTTTCTGTTTTACACATAGGAGAACAGAAAAAACCTTCCAAAACAGACCCACCGCTGTTGTTTAGCTTGGACAAAAGAAAAAACTATGTGTTTTCAGGCATAAAAGAATTGGTTATTGAAGAAGGCACTTGCGGGGTATTTGTCGCAAATACGATGTTTCCCAATGTAAAACGTGTGACATCACATAACCGGCAATATTTATCAAGTGATAGAATGCTTATAACCATCCGCGACGATACAAAACGAATGCTGCTGCATGTGTTTGATTTAGAGTCTACAGCGCAGATTGATTTAAGGTGGATATCGCAGATAGGCACAAAAGCGTTTGAAGGATGCAAAAGCGCTCGCCTGGTAAATTGTGACTGCGTTGAGTGCTGTCATGAGGATGCGTTTTTCGGTTCTGAATTTACGGAGACAGCGACGTATGACGGTGGCTTAAAGATGGCCGGCGAAATCATAATTGATGTTGACGAAACAGCGGAAGAAATCGTATTTCCGGATGATAAAAAGATATTTGCAATACAGGCAGGCCTGGATTTCGCCAAAGCAAAAAGGCTGGTTTTAAAAGATGTAGGGTTGATTCCAATGCTTTCCCGCCATCATTTGCCAGAAACTCTGGTTATTGATGACCCGAATTTCAGGAATCTTGATAAATTATCGCCAATAGAACTTAGTGGAGCGATAAAACAGATAGAAACGACTGATAGAGTGAAGCATTTTTCTTCATGTGATGGAATTCTTTACAACAAGACTCAGGTAGAGTTGCTTTTCTGCCCAAAAGGGCGAAGTGACGAAGCGATAATCCCAGAGGGAGTCAGGACAATACGACAGGAGGCTTTCAAACGCAGCGATATATCATCCGTAAAGATGCCAGATTCACTGGTGACTATTGAAGACCAGGCTTTCGAATACTGCAGGCAGTTGAAACACGTTGATTTCGGGCATGGGCTGAAGCGCATTGGAGCCAGTTGCTATTTTGACGTTTTTGCATATTCCGGTCTTGAAGAGGTTGTGATTCCTCCGCAGGTAGTAGAAATCGGATGCGCTGCCTTTTATGGCTGTTATTTAAAAAAGGTAACTTTAAATGAAGGTCTCGCCGTTATTGGAGAGGATGCATTTGCTATAAATGAACTGGAAGAGATAACTATTCCAGAGAGTGTATCTTCTATAGGAGAAAGTGCCCTGCGCCGGATTCCAAAGGTATATACAAAAAGATATATTGATGGACTGGTATCTGCAGTTACAGAACCGAAATTATTCGCTGAAACTTCATATTGCGTGGAACTTAGCATTGCAAAGCATGAATTTATTGTTCCGGCGCATGTGAAATCAGTTGAGGTTGCAGAGTCAATGATTCTTGAGGCATTGAGTGGAGAAGGCAATAAGACTAACACACTCTACACCTGCTCTATATCTATCGCTGAACGGCAGGATACAGCGATTAAAATGTACGAGAAGACACAGAGCCAGAAAGCAAAAGAATATTTGAAAAGGTCCGGAAAAGGAATTGCTTTCAGGCTGTTAAGAGAGGGAAGAGCGGAAGACTTAATCAGGCTTATCCAGTTTGATGTCTTATCAAAAAAAGCCTTAAGTGAATTACTGGAAAAGGCTGCAGACAGACCAGAGATTACAGCTTATATCGTGCAGATGATGCAGAGCAAAAAGAAAACAAATTTGGAGTTATAGGAAAGGAATTTGAAAAATGGAAGAAAATATATTTTTCAAAGAAATCGACGGTATTACATATACTTCAGATATGCGCGTGATTACTGGATGTAAGAAAGATATCGAAGGGCATATTATAATTCCGGAAGGTGTTGAAATTATTAAAGCAGAAGCATTTAGGTCATGCGAATCTATTACATCTATAATCCTTCCTGATTCGTTGAAAACAATAGAATGGAGAGCATTTGTGGATTGCCGTAATCTACAACACATTGATTTTGGGAATGGAATCCAGCAAATTGGATGTCTTGGCCTATCAAATGACATTTTTGACGGATGCAAAAACCTTCATTCAGTAATAATCCCGTCACAAGTTAAATATATCGGAGATGCTGTTTTTTATAAAACCGGATTAAATACGATACAGTTAAATGAAGGACTGGAAAATATTGGAAATATGGTTTTTGGGAATTGCCAAATGTTAACTCATCTTATTCTTCCTGCATCATTAAAGCACTTTGGGTTTCATAGGTCTAACCATTTCGCAAACATTACACTGAAAACGATACCTGTTGATTTTATTTTGAAAATCACGGATACGTCTTATCGTTATCACTATCCTGAGTATAGAATTATCACATTAACTATTGGTGATAGAAAGGTTTTCATTCCAAATATGATGGATGAATACGATAGGTCCAAAGTCAATGCAAAAATAAACGAAGAGGGCGTAACTGATAACCTTATGTACAGCATGTATAAGTACGCTCCATCTGAGGCTATTCGTACTGAAATCGGATATCACATCTATAATGAAGCATTAAAGCAAAATAATGTTGATAAAATCGATGAGGGATTCAGGTTAAAATTAAAACAAAGGGCTACTGGCATGATTTTTCATTTGTTAGACCAAGACAGACTTGAAGAAGCCATAATGATTATTAATCTTGGCTTTTTATCAGAGTCTATGATTAGAGGTTTTCTAAAAAAGACAGATAATCCTGCGGTGAGAGCGTATTTACTTGAGAATCTACATAAATTGGATGGCGATGGGAAGCAAATGCAACTTTAAATAAAAAAACATAAAATTTTCATATTTCATATTGAGGAAGGCTTACGCCTTCCTCTTTTTTTGTTCCAGAAAAAAACGGATTTTTCATTTTAAAAAGAAAGGATAAAAAAATCCGCAAAAATTTCAGCATTTAACAATTTTCCACATACCTACGGTATAGCAAAAAAACAAAGAAATGCTGAAAAAGGAGCAAAAAAATATGGAAAAAATATACAAGACAGAAAAAGAAGGGCAGATTGATTTTTTTAATAACTACGGAATTCCATGGCAAGAAAATAACGGGGTGCTTGTTGAAAACTGTGACGGTGTTTATAATGGCGTACTGTTTGAGTTTAAGTTAAATATCAATGACCTGAACAAGACACTGTTTCAGGCAATTAAGTATCTTTCCAGGATGCGAGTGCATGGCGAAAGCGTTCCAGCAACGATTCTTCTGGTGTCATTAAACAACAAAACCGCTTACGAATATAAAAGCCAGGATTACTTTGACGAAATACATAAAATTTATACCGGGGCAGCAAGCAAGAACAATGACGGATTCTGTGCAAAGACAAAGCCAGAGGTTTTTGAGTATTCCGAAATGCTGGCTTCCTCAAAGCTCAAAAAGATTGTAAAAAATGTCAAAACCGTGGAAGAAATGTATATGCCGGTTGAGATTGATGAGAACTGCGTGGTCGGTTGGGCTGAGCGATATTACCGTGAGATTCAGAATGCAAGCAAAGGGGATTTTATCGGTGATAATACAGAAAACGGCATGGTGACCGGGGAAATCCGCGAGCCGAGACATTTCAAGGGATTGATTCTTCCTTACAATCATAAAACAAATGAGCGTTTCAAGAAATTGATGGACTGTCTGAATGACAGGCTTTCCAAAAAAGACCTTGGCGCATTCTACACACCGGAAGAGTATGCAAATAAGGCTGCTGAACTGGTAATCATGGCTGTTGAAAGGGCTATTTCAGCCGGTAAAAAAGATTATGTTATTTTGGACCGCTGTGCCGGAACGGGTTCGCTGGAAGCCGCGATGATTGGATTAAAAGACAGCCGGGGCGATGAATTAATCAGCCACTGTGTAGTAAGTACATATGAATATTACGAATACAAAGTCCTCAACGAAAGGGTTGGCGACAAAGTAAGGGATATCGTCCCGAGCACCGAAGGTGATATTGTGTTTGGCAACGGTAAAATCCTAAATGCCGATGCCATGACGAAGGAATATATCGAAAATGAAGTCATTAAGCAGTATATAGAGGATGAGGACTGCGCAGTGATTTTGTTTGAGAATCCACCGTATCACGACGAGAGTAGCGGCATGGACAAAGGTGTCGTTGAACGGTCTGGAAAAAAGATGTCTTATGTTTTATCAGAAATGAAAAAAGAAGTTAAAGGTGTTGCAACAAACGAAATAGCAAATCAGTTTATCTGGTCTGCATTTAAATATTATCTACGTCAGAATTCAGACAGTTATATTGTATTTAGTCCAATTAAATATTGGAAACAGTACGATTTTATCAATGCTAAACCAACTGCCGCATACGCTTTTAATAGAGAATATTTCCATGCTTCGGCAAGCACTGTGTTATGTGTGCTTTGGGAAAACATTTCAAACGCAGAAAAATTTATTGATGCTGATTTTTATGATATTAAAAATAATGCACTTACATTTGTGAAAAAAGAAAAAATCAATAAAGTTTCCGCACCAGCATCAAAGAATTATACCAAAATGGCATTTAAAGAAGATGATAAATGTGATGTATATTGTGCAAAGGATGGAACTGAGGCTGTCGGCAAAAAAATCAGAGTGAAAGGATACCATACCTCTGATGTAATTGGATATCTTGAAGCAGACAGTTTTCAGATTGCTCCTCATGTAAGAAATATTACTGCAACATGCTTATATAATGGAAATGGATGTTATCTCACATCAGACAATTACGAAACAATCTTACCAATTTGGGTGGCAAAACACATTCCTTTAAATAATTGGTATGAGAAAGATATTTATGCCACCACCTCCGACGGCGGCGATACATATACAAAAGACGACGATTTTCTGAAAGCCTGCCTGCTCTATACAGTACTTTCCAATCAGAACAAATGTCTCAGTTTTCTCGGCTCTGATGGACACATGTATCAGAATGAGTTATGCCTGGACAACAGCAAATACGAAAGAACAAAAGAGGATGCAAAAAAAGAAGGAAAAGAAATCACATCGGGAAGTAAAGAAGAAACTGAGATGCTGGAACTCCTGCCGGTAGCATATCGTGATTTGATGGAATACGAAGAGCTGGATGACGATGAGAAAGAATTGGTTAGCCTCTGGAAAAAGATTCTGGAAGAAGCAAGAGCAGCGGAAGGGTATGATTCGGAATTAAATTATGGGGTATATCAGATTACGAAAGAACTGAATACTTTTAAGGAAGAGAAACAGGGGAAAGGAAAGAAAAAAGTGTATGACTATCCGCTGCTGAATGGGGATTTAAACACACTGAGAACGAAACTGAAGGAGTATTATGTTTCTCATATTAAGGATAAAATGTTCAAGTATCAGTTAATTAAATAATATAACGCAAAAGAATAGCAAAAAAAATATTAAACCGAGGCCGGGCAGCAAGATTCGCTGCCCGGTTTTGTGTTATTCTAAATTCCGCATATTACTTTTGATTTTTGAAAAAGAAAGGAATATGCAAAAATGGAAACAAAGAAAACACAGATAAAAAGAAAATTCGTGTCTCTCGCAGAGGCGAGACCGGATTTGGCAAAGGAGTGGAATCATGAGAAGAACGGGGATTTGAGACCAGAGGATGTGAGTTGTGGAAGCAATAAAAAGGTCTGGTGGATTTATCATTATGCTGTGCCGGATGATTATCCTGTTGAGTTATTGAGGGGAAAGAACTTTGATTTTGAATGGGAAGCAAAGGTATATGCTAGAAATGAATATCCAGGTTGTCCATTTCTCAATGGACATTCAATATGGACTGGTTTTAATGACCTCGCAACAATAAATCCAGAACTTGCCGCTCAGTGACACCCAACTAAAAATGGTGATTTAAAGCCAACACAAGTTACAGCAAATTCAGGATATAAGGTTTGGTGGCTGTTACATTATGATATTCCAAATGACTATTTTATTGAATCATTAAAAGGGAAACATTTCGATTTTGAATGGGAGTCTACTATTGCAAATAGAAGTTCTGGATTTGAATGTCCATTCTTAAGCGGACGAGCAATATGGCCCGGTTTTAATGACCTCGCAACAATAAATCCAGAACTTGCAGCGCAGTGGCATCCAACTAAAAATGGTAATTTAAGACCTACACAAGTCACCGCTAATGCAAAAAAAAAGGTTTGGTGGTTTCTTTCATATGATGTACCAATTGATTATCCAGTAGAATATTTAAGAGGTAAGCATTTTGATTTTGAATGGAAAGCTTCTATAGGCAACCGTAATCAAGGAAAAGGATGTCCATATTTAACAGGCAATGCAATATGGCCTGGTTTTAATGACCTTGCAGCAACGAACCCAGAACTTGCCGCTCAGTGGCATACAACCAAAAATGGAGATTTAAAACCAGCACAAGCAACCGTTAGTACAGACAAAAAAGTATGGTGGTTATTATCATATGATGTACCGATTGATTATCCAGTAGAATATTTAAGAGGTAAGCATTTTGATTTTGAATGGAAAGCTTCTATTAATAGCCGTAATCGAGGAACAGGATGTCCATATTTAGCAGGAAAGGCAGTCTGGCCTGGTTTTAATGACCTCGCAACAACGAACCCAGAACTTGCGGCCCAATGGCATCCTACTAAAAATGGAAACTTGAGACCTACACAAGTAACTGCAAATTCAAATCGGAAAGTATGGTGGCTGTATCCATATGATGACCCGAATACGGGAAAACATTCAGTTTTTGAATGGCAAGCAACAGTATACAACCGCAATAATGGAGCAGGTTGTCCATATTTAACCATGTATAAAGGTGAAGAATATATAAAACAATATCTTCAAGAAAATAATACTGTCTATTATGCACAGCAAAAGTTTTCAAATTTATTTGGAATAAATAATGGAAAATTATCATACGATTTCGCAATACCTGATGCCAAAAGTAGATTTATTTTAATCGAATATAATGGTATCCAACATTATGAATCTGATGAATTTTTTGGCGGTGAAGAGCAATTCAAAAAGCAGCAAGAGCACGACCGACGCAAGCGTGAATACGCAAAACAGCACGGTTATAAACTCATTACCATCAAATACACATACGATACATATGAGAAAGTCGCTGAATATTTGGATAAGCATCTGCCAAAAAGAGGTTGCAAAAAAATTCCTAAAAAAGCCGCATAAATGCGTAATATTTTTTTGTACATTGTTTTCTAATGTTGCCGCCCGAGAAATCGGGCGGCTGTTTTTGTGATACAAATAATCTCACATATTGTTTATATAAAATTAAACAATACGGAGGAAAACAAATATGAAATATAAAAGTGGCACCATGGCTATGGTAAATCATACATTTACCTCAGAGCAATTAAATGATAAGTTATTCTACGAATATAATAAAATACGAGTTATAGAACCGCTCATTACATCTGCTATAAATAACGTAGCTGATAATCTTGAAACAGAGTTTTCAGGATTAGAATATTCCGTCAAAACAGCACCAAGTGTAGAAGATAAGCTTTTAAGAGCAGAAAAGAGAGATACGTCTGGCAGATTTTCGCCAAAACGAGAGCTTGCTAACTTTAAAGATATGATTCGATATACAGAAATATGTAATCACAGAGATATTGCTTCGGTCACAAAAGATACTATTGAGTTCATGAAAGAACAAGGATATACTTTAAGCGGCACGAAAAATTACTATACTCATCCGTTTGGGGCTACAGGATATAAAGGAATCCATTTAAATTTTATTTCACCATATGGTCAGGAAATAGAACTCCAGGTGCATTCCAAAGAAAGTTTTGATGCAAAACAAAAAGGGCATGAATTGTATGAAAAAATCAGAGCAGTCAGTACATTAAAAAGAGATAAAGAAGCAATGAAAGAAGAAATCAAAAGAATTCATGGGATTGTAAAAAATCCTCCAAATATAGAAGCAATCCATGATTATAAAATGCCTCAAAAAGAAAAAGAAAAATTGTTATCTATTGGAAAAGAGCAAACGTTGGTAGAGTATGAAAGTAAAAGAACGGATTCAAATTCAGAAGCAATTCGTTTTTCCGTATATTATGGAAATCAAGAATCCCCAATACTTGAAGGATACGAAAACCGCTACCCTGACAATAGTGTAAAGCATTACCATTCAATTGATACAGAAAAAGAACATTCTGCCGTCATTACTTCTGTTGACAAAGCAGGCCATGAAATAGCTGCTCATACGACAGTAGCGCATCCGCGTGAACTTAACGAAGTCGCACGTATTGCAGACGAAACAGTAAAAAAACATGAAAAATGGATGGAAACGAATTTTCCGGACAAAACCGAAACAAATATTGAATTAAACAATGCCGAAAAGATAACAGAAGCTCCATCAATAGCAGAAACGTTTGATGATTATGAATTGTAAATTTTAACTGCCAAATATTTATGCATATTAAATTAGACATGAAGAAAGAAAGGAATATGAAAACCATGAATAAAGAAGAAAAGCTAACAAAAGCAATCATCTTTGCAACAATTAAACATGCAAACCAGAAAAGAAAAGATGGAACCCCATATATCTATCATCCGTTGGCTGTCGCAGAGCTGCTGAAAAAATATGGATATGATGTTGACTATCAGATTGCAGCTGTACTTCATGATGTATTAGAGGACACAGATACAACCGAAGATGAAGTCAAAGAATTTGGAATGCCAGTTTATAAAGCCGTAAAACTGGTGACACGACCAGATGGAATGGATGAGGCGGAATACGTCCGCAGAATCCTGGAAAATCCAATGGCGGCCGCAGTAAAGAATGCAGATAAAATTCATAACCTTTATGAAATTGCATTTTCTGAAGACAAGCGAGCAATCGCACGATATGCTAGAAAAGCGGAAATTTACTATGAAGGGAAATTTTCCATGGCGCTAGATGATGCAATCGCAAAAGCCACATATATGAGTCATTTTCACGACGAAAGGAAAGAATATAAGGAATCCATTATGAGAAAAGGAATCCCGAATTTTACGCAGAAGGAAATGCGGTTGTATTCTGAATCTGAAAATATAGCAAAAAAAGAGGCATACAATCTATATATGAAGAACACGGACATTCCTGATTTAAACGATAATAAATTAAAGTTTGCTATCGTTGATGGAAATGACCCTCTTTGGTATTGCTATATTGGAAATGAAGAAGCCCCAGAAAAGACTTGGAGATTGACAAAAGGTGGATGGGTTGACGATTCAGAAGAAAATATCTTTTTTGCATATGGATTTGATATAAGTACTGTTTCCAAAAAAGATTTTATTGATGCAATGAATGAATTGTTTGTATCTAATTGGTTTTATGATTTCGTCGAGAAGAAAAAAATTTGTGGAAAGCAGAATCAATAAAAAATAAGATTCTGCTTTTTTGTATGTACAAAAATAGTGAACCTCCCCCACTGATTTCTGGCGAGCAGAAATCAAATGGGAGGCTTCGTTCATCCGTATCTGGAAGGTTTCGACGAATCGAAACATTTCAGATACAAAATTACTTGAAGGGCTACTCACAGTGTTATCGTTCACCTTGTTTTCACCTGGGCATGCCGTCAGGTTTCCAAAACTATCCGCAAGGCAAAGACCGAAGCCAATGCTAATTGGAAGATAACGGGCGCCATTTCTCATACCTTTCAGATGGATATGAATGATTTCATCCTTAGACGGGAAGTTCTTCCTCTGGTTTCCTTCCGATTTCCGGTTCACCCATATCCATATATATATTCAATTAACTTCGTATTGATAATGAGCATGAAATATGTAAATTATACAGTAGTTGCGTCTGGCATTATGTATGCCAGTTGGTTAAATATACCCGCAAGCTTTTTTAAAAAGTATGCACGGTTTTGGCAATTGCAGAATTCTTCTTTCATGTATTTATTCATGTCTGCAATGCATTCAAATTTGCCATATGGTATCATATGGTAAAATTTATAAGCTGGCTGTTTCTTTAAGCACCTTGCCAGAAATCTCCATTGAGACCAGTGATGCCTGTTTTTGTTATCCTGTGGAATCAGTGGACGGAGTTCCTTAGGAGGGCGTTCCTTGAATCCCATAGCCCTTCTTCCAATCGCCATTGCTGCGGCAACGTGTATTGATATGCCATAATGGCGCATATATTTGATTTTTCCAATCTGTGATGTGAATGCCGGTGCTGCTTTGTATAGACCGATTCCGTATTTATAGGATTTAGATTCTGCAAGCTGTGTGATTTTTGTGCAAGCAAATTCAGACAGTTTTCTGTTTAACTCTTCGTTTTTGTACATTGATTCATTCTTGATGTCTTTCAGGTTTTCCATCGCAACAGGTTTACATTTCTGTTTGGCATACTTAAATATCTGCTCAAGAGAATTAGATAATATCTGCCCCCTCTGCTCATTCGTCTTTCCTGTGATATCAAAACGAATCACTTCGTGGTGTATAAGGTTTCCATTCTTATCAAGTTCTGTCATTGCAAGATGGTCTACGTTTGTATCAAAAGAGACACACCCATCGGTATAGTATTCATTTTTTCTCGGAAGTTCCTGTTCTACAGATACCATACATTTTACGAGTATCCTGCTGCCTGCATCTTCAAACCTCCACGCGACTGCCTGCCTGGATTTATTGTTCATTGCGTCATTGACAAAGACTTGCCCGTATGGAAATTCAACACCTTTTATCTCGTAAGTAACTGCCCGAAGGACGGACTCCTTTTTTGTCTTGGAACTTTTTGTCTTGACTGGAATCCTGGTCATGGAGTCATAAGAAAGTATTTTTGTATCAGTATCATATCTGACAACACAGTTGCCCTGTATGATGCTTTTTCTTCCAGGAATTGTCATACCATTATTTCTTCGGCTTCTGTATTCCTTAAGCCATTTATCATGTATGCCTGCATAGATGGTGTTCTGCTGCTTAAATAATTTCCTGCCTCCAAAACATACAGACGGCCGCCCGTTGTCAATCTGGGATTTTATTCTTTCCAATTCATGTTCGTGTCTTGTTCTTCTCTGCTCAATACAGTGTATCCTATGTTCAACACGTTTGATTTCAGGTGTAAGATACTGTACTTCAAAAAGGTATTGGTTTTTGTATGTCGTAACCTTCTTGCCTTTCCTTACCTGAAAATAGCCTTCGCTGGTTTCCGATTCATTGCCGCCGCGATAAGACTTGAACTTCACTTTTCTCTTTGACCCAGATTTACGATGAAGGATTCTATTCACAAGAGACGCTTTTTCTTCTTTTAAATGGCCAAGCCGCTTCTGCTCCGAAGAAAGCTTCTTATCCTCCTGTTTGATTTTGCTCTCAAGCGTTTCGGCGTTCAGCTTTAGACACTCCATCGCGGATTTATAAGAAGCAACCGCTTCTCTTTTTGCAGCATTTGCAAAATGGTCGTTAACATCAAATTTATCTTTTAAATGGTTGTGTATGGATGTTCCGTCAGAAAGCGGCTTGTCCCCACCCATTTTGACAATAAGAGAGAAAGCATAGCACTTTATCTTATTGTAACGTACAATGTCTGTCTTTATGGAATCCATCGCATCCGGTTTTGTATATTTAGAAAAAAGACATTTTTCCATATGCTCTCCCTCCTTAAAATTGTTCTTGACATATATTACTTATATATTTATAATTATACTATATTCAAAAGATTTGTCAAGCATTTAGAAACTTACATACATAATTAATTAGGAGTATATTTATGGAATACAGGAAATCATCACATGCAGTGTACGGGCTGCAGTATCACATCGTGCTTGTGACAAAATATCGCAGAAAATGCATCAATGAAAAAATAGGAGACAGACTGAAAAAAGAAATCATCCGGTTGATAGAGGGACATGAAGGACATGTAATTTCAATAGAAGCTGTCTGTGACCATGTCCATATCCTGGCGGAACTAAGTCCAAAATATGCGGTCGCAAATGAAATTGCTACATTAAAAACAGTTACCGCAAGAATCCTACGGAGAGATTATGGAGACTATCTGAAGCAATTTTTATGGGGAGATAATTTCTGGTCAAGAAGTTATTTTATCGCAACTTCAGGTGGTGTTACATTGGATGTATTAAAAGAGTATGTTGAAACACAGAACAGGAGACCCGGCCGTCCTCATGGAACAAAAAAGAAAAAATAGATATTTTTCATTGTATTTTTTATATTTACAAATTCATCTCCACCTGAATCAAAGATTCAGATGGAGTCTTCTTTGCTTATTATGATAAAAAATACCCGCAAAATCATCTGGTGGAGACTTCATAAGTAAGATGCAATTTTTTTACAGCGCCGTCCGATTACTCGGGCGGCTGTTTTATTTTGCATATTGTATATAAATAATATATCCCAAAAGGAGGTGTTTGTTTATGTTTCGCAGGACAAAAAGAAGGATTGTAATTGGATTACTGGCAGCAGCCTTGGCCGGCGGCGGAGCCGCCGTAAATAGAGATGCAATATATGAGAAAACCGGAATTGACGTGGATTTTCTAAATTTGCGTGGGGTAGAAAAAATAAAAGACGCTGAAAAAATAATGGCAAAATATAGTATCAAACCGGAAGATATGCAAAAAATATTGTCCAGCAAATGGGCTGAAGCAATGGAAATCCTGACAAAATACAATGTCAACCCGGCGCATATTGCGCAATTGGTTTTAACTGATGTCGGGAATCATTCCTGAATGTTTTTTGCATATTGTATTTGCAAACAAATATGAAAAAAGAAAGGAAAAAATAATATGGAAAAAATAAACGGAGTAACAATGGATGGACATACAGTCGTAGATATTGACCGGAATACAGATGAAGTAGTGATTCCTGAATATGCAAAAGATACAACATATCAGCTGCCGTTGTACGGTATTAAATCTATGGAGGTAAGCGACCTGATGTTACTTGCACAGTTTGCCGGTTTACCAAAAAGGCTTGTGCTGAACGACAAAGGCAATTTGGCTTCTTATTCGTTGAGTTACTGGAGCGGCGTAAACGCAATCGATTCGGTCCTTGGACGCGCTGGTTTGGAATGGCTGGAACTGACAGATGATAATCCTTATTTCAAAACGGTTGATGGAATATTGTATTCAAAAGACGGATATAAACTAGTTAAATGTCCGGTGGACAGGAATGGAAGTGTAAAAATCGCAGACGGCACGGTTAGTGTTGAGCCAAGAGCATTTGAGAACTCCGAGATTTCCGCTGTGGAATTTCCGGATTCGCTGCAGGATGTTAGGAACAAAGCATTTTCGAACTGCAAAAATCTTGAACATGTGAATTTTGGACATGGTATACAACGCATCGGCTCGTCTTCACGATGCTTTCAGTCTTGCCATAAACTGAAACGGATTGAATTTCCGGAACAGGTACGCAACATCGGGGAAAAGTCTTTCATGAACTGCGGCTTGGAAGAGGTAATCTTTCATGAAGGATTAAAGAGTATTTCTTCTAGTGCTTTTGCATATTGTGATGAATTAAAGAAAATCTTTCTCCCAGATTCACTGCAATATATCGGAAGATTCAATTTCGCAGAGGTGGAAGACATATATTTAAACCACAGTGTTCCAGTAGGGCTGCTGTCTATCATTTCGTCAAACTTTTCTGCAACATATACGCCTATGTATAGCCAAAGATTGGATGTACTGTCAATACATATTGATAACGACATTATATGTGTGCCGAAATCATTAAATTTATCTGGCCAAACAGAAATACTGACCATTTTGGAAGAGAGAGACAAAAAGCGATACGGAGACACTTTTAAATTGTCATATTTAGAGCAGGCTAAACAGGATACGGCATTTTTTACTTATGCATACGGAACGCCAAACAAAAATACAAAAGAGTATTTAAAAGAACAGGCTGACGAAATTGCAAAAAGATATCTTAAGGCTGGACATACCGAACTCCTGGTAAAACTCCTGCAAGCCGGTTTTGTTAGTCGAACTGGACTAAATGTAATGCTGGAGATGCTAAAAGAAGACTCGAAAATGAACTTGGAGACACAGATGCTGGCGCCACCTGTTGCTGCAAAAATAGACAGGCAGGAACCTGTTGTCATGGCTTATATCATGCAGGCACTGGAAGAGTGCAGAAGAAAAAATGGAAGAGTGGATGCGGAAAATCTAAGATTGAATTGAAAAGCTGGACGTTTCGTTGCAGCCGGCAAAGCCGGCTGCTTTTTTTTCTTCGTGTAGGAATCAGGCATATTGGAGATGAAAATATAAAAGACAAAGAAAGGATAAAAAATATGGATAGCATTTATAGTAGCGAAAGTGGAATTTCTTACTGTTATGATAACGGCGGTGTAACCTTCTATTGCTCAGACGTTTATACTTGCCGAGATATTGATATGGCATCGAAGGTTAAACGCGTATGTTTTGGTGAGGACAACAACACAAATCAAATGTATTACAAATTAAGGTATTCTTGCATGATATTTCCGAATGTAACGGAGATATATATTGCCAGAAATGTTGCAGCAATAGAAATCAACAACAGAATGTTTCCAAATTGCCGAAAGATTGTCTCAAATAATGTAAATTATCGTTCCGGAAGCATGCTGGTGAAGGAAGATAAAGCCATGGACTGGAATTTTCTGCTTAATGCGTTTTGCCTGAAAAAAGGAGAAGACGTAGATTTAACCGGAATAGATATGATTAAATCAGGAGCCTTTTCCGGATGTGAAATCGTAGAAATCAAAAATGTTGCTGACCTCTCGCAGGTTGAAAAATATGCTTTTTCCGACTCAGATTTTTGTTCAGACAAAAACAAGGCGGTTGGCGGATTTCGAATAGCCGGACCAATCATTGTAGAAATGCTGCCGGACCTGGAAGAGTATGAGATACCCGACTATGCTATATACACTGCGCCACAGGCCGTAAAGGCTATGCAGAAAATGCACAAAGCCAAGCGGCTTATCATCAATAACCTTGCGGCTACGGTAAATGTACTTTGCACGACACGGCTGCCTAAAAAAGTAATTGTAAAAAATATAAAGAAAAGGACTGATGACACAGATTATGATTTGTTTGACATACTGGACAGCGAAACAACTGAAGAGATTGAACTTCAGAACTGTTCACCAGAATACAAAAGCATCAATGGACTTTTATATGGAAGAGTCATAGATGAATATGGTTTTTTTACAAAGACATGGAGTGTCCTCAGATGTCCGCGAGGAATGAAGAAAGCAGTGATTGATGATATTGCAGAAGAGATTGCGCAAGCAGCATTTATGGGATGCAGTGTGGAAGAAGTTGTGATGCCAGATTCCGTGAAAATGATTTGTAATGAAGCATTTAGCAGCTGCAAGTATCTTAAAAAAATCAATTTAAGCAAAAACCTGCAAAAAACTACGAATCAGCTTGGCAATAACGCATGTTTTAAGAAATGCGAAAGACTGAAGGGTATCGAAATTCCTGCCAGAATTAAAGAAATCCCGAATATGATGTTTTTTGGATGTAGGGAGCTGTCAGAAGTAGTTTTTCATGACGGGCTGGAGGTTATTGGCGCCAGCGCATTCGCTTCATGCCGGAACCTGAAAAAGGTAAGTCTTCCTAAAACGGTGAAACGCACTAAACGATGGGCCATGCCTTATGTGGATGAATTACATTTAGCTTCAAACGTAGTTCCAAATGGTCTGGTGCTTGGTCTGAATAATTCGTCCTCTGTTTGCGCAAGGGTTATTTTTCCAGATGGAAAAGAGGTGCTCGTATCTAAAACAGTAAATCCAGACGTAGAAGACAAAGCAACACTGCAATTAAGCAAGCACTGTCAGGACCCGGATTGGTATAAATACAGTTCAAACATGACGAGTCTACTTTTAAATGGGTTAATTGAGTATGAGAGAAGACGAAAAGAGCCAGAAGAATGGCCTGATAACAGGCCAGAACAGGCTGAGCTTAAAGGACTCTTACGAAATAACAGCGTTACTATTATGAATTGGCTCTTAACGCATGATAAAAGGCAGTCTCTGGCAAAACTGATTAACTATGGATTTCTGCCAGATTCAGCATTGAATGAGCTGCTGACATATGCAAATGAACATAATATGCCTGATATTGCTGCATATACTATACAGCAAATACAAAAAGGAGAAACACCTGACACAAAATTCCATATCTGATAAAATAGCGGGCAGAAAAAGCCCGTTATTTTTGTGTAAAAATCCGGCATATTGGAAATGAAAAAAGTAAAAGAAAGGAGGAAGAAGTATATGGCAATCGTAGAGACACCACCATGTAAGTGGACACCGCCAGTCTGCAATGATAGAGAATATCCGGAGCGACCAATAACAGCAAAGAAAACAGCAGGAAGCGAAAAAGAACATGAATACAGAAAACCACATCAACTACCTTGGGCCAAGGTAAAGAAAGTCCCACCATGTAAGAATATCCTACCCATCGAGGAGCCTTAACGGAGAACGGGAAATCCCCGGCCGACAGAGAATCCTCCATGGGTCAAATGTTCCGGTTTTAACTTCGCATGCTGGCCTGAATCTCCGTTTGAAACACGCTTCATCGCTAGACGGCAGTCAACGTCTGGTGATAACTCAGAGCAAAGCTCTTCGTTACCAGATTCGCTTACGCTCAATTCCAGCTCGGACTTTGTCCTCGCTGTCAGGTGAAAAATCACTGGAATCTGGTACCGAATCCGGCAAGGCCGGTAAGGTATCAATGAAGGCGAACGCAAGTTCACCGAGCCACTCAGCCTTACGGCTTCGCTTGTCAGCCTCTGCAAGGCTTGGTAACGAGTCCGGCAGAGCCGGGGAGTTATCGAAGACTCGCAAAATTTGCATAATCATTCGACGTGCGGTATAATATATACAACAAGAGGGAAGAAAAAAAGCCCTCAGACATCAGGCGGATTCGCCGCCGAAAATCCTTTCTTTGTTTGAAATCCCAGCTGCTGTGAAAAACATGACAGCGGGGATTTTTTTTTGTTTTATCGGAACTGTTCTTCAGCATATTAAATACAAAACTACAAAGAGAGGAAGAAAAAATATGGATAAAAAGAAATGGATTCCGACGCAGGATGCCTGGCTGTATTTCGAAGGAAACGTCTGTACGGATATAAAAGTGAGTGCCACTGGTACCAGTGTTCGACTGGAGGCCCCAGAATTTGCGCTCAGGAATTGCAAGCGTTCTTTTCCAGGCGTAAAAGCATTAATCATTCCAAAAGGTGTTAAAAAGATTGATATTCCAAACTCACTGTTTCCGAATGTGGAACATGTGATTTCCGATTCTGATAAGTTTTTGACATCTACAATGCTTGTGAGAAAAAGTATTATGCAGGGGAATACGCTTCTGAATGCTTTTTGCAAATCAGAAGATGATGTTGTCGACCTCCATCGCGTCGATAAGATTGATAATTTTGCTTTTGAAGGATGCCGGTCTTGGAGCCTGGTAAACGATGCATCTGTTGGATATGTTGCTGAAAATGCTTTTACCGATTCTGCGTTTATGGAACAGCCATTTAAAGGCGGAATCAAACTTGCGGGACATATAATGATAGCAATGGATGATACGGCCGAAGAGATTGTTGTACCACAGGAACCACAGATTTTCATTCTAAGCAAAAAAGTACAGTCTGTCATCAGAGACACGAAATACGCTGGCACTAACATCAAGCGTATGCGCGTCAAATGCCTGGACTCCGTCGAGGCGTTTTGCTACATGCCGGAGACCGTGATTCTTGACTCCAAAGAAAAATGCACATGGTCAAAAATCGGCAGAACAATATGCGGTATCGTTTCGGATAATACAAAAAATCTGATTTCCGAAATTCCAAGATACAAAAGCGTGGATGGAATCTTGTACTCAAGCGACATGAAGACTTTATGCTTCTGCCCAGGAGGAAAAACTGGACATGTGACGATTCCGGAAGGCGTAACTAAAATAAAAGATATGGCTTTCTATAGTTCTGAGATACACTCTGTAAAATTACCAGACACCTTGCAGGACATAGGTTCGCGGGCATTTCAGCTTTGCCATAATCTCACGCATATTGATTTTGGTAATGGAATCAAAAGGCTTGGCGCAAATGGACATTGTCAAATATTTGATGTTTGTAATAGCCTGGAGTCTGTGGAATTTCCGGCGCAGATAGAGTATATTGGCCACGATTGCTTTGAAAACTGTAAAAAATTAAGAAATGTAAAGTTTAATGAAGGCTTGCAGGAAATAGGCCCTGAAGCATTCATGGACTGTGAAAGTCTTAAAAATGTGGAATTTCCAAGCACGCTGAAAAAAGTTGGGAAGAGGTCATTCACCGCAACAGATGGCGTCAAATGGCTTAAGCTAAAGATAATACCATCTGGATTTGTGCATGCATTCATAAGTAATGCTGGTCCGTGTGGCCAAAGATATATGGATGTGGATTACAATGGGAAACATTTTGCAATACCGAAACGCATGGATACTTGCAGGCTGTCAGAATGTGTACAACGATTTGAGTCTGAATATATCTCCTGGCGTGGACTGACTGACGACTTTCTGGATTCACTGTACCTATACTCACGTTCCAAGATTGAAAAACATCTGTGCGCTATGGTAGCATACAAATATACCAGAAAAGAACAGATAAAAAAAGATATATATGGACGGTGTAATACGAGCACAGTTCACGGTATAACTGAGCCGGAACGTGTGTTGCTAGCCCTGGATGAGAAAGACCTTTCTGAAAAAGAGTTTGTGGATTGTCTGAACACTGGATTCGTGGATGCAAGACCTGAACTGATAGATGAGGTCAAGAAGAAGGGGTGGAATATAGCAGTAGCATATATTCTGGATAAATCAAAAGAACCTGAAAAAGTAAATCTATCTCTTTAATTTTGATGAGAAGGCTGGCAGCAGCCTTCTTTTTTTTTGCGATACAGAATTAAGCATATTGGACGTATAAAAAAGAAGAAAGGAAATAAAAGAATATGGAAAAAATGAGCAAAGTAAGATATCAAGATTGGCCATCCTCCAATGATACAGAAGAAAAGAGATGGAGTAAAGACGGAGTTAAAATGAGCGGGAACACAATTGTGGCTATTGATGTAACCAAAAAGAAAGTGACCATTCCGCCATATGCTACGAATACTGAATGGAAGAACCTTTGGGGACTTGAATGTCTGGAAATATCCAGTATTAACCTGCTGGCTCAATTTACGCACCTTCCCAAAAAATTGATTCTAAACGACCCGAATGCGTTGAAACTTGATGAAACGGACATTTTTTGCAGACACAATGTAAATTCCGTTGCCAAGATACAGTCTGTATTAGGCCAGGATGGAATGGAGTGGATGGAATTGAATGGAAGTAAAGATTATATTACAAAAGATGGCATTTTGTATACAAAAGATATGAGAAGTTTACTGAGATGTCCTGCTGCAAGAGCGGGTGAAGTTGTTATCCCTAAAGGCGTCAAGTTCATTAATGAAAAAGCATTTAGTCATTGCGAATGGATATCTTCCGTAGTTTTTCCTGATTCCCTGGAGGCAATCGGCCAACAGGCGTTTGCCGGCTGTCACAATCTTAAACACATTGAGTTTGGAAACGGAATTAAAAAAATAAACTGCCGCTGCTTTGAGTTATGCTGGGGATTGGAAGAAATCAATCTTCCGAAACAGTTAGAGATAATCGATTATGGAGCATTTTCAGGATGTAAGCTTCGCAAAATAACTTTTGCAGAAAACGGTGTGAAATATATTGGGGATAATGCTTTTAACGGAAAAGACCTTGGTGAGGTTACGCTTCCTGAATCACTGGAATATATCGGTGCACAAAACTTCCAAAGTGTAAAGCACATAATACATCTAAAAAGTGTTCCAAAACGCTTCGTGATAGCTATAACTGGAAGCTCGTTTATGCGTTCTTTCTATGAAGACCCAATGCAGAATATGATTGTCCTGGATATAGACGGAAAACAGCTCTATATGCCGCGTACATTGAAACTCGGAACAGAACATCTTGTGCAGAAAATACTTCATGATAAAATAGAAGACTCCTACGGTATAATGTTTCTTTACGCTAATTCTGGACGTTGTAAACTGGTTGTTGCTGCCATGTCTTACATCGCTGGAAGCCGTAACGCAAAACTTGTTAAATTCGTGAAAGAAAACGAGAAAGCAATTTCTAATACGCTCCTGGCATACGGCCACATAAAGGAACTTTCAGAATTTATACAGACTGGTTTTGTTTCGCACCGTACGCTGTCTCTTATGCTTAAAGCATTGGAAGATGGAACTGACACAAACGCTGCACTTAAAAACAATCCAGAAGCATCAATGCTGCATGATGAAGGAAAACAAACTACTGCAAAGGCGTATATCTTAAAGGCGCTGAGCGAGCAGAAAAATAAAAATAATGAAGAATTGCATATTTCCTGACTGTAAGAGCCGGCTTTGCCGGCTCTTTTTTTTCGTACAAGTATTTCTGCATTGTAACTGTTTTTGCAAATTCTGCATATTAAACGTATACAGATTGACTCAATGGAGAACGGGGAATCCCCGGCCGACCAAAAGTCGTCCGCGGGTCAAAGGTTCCGGTTTTAACTTCGCACGCGGGTCTGAATCCCCGTTCGAAACACGCTTCGCTCAGCCTTACGGCTTCGCTCGCCGCACTTCATGCTGGTTATATTTATTCTGGTAACGAGTCCAGCTTTGCTGGCGAGTTATCATTTTTAATCTGGTACCGACTCCGGCAAAGCAGGGGAGGTATCGAAAGGAGGAATAAAATGAGAAACAGATGTATGTTTGAAAAAATGGCAGCCGGGATGGCGCTTGCGGTGACGATGATGGCCGGTGCAGCGATGCTGCCTGAAAGCGGGCATGAGCTGATAGTCAGGACTTATGCCGCAGATGCGAGTAATCAGAATAGCCAGAATATTTCGGGAGGAGGTACCAGTACTGAGGATAAAATAGACGAAACAGGCAGTAAAGCGGGATGTGCGGAGAATAACGAAAACAGCGACGACAGAAGTGGAATTTACGACTTCAAGGATAATAAGACGGCCGGAGCTGTGGCCATCACCAAGAAATGGGATGGCGGACTGACCAATGCGGAGCGTGAAATCCCGGATATGTATTTAAGCACTGGAAGGCCGAGCAAGAGCACGAAGGGGTACACCGTCACATTCCACGGGAACGGGATAAAATTTGCCGACGGGACCGACGAGAATATGGTAGTTTATAACTCTTCCGGGCAGATTGTGGAGGGGAGTTATAAAGAGGCGGTAGGAACCGGAGTGGCGTGGTATGCGAATGAAGCGTGTACGCAGAAAATAGAAATTTCTGATACTGGCATACCGCAGGTTGAACTGACCGGGGATGTGGATTTGTGGGCGAAAGAGATGACGTTTGAGATTAAAGGATATAATGACAACTATCAACAGAGAACGGGGAATCCTCGGCCGACCAAAAGTCGTCTGCGAATCAAAGGTCCCGGTTTTAACTTCGCACGCATGTCTAAATCCCCGTTTGAAGTCTGGTTACGAACGCGAAGCGCAAGCTATAAACAACAATATAATGATTTCAATTCTTTAATCCCAAATACGGTTACTGAAATCGTGTTTACCGATGAGGTAAAACCAAAAGACAAAGCGACCATTGACGTTGACGCAGACGGGGATGGGGGTGTTGTCGCATGGCTGGATGATGATGCCAGAACAGTCATGAAGGTGTCTACGCAGATTCCGGGCGTAAAAGTACAGGCGGCGAAAGACAGCGAAAATATGTTTTTCAATAGAAGCAAGCTTCAAAAAATCGTCTTTAAAATGCTGGATACGCAAAACGTGACGGATATGTGTTCCATGTTCAACGGCTGTTCTGGCCTGACAAGCCTGGATTTAACACCACTGGATACGCAGAACGTGACGGATATGAGTGGCATGTTTTACAAATGCTCCGGTCTCACGAGTCTGGATTTAACGCCATTAGATACACAGAACGTGACAAATATGAGAGACCTATTCGGACTCTGCTCCGGCCTCACGAGCTTGGATTTGTCTCCGCTGGATACACAGAAGGTAACGGATATGAGTTACATGTTCTACCACTGTCTCGGTCTGATAAGCCTGGACTTAACCCCACTGGATACGCAGAATGTAACGGACATGGGTTCTATGTTTTCCAGATGCTCTGGCCTAACAAGTTTAGATTTGTCACCGTTGGATACTAAAAAAGTGTGGGATATGAAATCCATGTTTGACGACTGTTCTGGTTTGACAAGCCTGGATTTGTCTCCGCTGGACACGCAGAATGTGACGGATATGAGTTACATGTTTTACGGATGCTCCGGTCTAACAAGTTTAGATTTGTCACCGTTGGATACTAAAAAAGTGTGGGGTATGGACTCCATGTTCTACGGCTGCTCCGGCCTCACAAGTCTGGACTTAACCCCACTGGATACGCAGAATGTGACGTATATGTATGCCATGTTCTACGACTGCTCCGGCCTCACAAGTCTGGATTTGACGCCGCTGGATACGAAAAACGTGACGGATATGCATTCCATATTCTACGGCTGCTCCGGCCTCACAAGTCTGGACTTAACCCCACTGGATACGCAGAACGTGACGGATATGTATGGAATGTTCTACAACTGCCATAGTCTGACAAGCCTGGATTTGACGCCGCTGGATACATCAAAAGTGACGGATATGACGTACATGTTCGCCGGCTGCTCTGGTCTCACCAGCCTCACCACAGGCACCACATTCAAATTTGTTGGCACGGACTATGAACTTTCCGGCACATGGCAGAACACCGCCGGCGAAACCTTCACCTCCGAAAAGTTCCCCTCCAACGTTGCCGACACCTACACAAAAATTTCATCTTAACGCATTAACTCACATCAAACCTGTAGCGATACGCGCTGCAGGTTTTTTTGTATATTCTTTTCGTTTGTTTATTAATTTGTAAATGGGTGTATTTATCTGTAGCTTTTTTTTGCATATTAGATATATATGAATTGATTCAGAAGGAGGAATAAAATGAAAAACAGATGTATGTTTGAGAAAATGGCTGCCGGAATGGCGCTGGCGGCAGCGGTAATGACCGGTGCAGCGGTAATACCTGGAAGTGGGTATGGGCTGGTGACTAACGTTTATGCCGCAGATATAAGTAATCAGAATAGTCAGAATATTTCGGGGGGGGGTACCAGGAGTGAAGATAGCGTAGATAAAACAGATGAAACGAGTAGCAAAGAGGGTGATGCGGAAACTGGCACGGAGAACAGGAAAGACAGCGGTACCAGTGAAGGTATCTACGACTTCAAGGATAACAAGACAACCGGTACCATAACCATCACCAAGAAATGGGATGACGGGCTGACCAATGCAGAACGTGAAATCCCGGATATGTGTTTAAGCACCGAAAAGCCGAGCAAGAGCACGAAAGGATATACCGTTACGTTCCACGGAAACGGATTGAAGTTTGCAGACGGGACCGATGAGAATATGGTGGTTTACAACTCTTCCGGGCAGATTGTGGAGGGGAGTTATAAAGAAGCGGTCGGGACCGGGGTGGTGTGGTATGCAAATGAAGCGTGTACGCAGAAAGTAGAGATTTCTGATGACGGTGTGCCGCAAGTTGAACTGACCGGGGATTTGGATTTATGGGCGAAAGAGATGACGTTTACACTCGTAAGCGGAAGAGGTTTTAATGATAAAATACCAAATATTGCTACCGAGGTTATTTTTACCGACGAAGTAAAACCAAAAGGCAAAGATGTTATTGATGTTGATGCGGACGGAGATGGCGGTGTTGTCGCATGGCTGGATGATGATGCGGGAACGGTCATGAAAGTGTCTACACAGTTTCCGGGTGTAAAAGTACAGGCGGCGATAGACAGCGGATATATGTTTAGTAACCGAAGCAATCTTCAAAAAATCGATTTAAAGATGCTGGATACGCAGAAGGTGACGGATATGGATTACATGTTCTACAACTGTTCTGGCCTGACAGGCCTGGACTTGACACCGCTAAACACATCAAACGTGAAGAGCATGGAGGATATGTTCTACGATTGCTCAGGCCTGACAAGCCTGAACTTGACTCCGTTAGATACACAGAATGTGACGGATATGTATGGAATGTTCTACTACTGTTCCGGTTTAAAAAGCCTGGATTTAACTCCGTTGGATACATCAAAGGTGACGGATATGAATTCCATGTTCTACTACTGTTCCGGTTTGAAAAGCCTGGATTTAACTCCGCTGAATACACAGAACGTGACGAATATGGGCGCCATGTTCTCCGGCTGTTCTAGCCTCACGAGCCTGGACTTGTCGCCGTTGAACACACAGGAAGTAACAAGTATGGGCGCCATGCTCTCCGGCTGTTCTAGCCTAACAAGCCTGAATTTGTCCCATATGGATACACAGAACGTGACGGATATGAGCCAAATGTTCGATAAATGCTACAAACTCACTAGTCTGGATTTGTCTCCTCTGAATACACAGAATGTGACAGATATGCGTTGGATGTTCTCCGGCTGCTCCGGCCTAACTAGTCTGGATTTAGCTTCGCTGGATACACAGAAGGTGACATCTATGAGCTATATGTTCTGCGATTGCCCCCGTCTGACTAGCTTGGACTTGTCGCCGCTGGATACGCAGAACGTGACAAATATGAGTTACATGTTCTACAACTGTTCTGGCCTCACAAGTCTGGATTTATCATCACTGAATACACAGAACGTAACGTATATGAGTTACATGTTCTACAACTGTTCTGGCCTCACAAGTCTGGATTTAACGTCCCTGGATACGCAGAAGGTAACGTATATGGATTACATGTTTTCCGGTTGCTCCCATCTGACCAGCCTAGATTTGTCTTCACTAAATACGCAAAAAGTGGCGAACATGAATCACATATTCTCCGACTGTTCCGGTCTGACAAGCCTGGATTTGTCTCCGTTGGATACGCAGAACGTAACGAATATGTGGTCCATGTTCGCCAATTGCTCCGGTCTGACAAGCCTAAACTTGACACCGCTGGATACACAGAAGGTGACAAATATGAGTAGTATGTTCTACGGCTGTTCTGGCCTGACAAGCCTGGATTTGACGCCGTTGGACACACAGAAAGTAACAAGTATGGAAGGCATGTTCTACAATTGCTCCGGCTTTACTAGCCTGGACTTGTCTGCGCTGGATACACAGAAAGTAACGAATATGAGCCAAATGTTCTCCGGCTGCTCTGGTCTGACTAGCCTGGATTTGTCATCATTAAATACACAGAATGTGACGTATATGGGCTACATATTCTATAACTGCTCCTCCCTCACCAGCCTAACCACCGGCACCACCTTCAAATTCGTCGACACGGATTACTATCTCTCCGGCACCTGGCAAAACACCGCCGGCGAAACCTTCACCTCCGGAAAGTTTCCCTCTAACGTTGCCGACACCTACACAAAAATATCTTAATCCAATCTATCTACAACAACATAACACTACGCGCAACAGAGCGGCCAAAGGCCGCTCTGTTGCTTGCCTTACCTCTTTTTTTATTCCTTTTCTATTCATTTTCTCCACTGTCAACCATCCACCATCCATCTTTCCATCTTTCCTTTTATCTTTTCCTCTTGCTTTTTGTCTTTTTTTCTATTTCTCATATTAATCATGTAACACAAACAAAGGTTAACAAAGAAAGGAAATGGAAAACTATGAAAAAACTGAACGATTTCGGAGCAAAAATTGGCGGAGCAAAGAAAGACTTATGGGCACTTTTTAACACACTTTCTGATGAGGAACAGGGCGAAATGGCCAGGAAGTCAAAGATTTGGAAACTGCCAAATTACCGGGCAATGATTGAAGAAGGTACGCCAAAAGAAGTATGCTTCTGGCAGAACCAGATGCGTAAGGCTGTTGTATCCAGACCGGAAGCAAACGCAAAGGCATATGTCAGATTCGTGCTGGCATTTAAGTCAGACGTAGAAGCGTGCAATACGATAGACGAGGTTAAGGCATTTTATGCCGGGAACCCGGATATCGTTGAGTCTAAAGGCGTTTTTGAGTATCTGAGAAAGGCTTCGGAGAATCCTAAGGACAAGCACTGGGTTTACGCGGATAGCGAAACGAAACCATTTTTTGACGGCAGTAAAGTGCTTCGTTATGTATATAGCACAAAACGTATTTCAAAAGACTGCGCAGAAAGCGACTTCCTTATGAGAAGAGAAGATAAAGAGGCAAAAAAATACTATGTGTTTGAAGCAAAAGCGGAGAATATTGAAACTAAGCCATATAACAAGAAAGGTGTTTTTGCAAATACGGTAAAAAGCAGCACTTGTATTACCACTTTCTTTGACAAGGTCAATTATTCTGAGCTGGTAGAAGAGTCTCCAGATGATTGCCTGTATATTGCCATGTACGACAGAACAAAAATCGGAGTATATACTTCCTGCGAAAATGCGAAAAAAGCCATTGAAAGCAAAAAAGAAAAAAATGCGGGAAAGAAAGAGGCAGAAAAGAAAGAAGCATTTCTTCCGCCACATCTTTCAGAGATTGAAAGGACAGGAAGCGATTACAGTTACTTCAGATTTACTGCTGGAAATGTATTGATGGCAAGATATGGACTGCGTGGTGGCGAGTTCGGAAACTATACTTCTTCAAAAGACAGAGTGGGAAGTATTAACATGGCTTATGATGGTTTTGAAGACCTCTATAAGGCCTTAGGTATTTCACATCGGGACATCAGCCTTGGTGGTGAACTGGCAATCGCATTCGGCGCAAGAGGCCGTGGCTCAGCAATGGCTCATTATGAACCGGATAGAAATGTCATCAATATGACTAAAAAACGTGGCGCCGGCTCACTGGCTCACGAATGGGCTCACGCTATGGATGCTTATCTTGGAAAGAAACTTGGGCTGTATGGATATATGTCAGAGAATGTGAAATCAGACAAGGTCTTTGCATCTGCAAAAGAGCTTCTTACGGCATTTGAAAAACAGGATGGAAAAGAAACTGCATTTTATGCAGCATCCAAAAACTTTGATGGGGCTTATAAAAAGGCCGGAAACGGTTATTGGTCATCGGCCCCTGAAATGTTTGCAAGGGCTTTTGCATGCTATGTCAGGGATAAACTTGGAGACAGAAAGTCAGACTATCTTGTAGGTCACTCTGAAGCGGCTTCTGATGGCGTTAGCGTGGCGATTCCTGTCGGGAAAGAAAGAGAAGTCATCGATAAGAAATTCGATGCTTTTATCGCCGATATGATTAAACTTGGTTACTTTTCAAAAGAGAAGAGCAGCACAGAAAATCCGACAGAATGCGACGATTCACCAGAAATTGTGGATATTATCTTCTACGAGGATAACGGTGGCCAGCTGATGTTTTGCTAGTTTTTAACGAAGAACGGAAAATCCCCGGCCGACAAAAAGTCGTCTGCGGGTTAAATGCTCCGGTTTTAATTTCGCACGCGGGTCTGAATCCCCGTTCGAAGTCAGGTTACGAGCGCGAAGCACGAGTTATCAAAGGGCGGAACTTTTTCCGCTCTTTTTTTTGCAGCAAAAAAAAGAAGTCCCGGCGCAAAGGCCGGGGCATTCTAAAGCTGAAGTTTTTTGGAAGCGTTTTTTGGTGCTTTTTTCTCAATCTCTGCTAAAATGTATGCCGCGAGAGCATTCATGTTGTTTTCGTGTGCTAATTTCAGGAATTTTTCAAGAGAACTCTTTGCAAAAAATCCAAGTTGGAAGAACTTGACGAGTTTTTCCTCTTTTCCTTCGTTGAAATACCGTTTCACGATGCTCTGCCTTGAGCGTTTCAATGCATTGCGGTATATGTCTTTTTTGGTAATATCGTAGAGTTCAAAGGCTGTATCCTGAACAAGTGCGTTACTGAAACATAAGGCATACAGACTGTCAATCCAATCTGTGTCAGCTGCTTTTGGAGAAAACATGCGGAAACATTCATCCAGTTGTGAGATGACTTCTTTTGACATGGTTTTTGGAAGATAAAACGTATAATCTTTGTCATCTTCAGTTACGATAAGTTTGAAGGTGAGTCCTATCTTATTGTATGTTGATGTGTCATTGTATGCATTCAATACAGACAGCAGGATTCCTTCCGGCGCTCGGTCATACACATGTAATTCTTTAATGAATCTGCCAAAATTATTTGCTTTCACGGTTTTTAGTGTCCTGGGTACAGTTAATGTATCCGCAGCAATATCGTTAAACGTGGTATCGCCAATAATCTCCAGGCCTTCATGAAGGACAACTTTTTTTAAATTGCAGCATGAGAACATCATGCTTGACAATACCTTTATCCATGACGGAATTTCAAGCTCTTTGAGTCCTCTACACCCATAAAATTGGCCCATATCACCAAATCTGCTGTAATCGTCAATGGTATGATTAAATTTGATATCTGTAAGTTGCCTGCAGTCAGAAAACGCATAAGTCCCAATTCTGAATAAGGACTCAGGGAATTTTACAGACTCAATCTTGCTTCCTGCAAAAGCATTATACAGTATATATTCTGTCCCTTCCGGTACATCGTAATGACCATCACGTCTATTTGGATATTTAATAAGGACTTTCTTGTCTTTAGTATATACCACACCGTCCACAGTACAGAATCTATCGCTATTTTTAGCTATACGATACGCCTTAGCGTAGATGTCTGAAAGGTAGTCTAGTAAATCGTTTACAGATAAATTTAGCCTGTTGTTGATGACCAGTGTGTTGAAACTTGTGCCTTTCAATTTGTTTAACTGGTCCGGCTTGCTGAAAACGACCTCCTCGATGTCATCCGCATTTTTAATATATACACCGGTGGCATCATCGGGGATAACTGCCATATCTGCAGTACGGTCAATTCCTACTACCGTTTTACCAATCAAGAATACGCCATTTACAAATTGCTTTCTTCCGAATTCAAGCGCAGAACCGGCAAAAGAATTACCTTGGGCGATAATCTGCTCTGGGATATTTTTGATATGCTCTGAGAGACAGCCCTCAAAGGCATACGACCTTACGAGTTCAATATTTTCCATATCTATAACGAAATCTTTGTCATGATAAAAGGAATTGAACAAAATACCTGTTTCTTTGCTGATAAGCATTGGCCCAGATTTAAAATTACGGCTATACGAGATAACCTTCTCAATATTTGGAAACATGGAGTTGTAAATCTCAATGCTTTGGACTCCCGCGTTAATGACAATGGTCTTGATGTTTGGAAACTGCTTCATTACGTTCTTCAAAAGATAGCCAGAACCGCTATAGGTATGGCTTTCGTCTATGAATGTAAGAGTAGTAGCGGATTCCGGGACATCAAGGTTTTTGCATGTATAACCATATACACCTTTTTCAAAATAAAAAACAGCTCCTTCTGGCGAATTTAATGTTGTTAGCATTTCTTTTCTTCCTTTCTTTGTTTTTTTGTACATACAATATGCGATATTCTCGAGTATAAGAAAAACCCGGCATGTGCCGGGCTTAGATTGGTTAGATTCTGAAAGATGTTGTTTTTCTTTTTTTCTTATTGCTGCTTTTCTGCTGCATCTCAAGGATGTAGGAAGTTGCTGTCTTCATTCCGTTTTTTTGTGTTGTTTTTAAAAGAGTATTTAAGACGCGCTCGGAAAGGAATCCGAGCCCGACAAATTTGGCCAGCTGTTTTTCCTGATTTTCTTTTAATAGACGGTTCACGATTTTTCTTGAATGGCTTTTCAGGTAAGCAGCCGCTTCTTCATTGCTAGAATCGTGTTGATACATAGCAATGGCAGTGTCCTGTGTGATAGCGTCATCGTCGCAATATATGAACAGGCTGTTAAAGTAAGACTGCGGAAATAAACGCCATGAAAAATTTGAAAGTCTAAGGTCTAGGCTGGAAGTAACATTACCGATGTATATATATCGTGGAATATATAATGTTTTTTTGCCTTTATCATCAGTTATGACAAGCTTAAGCAGTAAATTATCAACATCAATGTCTCTGTCGGGACGGCCGGCGTTGCGTCTGCAGCGGCTGACCATATTTGATATAAGGCCTTCCGGTATCCTTTCATACACATTGATTGTTTTTGCTTTATTAAAATTATTACCGCACATCTTTTTTAATGAGCGGGGAAGCGTAATTTCTTCAAAATCAACAGAATCAAACGCCCAGCCGGAAATCGTATCCACCCCTTCTTCTAATTCGAGGCTTTTAAATTCGCATCCACTGAACATTGACGCTCCGATTGTCTTAATGTACGCCGGGATTTTTAACGTTTTAAGGCTTGTACATCTTGCAAAGATGTTTGAACCCCCTTTATCGTCATAATCGCTAATGCCTCTTCCAAACCCTATATCTGACAGGTCATGGCAATCACAAAAGGCTGCATATCCGATTTCTGTTACAGAATCGGGAATCTTCACTGACGATATCCTGCTGTTTATAAAAGCGGAGTCATAAATCACTTCTGTTCCTTCCGGTATTTTATATGCCCCTTCGCGGCCAGAAGGATATGCGATGAGTTTCTTTTTGTCTTTTGTAAAGATGACGCCATTTATCGAACAATAGAATGGATTGCTATCCCTAACGAACAGGTTGAAGGCATTTGGACGTTTTGCATACGTCCTTATGTCTGGCATTTCTATGTATTCATCTGTGTCAATGATTACGCTGTCAAGGAACAGGCTGCTGTCACTGAACGCGTTAAGGTTTTTGACGTTTGCAGTTTTTATACACTTAATATTGTTTATATTTGTGTCTGCTCCCGTGTATATAGACTTGATACCATCAGGCAGTGTGATTTCTGTTGCACCAGGCTCAATATCAACAAGGACCGCGCCGATGGTACATATGCCATTAGTGAATGGTTTTTTTTCAGCGAATATGGAATATGCAAAAGCATTATCATTAATTTTGGCTACGTTATTGCTGTTAACGATATCAACTGATTTACAACCTTCAAAAGCAAAGCTGTCTATCAAAATGACATCGTGCAGGTCAACCACTTCGTCCTGATTTCGGCAGAATGTATTTTCAAGCCTCGCTTCGTTATACCCGGTCTTTATCAGCATACTTCCGGTGGCATATGAGTAGCTGCGTGAAGATACCCTTCTGACGTTCGGAAACATCATATTGCTGATGTCAATATCGTCAACGCCTTGCTCAATCACGATTTCTTTGATGTTTGGGAACTGTTTTTTCACATCTCGCAAAAAATACGACGGTGCAAATACTCCATACTGTAAATTGCTGATAGAAGCATCCCTCATGCGAGCAAACGTCAAGGCAGTAACATCATCGTCAATATCAATGTCAACGCATTTTCCTCGTTCTGCTATATAAAATGTAACACCTTTCTGTACAGAAACTTTTTGAACCATTTCAGTTTCTCCTTTCTTTGTAAAAAAAATATTCAAAAATAATATGCAAGATTTCTCTGACAAGAAAAATCGCAAAAAACGATTCTGCGGACAAAATTTCAGCATATTGGATATGTAAAAAACAAAAAGAGGCTGATGAGAAGCCGAAAAAGGAGAAAATAATGATGACAATAGAAGAGATTGATAAAGGACTAAAAGAGAACGGATATATCCCAAACGATGATATCTGCTACGCTGTATTTGAGGCACTGTCACTGCAGAAACCAATTCTGATTGAGGGTGACCCGGGCGTCGGTAAGACATCACTGGCGATTGCTGTTTCCAAAATGCTCAGCCTGCCGTTTCTGCGCCTGCAGATGTATGACGGATTAACAAAAGATGAAATCCTGTATGACTACGACTACCAGCGGCAGCTGCTGACATTGGAGGCAGTAAAACCCAAAATCAATGAAGAAATCAAGGGCATGGACGTAAATGCTGCCATCAGAAAAGTAGCAGGAGATGTAAATTTCTATGGAGAAGAGTTTCTGATTCCACGTCCAGTACTGCAGACCATTAACGGGACGGGAAAGAAACTGCTGCTGATTGATGAGATAGACAAGTCTTCGGAAGAGACCGAATATATGCTGTATGAATATCTTGAAGGATATGGAATCAATATCCCACAGCTGGGACCGGTAAATTGCCCGGAAGGCCAGAAGCCGGTTGTGTTCCTGACGTCTAATGGATACCGCGAATTATCAGGTGCAATGAGAAGGCGCTGCGGGTACCTCTATATCAAGAAAAAGACCAGGGAAGAGATTATTGAAATCCTGAAGAATAATGCAAAAGTTAACGACAAAGTGGCAGCCGGCATCGCATCATGCATTGTATCCCTGCAGGAGGAGCACCTGAAACATCCCGTATCTATTTCGGAGGCGGTCGATTGGGCGAACTTCCTGAAAAATGATGCAAATAAAGACATGGTCATGAAATCTATCGGACTGCTGGCAAAAGACAGAAGAGACATGGGAATTATCCGGAAGGCGGTTGAAACATACGCAGGAGATATTGCTGTAGAGTAAGGAGGGGGTTTGTTTGAATTGGATTGATTGTGAGGTATGTTTATTTTCCGAACAGTGTGATGGTCCCGATTATGCCCCACTTTGTATGGACTTTGATGACTATGAGTTTGATGACTATTGCGACAATTCTAATCCTTCGCAAGGTGTTGTAGGAGACCGGGCCCCGGTAATCCCGGAAGTAACGGCGGATACGCCTTCCTACCTATACGAATTCATCTTTGAGGCATGTGAATATTTTAGCAGCGCAGGCTATATCTGTAATGCTTCAGAAGTGTTTTCCGTTATCAGTGATATGCGCGGAAAGGTAAATATCAAACGACTCCTTTCCACAATGCTTGTACATAGTTATCAGGAGTCAGCCGCTTTTGATAAGATTTACAGTGAATTCCTTGAAAAATATTACTACCGGCACCGCGAAGAACGGGAAGCAAAAGATGAGCACGAAAAAAATAAGAAAAAAATGAATGAAAAACTGCAGCGCCTGACAGGAAGGCAGCATGAGCTAAAACAACAGCAGGAAGAAGGGCAGAAAGAATCAAAAGAAGCTAGAAAAGCAGAGCAGACGCAGGAACAGCAGAAAGGTATTAAGAATCTGGAAGAATGCCTGGAAGGCCAGAAATCGTTAAAAGAATTCGTAAAAATAGTAAAAAGCGGCATAAAACCTGAGCAAAGTCAGTTAATGCGTGAAGTTAAAGCTGCTTCCATGAAAGCGTGTACGAAACCCAACAGCAGCGAAATCATGGCGGCTATCCGGGAACGTGGAAAACAGCTGAAAGCAATCAAGGAAAAAGCCAAGAGCTTGAGTACACAGATTGCTCAGACGGAAAATGATATCAATACAATGCAAAAGAGAATGCAGGAAGAAGACGCAAAGTTCCAGCGCAAAATGAATGAGATTGTGAAGGAGCAATCTAATATGCATCGTGCTGAATTCAATAAAGCGCTTGCCAGGAATGCAGTAAGGTCCAAACATGCCGGTGACATTGTACTGGATAAAGACTTCGCAAAAATGAATGATGCAGAGAAGCGGCAGATTGCAGACTATATCAAAGACAATGCAAGGAAATTCCGGACAAAAATGTCACGGAAGATTCGGGCAAACCGTTCATCTAAGATTGATATCCCGGCTACGATAAAGAAAAGTTGCCAGACTGGCGGCATCCCGTTAAGACTTATACACCAGAAGCCAGTGAGACAGAAGTCAAACCTGATTCTGATTCTTGATGTGTCTGGGTCCTGCAAGAATGCCTCTGAAATGATGCTGGTGTTTATGCATGCAATGAAGGAAGTGTTTCCCGGTGGATGCAAGACTTACGCTTTTACGAATCGTCTTTATGATATTTCAAAATTCTTTGAAACAGACAACCCGAATGAAGCAGTGAAAGCCGTTATGGATGCGATACCGAGGGCGGGTGCCTATTCTAACTATGAAATCCCGTTCAGAACGTTCTACGACGAGCACATGAGTGAGGTGACTGGCGATTCTTACATTTATTTCATCGGTGATGCGAGAAATAACAAAAATGCCAGCGGTGAAGACTATGTGAAAGCAATTGCGAGAAAGGCAAAAAAAGCGTTCTGGCTGAATACAGAGAAGACGGAAGAATGGAATCACGGCGATTCTATCATTGGAACATATGCAAAATATATGACAAAGGTGGCACAGACGGTGACGCCGGCGGAATTGCTGGGATTTTTGGAGAGGTAAGAATAGAGGGCTGCCACGCAAGCACGCTGCGGGCCCCTTGCAGTTTTTGCTTCTGTCTGCAAAGACGGGCTTTTGTCAACGAAGAACGGGGAATCCCCGGCCGACCAAAGGTTCCGGTTTTGACTTCGCACGCGGGTTTGAATTCCCGTTCGTGCACTGCACTCAGCCTTGCAGCTTCGTTTGTCAGCAGCAAAAGCCGCTTGGTTATATTTATTCTCTGTACTCAGCCTTATCGATGGGCGGGAAACCCGCCCTCGTCTGGTACACGCGAGCATAGCTCGCGGTATCACGGCTTCGTTTGTCAGCCTCTGCGAGGCTTGGTAACGAAGGCGTAAGGCTGAGTTATCATGAAAAGAATTCCGCATATTAAGTGCAGAAGCAAAAAGAAAGGAGCAAAAAAAATGCCAAAATCAGCTAACGAAGAAGTCAGGACGATTTACCGGCCGCCGTATTCTGTAGATGCATCGGCGAGTGCTAAGATGCTGAAGAAATACTACGACGCCAGGAAAGACGGAGAAATAGTAGACGTGGTGACTCTGACAGAGCCATATAATATAATCGGAAGTAATGCTTTTGATTTCTGCCATGTTAAAGAGATTACTATTCCGGATACCGTGACACAATTGAATCGTTTTGCTTTTGCTGACTGCAAAACGCTAAAAAAAATCACGCTCGGAAAAGGTATTAAAAAATGTGGGGAGGACCTAACTTTCCGGTCAGACGTGCAGGAAATCGTCTGGACAAAACCAATTAAGGAAGATGTAGACGATGCATTGTCGTCATTACTGTATGGATTAATCCGGGAAGAATCTTCAATATTCTACCGGACAGACGAAATCCGGCTAAACAAAGGGAGAATATTTCTCAATACAGGAAAAGCACAGAAAACCTTTCTGCTGACATATGGCGGCAGAAGCATAAGACTTCCAAAGTGCATTAACAAATACCTCAACATGTTTGTCATCCAGGATATGGTGTACGCGGCTCTCGCCAGCGGTACAGATAAGACAAGCCGGTCTCTGTCATACCGTCTCATTTTTAGAATGATGCAGGATTTTCAGAACAAAGCGAGCGTTGCACTGGAGCTGTACATCCTGGAAGGTTCGTCAGATGCGAAAAGATACCTCCAAAACAATGCGGCGAAAATCGCAAAAGCATTTGCGGAGTGCGGAGATGATGTTGCATTGTCAAAATTTGTATCTCTTGGCCTGATGGATGCAGAAGCGCTGCTGTATACACTGCCAGTCGCGCAGGAGAAGGAATTGCAGACATCCGTATCGTATCTGCTTGATGAGATGCGAAAATGCGGACTTGCAGTGCCGGATTCTCTGAGTTTGTAAGTTCTTTAACATTTGACAAGCCGCTGCCAATCCGGCAGCGGCTTTTTTACTAAAAATCCAGTATATTGTACATATAAACACAAAAAGGAGAAATAATATGGATTTTGCATTTTATACAGACGCAGAAAAGAAACTAAAAGAACTGCGTTCAAAAGAAGAAAAAATAGAGATAAAAGAAGGTACAAAAATAATCGGCTCGTTTGCGTTTCGTGCCCCAAATGCCAAAGAGATTGTACTTCCTGATTCAGTTGAGACGATACAGATGTATGCATTTGGGAATTGTGAAAATCTTCAAAAAGTTGTTTTTGGGAAAGGAGTAAAGTGTATTTTTCCAGACATATTTAGTGGGTGTCATAACCTTTCCGAAATTGAATTTGCAGGAGATAAGGACCCGGATTTTGCGTTTGAGAATGGAGATGTAAGCGGAAGAGTGGCGTTGCTGCTTGACTTGACTCAATTTATTATGAACCTGAATGTAAGACCGAAATCAGTTTTCCAGCACATTGAGAATTTTCAGTTATGTGATTTGATGATGGAAAAATTTCTCACAGCAAAAATTCCACAGATGACAATCAAGATTACAGCTGGAGAAAAGAGTCTGCGTCTTCCAGTACCAATTCCAAAATATAAGGATTACGTGCTTGATGGGCTACTGCGTGATTGGTTAAAAGAAGTACACAGTTCAGTTTTTCGCAACAGGCTAACATTGTTAACGTCATTTGTCAACACTCCTGATACCAATTACGCGCTGGCGTTAGAGCTCTATCTTCTTGATGGTGATGCAAATGCACTGAGATACCTGAAAGAGTGGACATATTCTGAAATGATACATATTGTCAAATCTGGGAAATATGAAATAGTAAAAGATATTTTAAAGCTTGATTTCTTCACCGATACTGAGTTAAAATCGATGATTCAATACTTAAGCGAAAATAACATGATAGAGGCAATGGCTCATGTCATGGAATATGTAAAGGATGGGAATTTCAAAACAGATTTTTATTTGTAGATGTTAGCGCCGCAGTTTTCTGCGGCTCTTTGTGTGCATTTTTTTACTTATTTTTTCTTTCTGATACAAATTTCCAGCATACTACAAGAAACAAAAAAAATATAAAAAAGGAGAAAAAGAAAATGCTAAAAAGCAACAACACCAAATCATCAACTGGATATGACAGAATAGAGTTCTACGTTGACTTCGTGCAGGTCCTGCTGTCGGCGTTCCTGCTGGGGTATGTAATCGGTAAGGACAAGGCAGAAAAGAAAGGGGAAAAATGATATGCGTACACTAGAAGAAAGAAAAAAACAGGCTGACGAAAACATGGAACGTATTGATACTTTGCTGACAAGAGAACTGGCATTCAGTGTTAAAAGTGGAGATGTCTGCAGCAGTGCTGTTCAAGCGCTTGCGCTGGCAAAAATTGCACTGGAGATGAGCAGCGAAAATCTGCGAAAGGAGGAAAAATGATGCTTACATTTGAGCGAGAATACTTCGAGCGGCCGGTATATGGACCAGACACGCAGTGTGTGATGGACCTGATGGCCGGAAAGATTACGATTAGCGAAGTCCCATTTGCGTATCGTGGAAAGCGTGAATTCAACTGCGCTTTCCAGTATACGAAATCACTGCCGCATGCGCAGGCAGAAATTGAGCGGGAACTCATCAGAAAACAGATGCTGGATGATATTGCGGAATGCCGAAGAAGAGGAAAAAGAGGAGGCAAAAAAGAAAAAGATGTCGTGGAAATTTACACAAGACTGTCTGAAGAGGAAAGACTCGCAAAATTTGCATAACGTTTTGTGCTGTGGTATAGTATATACAACAAGAAGGAGCAGAAGCCCCCACAGACATCAGGCGGATTCGCCGCCGAAATTCCTTTCTTTGTTCGAAAAGGTCGCTGCAGGTTTTGCAGTGGCCTTTTTTCGTATGAATGAAAATCACGCATATTATGTATAAAGTAAAAAAGAAAGGAGTAAGTCTAATGTCTAAAGAAAGAGAAGTGTTATATAAAAATGCAAAATATGTAGTCAGGTTTTTGAAGGTTCATCTTGGAGGAAAAGATGAAATGGCGTCTTATCAGGAGGTCCGGCTCTTTGCGTATGATGAGGTCGGCAAATTAATTGTTGAGCGTGAATTGCTTTTTAGGTGTAATCCGGGATTTATCGTGCCAAGATTCGAAACTTACGAAGAAATCAGAAAATTCTGGAGCTATCCAAATCATGCAAGGCTGGAAGTTCAGCCAAAAACGATATACGACATCAGAGAAATTTAAATCTGCCCACTGGGCAGATTTTTTTTGCCACAAAATACGCTGTTCGTTCTTTTTCTTTCTTCCAAAGAAATTCAGCATATTGTATATGCACAAAAAAACGAAAAAGGAGATTTAAAAAATGGATATTGGAGCATACGCAAGGATTGATGACCTGTCAAACATCCTGGCTTCCGCAGGAGTAGATATCCCGCGCCTCCGCGGCCTGAGATTAATGGCAACAGAAGAAAAGATTTCAGAAGAAGAGATTAAAGAAATGACTGCCTCAGCAGATGTTGATGCGGTTGAAGACCTGGTTAGGTCCTGTCCACCATGGTCAGTTGGTTCTGATTGTCATTCTTACTGTTGGAGAACAGATAAGAACTTAAGACGCTTCCTGGTCTACACTAAGGATGAGAGTGGATACGACAGGCCGACTGCTGTAAGATGGGAAAAAATCCACGGCAAAAGAAGAAAAAAAATTAAGCTACTTACTAAGACACAGGTCAAACGCATCCGGAAATCTATGGATACGTTCAATAAATATGACGGCAGAAAAGACGTGTTGTATGTTCATGCCCGTATTGGCGGAAATAACTGGGTATTTTTTGGCGGTCAGAAGGTAGCAGAGCATCCGGCTTTCATTGAAAGAGTGGATGACTGGTTTGATTCAACTTATTGCGATATCTATCTGAAAGTAGATGAATCTATCGTAGAGCAGTATCTCAAGGAAGAGAAAGAAAGAGAAAAAGAGGCTGAAAAAGAATCCCCTGCACTGTCCGAAGCGGCAGCAGCAGACGAGTCTTAAAAACTCGGCAAAAAAAATGTCTGCCAGAAAATATATAGTATATTACAAAAAAAGGAGCAGCTTTTGCTGCTCCTTTAAGATAACAAGCGGGAAGCTTATGGTTCAGGATAATTTACAGATATACTCAACACATTGAGATTCCGTCATATATCTTGGAATCATATTCTTTTTACCACAATGGTCTATGGAAATCCAGTCGTCTTCCGTTATTTCCACTTCGCAAGGAACAATCGTAATGAATTCACGAATTGTTTCAGAAAACCCATTTGGGAATGTTGGTGTTTCGCAGGTGATGGATGATACCTTATGCCCTGAGATAGACGCATCTGTTGTAAACGCTTCAACGCTTTTTGGGATGCATATAGATTCGATATCATTAGATATGAGTTTTGTACCAATCAGCCAGGTTTTACCAGGAAATGTAACATTACCTTGTAAAAACCATGGGGCTGAACCCGTGATAAGCATTCCTCGATTAGTCTGGTAGAGAATGTCATCTTCGCATCCAACTCTTGTAAGCTCTTTGTTGTTTGATGGAGAAAGCAGAACGTGTTTGCAACTCAATTCCAACTTATTTTTTTCTATTGCTTTTTCTAATTCCGCTTCGTCTCTTGTTTTTGCGTCGACATAAAGATGAATGGTTTCACAAAAAGGTTTGTCAGAAAAATTTCGAAGTACATGCAGTAACCTGAAATCTTTAACAATGAGTTCTTTAATATAGTCAGCACTATCGAATCCGTCTATCATTACAATTCTTTTGATAGAATCTGTAAGTTCAAAGGAAATGTCTTTTCCATTCACTCTAACCAGACAGTCTCCGAACATAACGAGAGTATCCTCCAAAGACTCAAAGTAAGAACCAGCCAGCGCATCTTTATCCAGGCTTTCCAGCATTTCGGTATTGATTACTTGGTATGCCATACATCCGTCAAGGGCCATTCCTGAAATACGATTGACATCCTTAAAATCCAGAATGTAATCCGAGGGTTTGCAAAACGTATTTAAAAGAGTCCTGCCGTAATATTCCTCTTCGTACCCAGCATCCGTATTTACTGAAATGAGCATTGTTGAACCATTCTCAAAATGTTCTGATTCAGAAATGACTTTACAAATATTGGGGAATGTTCTGTTTTTCATTCGGATTTTTACAATTCCATCCTCAATCTTTAATGTAGTTACATTTGGAAAAATTTTTTCCATATTAGTCAAATCATATTCTACAACAGCGTTGGACTGACCAAAAAGTGTAAGGACTGTATCTGATTCGGCAAGCATGACATCGGTCAGTATTGTATTAGTATCTATCGCAGCTAACTGCGCTTTTTTCTTTTTGCCTTTTTTGTCCTTTTTCTTTTTAGCTTTCTTTTTTTTGTCTTTTGTAATAGTATCGGTTTCAATACTATTCATCTCATTTTTCTTGTTCCCATCGTTTGCATAATTTTTTTTCATCATTTTTTTCGCAGGAAGCCACATCCGACGAAGAAACGATATTGTTTTCGTTTCGCAGTCAGACATGAGAAGAGTGCGTTTCGCATCCATCCTGCTTCTCCTTTCTTGATATTTGTCAAATATAATATGCATGATTTGCTAAATGGCGGAAAATCTCCGGTCAATTTTGCTGCCCACAAGTGGATATTACATTGTAAAGACTCCGGGAAGCCGGTACATGCCATTAACGGAGAACGGGAAGTCCCCAGCCGACAAAAAGTCGTCCGCGGGTCAAATATTCCGGTTCTAATTTCGCACGCGGGTCTGAATCCCCGTTCGAAGTCAAGTAACGAGTCCAGCTTTGCTGGCGAGTTATTAAAAATATAAGAAACCAAAGAAACAAAGACTCGCAAAATTTGCATAATATTTTGTGCTATGGTATAGTATATACAACGAAAGGGAGATAAGAAATCCCTGATACATCAGGCGGATTCGCCGCCGAAATTCCTTTCTTTGTTTGAAAGCCCCGCTGCTGTGACGATATGGCAGCGGTGTTTTTTTTTGCGTGATATTTGATTTTTTAGTTTCAGTTTTTCTTGCATATTAACTGTATAAAATACAAAGAAGAGAGAGAGGAACTAATATGGTTAATACTGCAGTAATTTTTATTGATAAACAGGGAAATTTGTCTGCAAGATATTTCACTTCATCTGCACCGTACGAAATTTTTAGATTTTTCGGAAGATGGCCTGAAGAGGTAGACGATTTTGATTGTCAACACACATATCTGCCAGTCGATAGGGCTACCGCTGCAACAAAAAGATTACTGGATAAAAATGCATGCGAAGAAGGCTATAGCATAGAACTGGAGATGATGGAAGTAATTCCAGATTTAAAATCAAAAGTGGTCATTGGAGACGTCCTCAAGACAATGATTAATATTTTTCAGTTAGAAGAAGTATCTCTGGATAATTTTGACCCAAATATCGATTACGCTGCGCCAGCCACAGTACTGTTGTATGATGGGTGCTCGATAAGGAACAAATACACATATACAATCCCAGAAACTAATAACTATGATTTATATGTACTTCCTGTTCTTGGCATTATGGACGAAGAAATTGGTGCTGAATTTTTGGAATTTTCATCTTTTGATGAATTTTTGGAAAAACTTTCGAATATACAAAAAAGACAGTATCCATTAGGCTCAGACGGGTCCGAATGGGATGACGAAGATGTCACAGAGGATTCGTCTTGTGACGATGGCTTTAATTATATGAAATCAAAAAAAATATATGTATTAAATCCGGCGTGGCTACATAGTGATGAAACAGGTATCCAAGGATTGGACTCAGAATACCCTGAATGATTTGACAAATTGGTCGCAGATACAGGCATAACACCTTGCATAAACGCAAGGTGTTTTTTTCTGAAAAAATTAAGCATATTGCAAGAAATACAAAAAAAAGAAAGGAAAAAAAATAATGAAAAAAGAAATGGAAACGGTATATAAAAATAAAGATAATGTGGTTTATACAATATCAAATGATTTGAATTCATGTTACGACATTGATGTCCCAGATGATGTAGAAACGGTAATGCTTGGGATACGCGAAGACGAAACAATCAGGACTGGAGCACTGATTTTGGCTTTCAATCTTGTTAAGAGCGAAAAAAGTTTTCCAAATGTAAAGAAACTTATAATAGGAAGCCACATATTTCATATCAGTATTCCGAATGCACTGTTTCCTAATGTAAGAGAAGTGGTTTCGTATTCCAAACATTTTGACAGTGGGAAATATATCGTTCATCTAACCGACTCTTATTCCCCGATGAAATTGCTTTATAATTCTTTTTGTCTTGGACCTGATGAGGTCCTGAATTTAGAAGGTATACATCTTATTGAAGCAAATGCACTTGAGGGCTGCCAGACAACAAAAGTAATCAATGCAAACAAAACAAAGATACTGGACCGGCAGGCTCTTCACGGCTCAGCGTTTGAGCAGTTAAAAGCCGGACACAATCAATGCCTATTGCTTGGAAACTTCGTGATTGGTGTTGATGAAAATGCGGAAGAATTGGAAATTCCATCTGACATCTTAGGAGTTATCAGCGGAATAAATATCGACCACGTACACCGTCTTGTTGTGCACGACATAGATATGGTGTCTCGTTTTTGCGGAGTTCCTGATATTTTGGTTCTGGCGAAAGATGTACAGACTCCAAGTTCACGTATTACCCACTCCAAACTTGGAAGGCTTGGAAAAATGATATTCGAAGTAGAAAAAGGAAATGCACATCTTAAGGCTGTTGACGGAGTCCTATATTCCAAATACGGAACTTTCCTATACAGGGTACCAGAAACAAAAACCGGGCATTTCATCGTTCCGGACGGGGTTGAAACGATATTTGAATATGCGTTTGCGAATTCAAAGATAGATTCTGTCTCCTTTCCAGATTCATTAAAAAAGATAAAACGTCATGCTTTCGAAGACTGTGAATATCTTAAAGACATTGATTTTGGAAATGGGATTGAAGTGATAGGTCTGCACAAAAGCCGTATGTACGATTCATCTGTTTTTAATGGCTGCAGCAGCCTTAAACATGTCACATTCCCGAAACAGATAAAAGAAATCGGACGTATGGCATTTAAGGACAGTGGTCTTGAAAACGTGGAATTAAATGAAGGTTTAAAACTTATTGGAGAAGCCGCATTTGCGTATTGCAAAATAAAGGCTCTCAGAATCCCAGCCTCTGTATATGATGTAGACTACATGGCTTTTGCTGGAGTGGACTATGTTGTTTTTGAAAATGAAAGCATGACAACATCTGCGGCGTTTGCGCTCATAACTGAGCAGATAGGCACCGTGCATGTTACAGCCGGGAACGAATCAATATACATCATGAGCCCTACTATGAAAGAATGTCTGGACGGCAGTGTAAGAACTATGGATGATATGAAAAGATTCGCCGAAGAAAAAGCTATTACTATGGCCGAGTTTCTAATAAAAAAAGATGATTCAAATGGATTCAAAAAAATGCTGGAAATAAATGATTACTGTTATGATACTCTAAAATCTATCCTAGATAATATACAAATTGATAATGCTGTTTGTATGGCATATCTGATGGATAAGATAGAAAAGAAGAGGGAAGCCGAAGACGAATTTTCAATGTAGACTTAGCCGGGCAGTAAGCCCGGCTTTTTTTTGTAGCCTTAAGACTCGCAAAATTTGCACATACATTATTCGTATGGTATAGTATATACAACAAGAGGGGAACAGAAGCTCCCCAGACATCAGGCGGATTCGCCGCCGAATACCTTTCTTTGTTTGGCACCCTGCCCGGTTTTCTGGGCGGGGCGTTTTTGTGTGAACAGGATTCTGCATATTGGAAAAGACAAAGAGCAAGAAAGGAGAATAATCATGATTGATTTTAAAGATATTAGATTTACAGATAAAGAGGAGCTCATTTTTTTACCGGCAGCGTTGCTTAACGATTTTTTGTACTTTCTGGACTGCAAACGCCCAGATGTAAAACATAAAACTTTCATGCTGTTTAAGATTAAGAGGAACGAAAAGATAAAAACAGCAAGAAAAGAATATGTAATGCAGCATCAGTATATATTTGACGGGACTGCATATGCAGACTGCCCTGTAGATAAATATATGGGCCTGCTTTCCAATATTGACCCTGATTGGCTTTATACAGAGCTTCGCAAGTTCTATTACGGTGGTCCGGAAGAAGACCCGGAAGTTAAAAACTGGAGATATGAGAGCGTTAAGCCAATAATCGTGACGGAGTCACCAAAAGGCGATAACGTGTCCATTGTACGGTTAGACCCAAAGCGGTTTAAGGGTATCGGCTCTTATCGAGAAATGACGGAACTGGAGGGGTTGATGGAAGACAAGCATCTGTCGCAGCGTGACATTGATGTTATCCTCAGTGCGCTTAAAATCAAATCTGAATGAAGAGGCTTTTGACCTCTTCATTTTTTTTGTCTCCTGTATTTTTCATATTAAACATATGAGAAAACAGGAGGTGAGCGAATTGGCTACCTTAAAAGAAATTGAAAAAAATTACGATAAAATAAGAGTTGATGATATATTAAGTTATCGTTCACACGCAGAGCAAAAACATATTTCCGTGTCAGAAATAGATTCAATGGAACGTATACTGAAAGAAGAAAAGGCAACACAAAGTATGTTTATCGCAGATACCGAAAGGTCAAATAACTCAGAGGAAAATAAAGTTTATGCCTATGACCTGATAGCGGAGGCTTTGGCGTACAAAAAAAATGACGTGTTGGACTGGCTAAAAGATGAATACAGCGACAGGCAGCTGATGATTACCGTACCATTCGATGAATATGTGGGGCGTGGGTTCGTGCTTGATAAGAAAAAAGGATTGATTAAAGAATATGAAACAAAAGATATTACCTTATGTCTGGAAAAAGACCTATACTCTAAAACAGGGTTCGGCCTGGTAACGGCATATCCTGAGCTAAGAAATGAAGAACGGATACAAAAAACTGAAAGAGATTTGTCTTATGTCGCTAAGCAGACAAAAACCTATAAAAATGCTACCGCTTTGGGAAAAGCGTATATCTTATACAGAACCAATCCGCAGTCCAAAACAATTGTAAAATACAAAGAAGACAGGTATACCGGTGAGGAATATATCCTTTTGCAGTCCAAGATAAGGCCAAAAGAGGGGAAGCCATTAAAGATAAACACGATAAAGATGAACGAGGATTCTATTACGCTGAGAACCTCACAGTATCGTGATGAGAGCGGACGAGGTCGACCTGAACCGATAGAGACAAGACTCTCGGAAATGGCAGAAGAGCGCGGCTTTGGAAACAAATTCAGTGTAAATCTAAAAGACCCGAAAATACAGGAGAAATTCTCCACAATATTCAAAAATGCCTGCAATGCTATGCGGCAGGTTCAAGATGCGATAAAAGCAGTGCAACGGGACGCGCTCGGACGGGATGAGAAAATGATAGACTCTGTAGAAGAAGAAAGATAGTCCGCAAAAATTGCAGAAAACGAGAAAATATGCCATACTATAAGTAGAAAAGGAGGTGTTTGAATGATTTCCTTTAAAGATATAAAACTGACAGAACAAAAAAATACAATTTATATCCCACAGCATCTGAAATGGACGCTGGAGAACTTCCTAAAAAGAGATTTTCCAGATATGGAAACATGGACTATCATGTCATGGCGGATGAAAGACGGTTCGGCGGCAGCACGGGCAAGAGATAAGTTCCTTTTTCATCACAAAGATATGTTTGATGGCACGGAATACGAGAGCCTGCCGGCAGAATGCTATGTAGGATTTGAGTCTTATATTAGCACTGACTATCTGCTGGAAAAATTAAAATCTTTCTACGGACTCGGAAAAGATGAGGAAGTAAGAGAATGGGAAAAAGAACGTAGTAAAAACATGCTGATGAGCCATGCTGCAGATACAATGGATGATGTTGTTCTCCCACTGGATAAGAGAGAGTTTGAGGCGATTGGCTCTTATGAAGAAATGGAAAACCTGCAGGAACTGATGAGGAAGAAAAACCTCGGAAGAGATGAGATTGCGCTGGTTTTGAGATGTTTGGAAAGAAATGGATAGAAAGAATGAGCAGGCTTATCGCCTGCTCATTCTGCTTATTCTACGAAAGTGTATTATTGATTTTTAGTATAAGTCCTTCCATACTTGCATTTTCAGCCACAGATTTGATTTCTCTTAAGTCATCTTCCAAAAGCATTCCAATATTCACGGCGACGATGGCATCGCTTTCCCTATCTTCTTGAATATACCGCAAGACGATGGACTTTATGTCATCTTTCAGGTATGCTGCAATATTTTTATCTTTCGAAAAGGCATATTCTCTTATCATAGTATCCTGTCTTACCTCTTCATTAATTGCATATTGGTATGCCTTTTTCAATGTTGCAAACTCTTCATTACAGATTTTGTCCAGCTTTTTGATACTCTTTTCGGTCATATATCGTGGCAAAAAAACATGGCCTTTATTACATACAATCTTAATGACGGTATTTTTGTCATCCGGATATGGCTCATAGTTCCTTGCGAATGCCTCAATGCAGCCATGCGGAACATTTTCTCCATTACACTGAATAACTGTGACATTGTCAGCATTAAGGAAAGCTCCAGACTGAATATCAGTCACAGAAGCTGGAAACTCTACTGAAGCAATATACGGAGATGAAAAAGCATATGTACGAATAGTCTTGACTCCATCTGGTATTACCGCATTCCCTGATAAGAACCATGCGGAATCATACAGAATACCACCTTTTTTATCGAAAATCATATCGTTTTGGGACTTAAGATAGTTATTCTCATCGTTGATTTGAACATGTTTCGCGTTTAAACAAATTTCATTCGAGCCAAATGCTTCTCGAAAATCTGTTATATCGTCAATATACAAGGTATCACAAATCTGAGCATCCCCAACTCCATTAAGCATACTGAGCAATTTGTAATCTTTCACAACGAGTCTTTCTAGCTTACTACCAGAAAAGCCTTCCGGAAAAATAATATATTTTACATCTTTCGTGAGCTCATACGAGCCAGTGTCATCATTAAATCCAATGAGACGGTCTCCAAACATGATAGGACCATTCCCAGGATGCGGTTTATCCAAATCAAATGCGGAGCCAAAAAGCCCATTCCTGCGTATGCAGGTAAGATGGTCTGTACATGATACCTTTTGAGCATCGCATCCATCAAGTGCCATATCTGCAATGACTGCGACATTTCCAAGATACAAAGTTTCCTCTTCAGATTTACAAAATGCATTCAATAACACGCCTTTTTCCCATTCCCATGTGCTTTTCCGGATGAGCATGGCTTCTCTTGTTTCGAAGAGCGGAGACTCTGAAACAACCTTTCGGATATTCGGAAATGTACGATTTGATATCCGAATAGCTGTTACACCGTTCTTGATTTTTAAGGTCGTAATATTTGGAAATTCTTTTTTCATCCCTCTTAAATCATAAGCGGCAACATCTCCTTCAAGAGTAAGAATTTTATTTCTCTGCGTAAGACCAATTTCAGTGACTACATCGTTTGTTATTTTTCTTTCCATTTTCTTTATCCCTTTCTTTATTTTGTTTATGAACAATATGCCATATTTCAGAAAATACAAAAAAAATACAGATGCAAAGACTGATATACTGATATTAACACGATTGGCTCTTATGAAGAGATGAAAAATCTACAGGAACTGATGAGGAATAAAAGCCTTGGAAGAGATGAGATTGCGTTGGTTTTGAGGTGCTTGGAAAGAAATGGTTAGAAAGGAAATGGGCTATTGGAAAATACAAGAACCCATTTTTGCCATGTTGCATTGTTTTGCTTAAAATTTTAAAAATATATAAAAAATTCGTGTAATATTTTCAAAAACATTTGTAAAAATATCAAAAATATGTTATATTGATATATATAATATTTGATTAATAGACCCATATTGGAAAGCTACTTATAGTAAAATTCTAAAAAAATATGGAGGTGTATTAATGTCTACTTCAACTACGGTATGGTATAATGACTATACCATTTATAATGAATTGTTGCGTTTATCAAGACTTCATAAGTTTAACCAGTTCACGTTCGAATACTTGATGAAATATGCAGTCAAAGGTTCTCAGGTAATCTTAGATGAAATTGAGCTTCTTAATAACACTGAAGCAGAAGACGACGAAAAAGAACTAATAGCTAAAAAGATGTTAATTGTATTAAAGTCCTACAAACATCAATGCCATAATGAACGAAGTATCAAAATAAAGCAAAAATATATACCAGGGTTAGAACAATTGGCAACGTATATTGAGGCATTTCAATTCCCAGCATTTGTTTCTACGTATCTCCAAATTTGTGCAGGAACCGGAAATCTGATAAACAGTTCTAAAATAGAATCATTGCAAAAATCAGAACTCAAAAATGACGAAAAAAAAGAAATCGCGTATTCTCTTATGGTTGACCTGCTCTTGGCGAAAAATCTTGACTAATTCATCGTTGAATGAGGAAACCATAGCGGGGCTTGCCACCATCGATGGGTGGAAGACCATGGCTTATTTCTAAAGGCTAATAATATATGGAGGTGTATATATGCGTAATGAAATGTCACTCCAGGACCGATATGAGTACCTGGTAGAACTTAATGAGAAAAAGGAATATACTAAATTAACGGGTGCATTTTTAAAGTTATTTTTGGATACAAATTTTAAGTATATGCCGGAAAATTTTGATGCATTGTTGAGTGAAGAAACGTCCGCGGAAGAAAAAGAAACAGTCGCCAACAATATGCTTAACGCTTTTAAGGATGCATTACAAAAAAATGAAATAGTAGGATTGACTGTTGCTAATGATTTACTGGCTTCAGATGCAGAACTTAATTTTCTGCACGGATTAATTAATGCAGATTCAGAAATCGATTTTCTTCTTAATCTAATCAATGAACAGGAATATGGAAAATTTGCATTTCATGCTCAGAAATACTGTCTTGACAATGATATTAATCCAGAATTTCCAGAAGATATGGAAACACTGACAGAAGCAGAGGCTTCTGATGATATAAAGAGAGATGTCGCTTATGAGGCATTGACAGGACTGATTAATGCCAAAAATATGTCAAATACAAAATAACTGTAGTAGAAATGCTATGGTATGTATGGAACAAATATATCGAAAAAAAAGGTGGGCAGCAGATTTACTCTGCTGCCTCTTTATTTGGCTGTATGTCTTTCAACTGCTGACAAACAACGACGAAGTCAGAGTGCAGAGCACGATATATGTGCGAAGCAGACGAAAGTCCGCGATGCTGAGTGAGCGGAGTTTTATACTCCTATGCGTGCTATGGTGCCGACACCGACAAAGCCGGGGAGGTACAGACCGACAAACATCTGATTGTTCAGGGCCGGACTGTTGATAACATCCCTTCCCTGACGGCAAGTCTTGCCGCAGTTTTTCCCGCCCGTCGATAATTTTTTCTTATGTGCGTAAAATCCATCATATTACTTGTATCAGATATAAAACCATAACAAATCACAACAAAAAAAGGAGAAAAAATAATGGCAAAACTTTATTTTCGCTATGGCGCCATGGGCAGCTCTAAGACCGCAAACGCACTTATGGTCGCTTACAATTACAATGAGAGAGGCAAAAAAGCACTGCTTGCAAAACCTCTGACAGACACGAGAGAGATTGGTGTAATGCATAGCCGGATTGGGCTGGAGCAGCCGTGTATCAGCGTTGAAGAATTGGTTCAGATGAACGATGCAGCGCTTAAACAGTATGACTGTTTCATTATTGATGAAGCGCAGTTCTGCAGGAAGTCCGATATTGAGTTTTTTGTTCACATCGTGGATGACCTCGGGATTTCGGTCATCTGTTACGGCCTGCGTGCTGATTTCCAACAGAATCTTTTCGAGGGCAGCCAGTGGCTGCTTGCGTGGGCAGACAAGATTGAAGAAATCAAGACTGTCTGCTGGTGTGGAAAAGGAGCCCGTTGTAATGCAAGGATTGACGAGAAAGGCAGAATCATCCGGGCAGGAAAACAGGTGATGGTTGGCGCTAATGAGAGTTATATTTCTCTTTGCAGGCGCCATTTTAGAGAAGGAAAGACTTATCCGGACATGCAGACAAAATCAGATTTGCCCAAAAGACATATGGCTGAAAAATAGTAACACAAAAGCATTTTAAGAGCAGGCTTCGCCTGCTCTTATTTTTCACTCGTCCCTATCCACCGTACAATCAACAAATATATCGATTTCAGGCCATTCTTTTGAAATGATATCCCCGACATATTGTACTGTCTGTTTTATTTTCTCAATCCCATCATATTTTTCCAGGAATTCTTTTATATCGATTTCACAGTACTCGTCTTTGTGCAATTGATTCATTTGTATGATGATAGAATACAAGTAATCATCATACTTCTCGGAAAATCCGCCTGACTGAATACACACTTTTATACATTCCAGACGTTTGCCCAGGTAATTAATGACATCTTCAACTTCAATAAGTAAAATTTTGTCATCGTATGGTAAATCATGTATTTCGTTAACAGGCGAATAACTGTCTATCAGTTTCTCTTTTCTATAGTCAATGTCTACATCTGGAGATAATGAAGAGCCTTGCCCTGGGTCATCATCATAGAAATCGAAGAATAATTTTTGCATCATAATATGCCATCTCTCTTTTAGAGGGTATAGATGCTTCTCAGGAAATGTATTAATAAGCAATCCTTCGATATGCCCACTAAATGCAGACCACTCTGCTTTGTCTGTAAGAATGTCAGCATCTGCGATATAAACTGTGAAAGTATTTTTGTCTGTCGGTTTATCGTTAAATAATACAATCTTCAAAACGTCAACATTTCTTCTGTCGAAATCAAGGCCAAACATTACGGCCATTTGCGCATGGCCTTTGTTTTGAATCTCTTGCTGCTGCTGTAACACCCTCACAACCTCTTCATCTGAGTATTCTTTATTTACTTCTTCACCATTACTTTCAGTATACTTTATATATTTTTTCATTTATATAAAAAATCCCTTCTTTTCATTATTTTCAGTATAACAACTGCACAATGCCACGTCAATCAATTTATGCTCTGCACTCAGCCTTGCGGCTTCGCTTGCCAGCGGCAAAAGCCGCTTGGTAGCGACTCCAGCTTTGCTGGCGAGTTATCAATTTTAATCAGGTAACGACTCCGGCAAAGCCGGTGAGTTATCAAATATAACGGTTTTGTGAAAATTAGACATTTTTCGAGATATTTCCCACAAAAAAAAACAACCTCACAGATATTTTCCGTGAGGCTGTTTGGTCAGTTCTTTTTTGCTTTATTCTTTTTTTTGCTGTTATTTTTTTTCGCCGATGAGTTAGATGATTTGTATACTTTTTTGTAGATTTTTTTGATGCCTTTTTTAATCTTTTTATTGTGCTTATCTGAGATTTGATAGTCTACAACAGAAAGCATGACCTGGAAAAAATCATCTTGGAGGGCATCGTCTTTTAATTGATTACATTTGCGGCAGCAGCACTGAAGATTACTGTAATCATAGGTTACTCCTTTAGATATCGGAACGATATGGTCAACGGTAAAACTATCAGGCGGCACGAATCTTCCACAAATGCCACAAGTGCCTTTATCCCGTATGTAAATATCGCGGCGTTCCTTCGCTGTAAAACGTCTGCGCGGAGTTTTGACAATTTTGGCTGAACTGTTTGACGAAACTGCTGGTGCTGATTTTTTCACGGATTCAACAGGGATGCTCTCAAATCCTTTTAATTTTTTGCTGCATCTGTTGAGAATCGACACAGCGAGGTCATTCGCCATCTCGGTCGCTTCATTAACATCACTTACCAGGTCAGACCTGCGCGCAGAGGCATCGTAGTGTATATACTGCTTCGTTGCCTGTTTGTAAAGAATCTGCATTTCTTACTCCTTTCTTCTTTTGGTTGATGTAAAAAATATGCAAAATTTCCGCAAAGAAGAAAAAAGGACGCAAGATTCAGCATATTGCAGACAAGAGAAAATAAATGTAAGGAGGAAAAGAGATGCTAATTAAAGCGTGTGTTTTCATTTTATGTCTCGGCATCGTGGTAATCATTGGTGGGCTTGCGATGCTGTGCTGTATGAATAAAGAAGAAGCAGGCGCAAAAACAATGCTGGCGGGGTTTCTGTTATCGAGTCTTGGGGCGGTATGCTTATTGTTCCGGACAGTCGGTGTTGCACCGGCCATCATTGTCGGGCTAATATGTGTATGCTATGCGCTGGTAATGATTCTGACAAGCTGATTTCTTATGTCTCAGGTTTTTCGGCATATTAAAAAAGTAAAAAAAATATCAGAAAAAAGAAAGGAAAAAGAACTATGAGTAAATTAGAGAAAATGCCAAAGGAAGAACTTGTCAACGTGCTTTCAATACTTCTGAAGTATGACCCGCAGCTGAAAGACTACGATATTGAATTCGGACCTGAAGCCGTGAACATCAGACTTAATGGCCAGCCATGCGGAGGCATTACCGTCAGAAACATTTACGATGCGTATGAAAGAGTGGGGAATGTCTCACAGATTGCAGATTCTGTAAAAGATTGTATCTTAAGACTGAAACCACAGTCTCCACAGGCTCATCCGTCTCGTCAAATGGGACAGCAGCCAGAAATGCAGAAAAAAGAGCCGGTTATCATTGAAGTGAAAGCGTCCAGGGTCATGGAAATCCTGGAAGAGATGAACTCCAGTACTGCAGATGTAGAGTATAGGAGACCAGCGGCAGCAGCCAAGCCAGAATGCTTTGATTATGCAAAAGAAGAAGACACTTCTGAGACCGTATCACGGACAAAAACAAATCAGGAGAATCAGAACGATTTTTTAACAAATACGACAAAACAGCAGATTAACAGCAACGAATTCTCTCTCGATGATGACGACGATGACGATGTGACCGAATCAGACGTTCAGGCCACACCGATGGTCTCAACCGATGGCCCGGAGGTCGCTCCGGCAGCATGTGATTCCGTAAATTTTACTCCAGCCCAGGAGGCGAAAGAGGATACAAAAAAGTCTTCAAATCCGCAGGCCGGCATGGGATTAAAAGATGTACTTTCAGCAGCGTTAGGCGTACCAGAGGCTGGAAGCGAGGAGGCAGAAGCCGCAGTAAAAGCCGAAGAAGATAGGTTTGCTCTGTAGGCATAGTAAAAAAATAGCAGATGCGTCAGCACCTGCTATTTTTTTTTGTATTTTTTTCGCTGGCAAAGGCAAATATTCTGCATATTGCAGATAGAAAAACATAAAAAAGGAGAACGACATGGCAGAAAAAAAGCCTAAAAGTATAGAATCTGAACTACATAAAAAGGCTGCAAGGCCTAATACGGCACCAATTGTGAATAAAAAAACGCAGCAAAAAAAGAAGAAAAAGAAGAACCCTCAGGCGGACAAAAAAAATCTACAGAAAATGGAGACGCAGCGTTTTAAATCAGCATTAAGCAAAATCACACAGGGGATTGTTTTTTCAGGAAAATCCATTTTCCAGTCTGTCGACGTATCCTCAGAAGTACATACTACTAAAAAGTCTGTGACTTACACTGTTATGATACAGCCAGTGCTTAAAAACAACAGCATCGGGCATGTCAGGGAAACAATCCTGATGTACAGCAAGAACTGGACAGTTGATATGATGAAAAAAGAGATATTGGATGTGCTGAAGCGTGACTCTTACGATTTTATACCAGATAAAGAAACAGAAACGGATATCAAGCAAAGAATCCTGGACATTATAAAGTCTCATCCGGATGTCGTCGTAGATAAGGAATTCATACCATATACAGACTGGTTCTGCTCACGGTATTTCTGGCTCGCAAATGCAGTGATAAACAACGATACAGAAAAGGGAGAACCAATCAGACACAAGCTCACAAACATGGTAATCAGCCGAAACGGGGAAATCAGTTTCCAGTATTATCAGTTCCCGTTTATCTACAAGAACGGAAAGATTGGAACGCGGAAAAACTACGGCCAGAAGCAAGCTGCAAAGTTTATTAATGAAAACGCTGGAGAACTGCGAAAATGTCTTGCTTTTCAGCAAAACAACAAAGACGAAAAGAAGAATATAAAGATAATCATCAATAACGATTCCGTGCACATAACGATTGGTTTTGGCGATAAAAGCTATAAAAAACATATGACAGGAACGGTTGATTCTGTTGCGCTTAAAACATGGGATGAGGTAGTGACAGAAGAATACTATGAGGAGAAAGAGGCCTTAAAAAAGAAGATTGAATCCAGGCTCAAGAAACTGAAAACCTGTGGAAGCCTGCTGCACCGGACCATCCTAAAAATGGTTGCAGAAAGAGAGGGAGAAGAGTGGCCTGAGAAAGACGCGTATGACTGGGAAGAAAAAACCATAACCGAAGAGATATATTTGACCCTGGGTTCCGGGGTTTCTAATATCGTCTCCAGACAGGAAATCGCTGATGCGGTGGCGGACCTCATAAATTGTGGCCTGCTGCGAAAGAAAACGATGAAAAAAGTGGGTAAAAATGGACGGTTCAGCGAAATATTCCTGCCGGGTGCCAAAAACACAGTCCTGCTGCCGGGTGCTGACTATAAAGTCTTTGCGGAAATGCCTTTTGAGAGAAAATGTTGCGGATTTAATCATTTTACAGATATGGACTGGATAGACTGGCTACGGAGCCGTACACCGGACGATATAGACCAAACTCCTGACAGCAATATCACGGAAGCCTTATCTTTACTGGAGCATCGCTGTGTTGCTATGCTATATCCAAAAAAAACACGTGAATTTCTGAGAAAGATGCCTCCGGCCTGGATGGAATACGCCGAAACTATGTATGAGATTACTGACGATGAAGGCGAAAGAAGGTACTGGAAACTCGTGCAGAACTGGCTTTCTTAAGGCTTTCGGCATTCTGCATATTGCTTGGAAAGAAGAACGAAAGGAGACAAAAATATGCAGAAAGATAATTTCCCAAAAATTCCACCGCTGCCGCACATTACCGGAAAGGAGTTGTTCGAAGACGACAAGAAAGCGGAGGAGTGGTTCCATGCTTTAGCCCTGCGGCGCGCCGCGCTGGCTAATCTGATTGCTTCAACACAGGCTTCCATGTACAGCAAAGACGGAAGTCCGGATGCGGAAGAGTTTGTCATCGTGTCGCCGTGCACAGATGGCGTATACCGATATCAGTTAACGAAGTTTGACAAATTCGGGCCGGTGTATGACGAAAAAAGAAATGACAAAAGAGAAATCGCAAAAGGGATTCCGAATTCGTATGTTGTTGTGGAGGTGATGGAGAAGTAGGGAACGACTGCGGGATGGATGAGTCTAAAAAAAGAGGAACAAAAAGGAAAGGGGACTGAAAAAAGCAAGAGGGTCAGAGTTCTGAATGCGTTTTATATGATGTGCCGGGTTTTGCATATTAAATGATGTAAAAATATCGGTGCGTTTTTGTGCCGGAAAACAAAGAATGGAGGTAAAGAAATATGGTAAGTTTAAGCAAAAGAAGAAAGGAAGCGCGGCTTCAGTCATATGACGGAAGGATTCTTACGGCAAGAAAATATAATGCTACGATTTTTGGCATGATATTGTACGGCTTGGTGGCAAATTTTCTGATTTGCCTCTTTTGTAGCAATATGGCAACAACGGTGAATTCTGTTGCGTTCTTCCTGGCCTATCTGGTCTGTGTGATTGTTGGATGTATAATGTCTGCGGTATCTACGAATCATGTAGCCGGATTTGTCGGATATAACCTGATTGTGCTGCCAAGCGGGTTTGTGATTTCCGTTGCAGTGCAGGAATACGGTGGACTCGGCTCCGAAGTGGTGACGGAAGCGTTTCTGGCTGCAACGTTGATTATTGCGACTATGACGTTTTTCGCAGTCCTGAACCCGCAGTTCTGCAACAGGCTTGGCAGTCTACTGTTCATGGCACTGATGGGGCTCATTGCGGCTGAGGTTATATTGCTTTTTATGGGAATAGAAAGCAATGCGATTTCCTGGGCTAGCGCAATCATTTTTAGTTTTTACATTTCGTATGACGTATCGCGTTCTCAGGTGTATCCATACACAATCTCAAATGCGATTGGCAGTGCGATGGATATATATCTGGATATAGTCAATCTTTTCTTATCATTACTTGAGATTTTTGGCGAACATTCAGACGACTGAATGCTACAGCGGCACGGTGCTTCGCACCGGCCGCTTTTTTTGTTGCAAAATTTTCAGCCAAATACCAACTCCGTTGACTGCTCGCAGAGGCAAACATCGGGACTTTTGTCGCAAATGTGTAACGAGTCCAGTTTTACTTGCGAGCCAGTGATGGCATATATATTTTCCAAAACGCATCCCGCAAAAATTGGACGCTTTCCATGAAATTCTGCATATTGTATATATCTAAAAAATTCAAAAGAAAGGAGCAAAAAATGTCAAAAGCAAAACGTAAAAATAAAAAAGAACTGGTCATACAAAAACGCTATTGGGACCAGATAAAAAAACGGTACCCGTTCCTGGAAGAAAAAACGCACTGGTATACCGGGACAAAACTTTCAAAAAAAGAAAAGGAAGAGACCCCGCCAATATTGAGTACATGGAGTGGCGATATTCCAGAAGGGTGGGTCATTCGATTTGGGCATGAACTGTGTGAGGAGTTGAGAGCAGAGTTTATCCGCTGCGGCTGTCTGTATACAGCACAGATTCTGCAGGCAAAAGAGAAATATGGAGATTTGAGAATTTACCTTGATGGAGTGCCGAAAAACTGTAAAGCAGAAGATATCATTGATAAGTACAACAGTATCTCAAGCAGTGTATGCGTCCATTGTGGAAAGATGGACACGCCAATCATCAATGACCGCGGCTGGATTATCCCATGCTGCAAAGAATGCTATGAAAAGATGAATGAAAGCAGGGATGATTGGTCCGATGGGGCCCCTATCTACGAAAGCCTGACAGTGTCGGGAGACTGGACTACCCCTGATAAGATACTGATGCGTGTGTATGGCAAAGATGAGGAGGTTAAGATGCAGGAGGTAGATATAACTGATACCGTAAACCGTCTTCGAAATAAAAAAATCGTAAGTTATGAAAAGGCCTTGCTGCCGGATACTGGAAAGGAGCGCAAATAATGCCTGCGATTATCTTTTTAGTTTCCTCTTTTTTATGCGGGTTTGAAATAGCCGGAAAGATTCCGGTTGGACGAAAGGCTGAAAACACAATATGGTGCAGGCTCGCCATGGCTGTTGGCATTGGATACCTGATATCAGGATGGACAGCATATCTTGTATCGTATACCGCAAAAGTAATGTTTGACATGAGATATCCAAAGATTTATGGAAATGCAGTCGCAATCGCCGTAGCTTGCTTTATTGCATTCGTAACAATAAAAGGGAAGCGACATACGGAAGACAAGTCAGGAATCCAAAACAAGCGACTGTTTGTAAGAGAAGGATTACTTCTGAGTGCTCTTTTTGGTTTTATTTTATGGACTATGTTTTATGTTTTCCACATTGATACAGAAAATGGGAAAGAGATTTTAAAATCTGGAGTTACGGTTTTTAGTGACTATTCCCCACATACCGCAATGATTCGTTCCTTCTCATTCCATGATAACTTTCCAACACAGTATCCGCATTACGGCGGGCAGGACGTCAAATATCATTTCATGTTTCAGTTTCTGGCTGGGAACCTGGAATTCCTGGGAATGCGGATTGACTGGGCATTTAACCTTATCTCAGCGGCATCTCTTTGGGGGTTCCTGGTCCTGCTGTTTTATTTCACGCAGGAATTGACAGGGAACACAGCAGCAGGCGCCCTGACTGTCCTGATGTTTTTCTGCCGAAGCAGCATTGCAGTATTTGACAGACTCATTCAGTCAATCGCAAATGGGAACTGGCGTGATTTCTTACATAATACATCATTTATCGGTTATACAGCACATGAAGACTGGGGGCTTTGGAATTACAACGTATTTTTAAATCAGCGACACCTGGGGTTTGGCCTGCTTATCGCTATTATCCCTATCATGTATTTTTCAGGACGTCTGGACTGGCTGGACGAAAAGAAAGAAATCAGCGAGAAAAAAAACGCTGTATCGCAGAGCCGTGTGGCTGTTGTAATGAAAACAACTTGGTTAAGCAAACAGGCCTGGGCTCTTTCTCCTGACTGGCCGATTGCCGCCGCATTTGGCGTAATGCTTGGGGCACTGGCATTCTGGAACGGTGCGGTTGTTGTTGCCACACTGCTAATCCTTGCAGGGTTTGCCATTATGTCGTCAAATAAATTTGACTATGTAGTCATGGCTGTCAACGCAATTGCGTTGTCTTTTGCACAAAAAAGATTCTTTATGCCTGCAGGAATCGCAAGCAGCATGAAGGATGAGATGAAGACAAGGTTTTATTTCGGGTTCCTGGCTGACAAACAGACCGCCGGCGGAGTAGTATTATATCTTATCATGCTTTCCGGAGTCTTCTTCCTCGGTGTGGCTGTCTTCCTTGTAGTGTTCAAAGGCAAGAAACGCGCGATGATTGCCGCTCTTCTGCTCCCGGTGATTTTTGCTTTTACAGTTTCCATGACACCGGATATCGCAGTCAATCACAAGTACATTATCATCTCAACAATCTTTTTGAACATGATATGGGCATATGCGCTGACGAGATTGTGGGGAAGCAGAAACGTCTTTTTAAGAACGCTGGCCGTGTTGCTAGCGATAACCTTGACTGCCACCGGGGCTTATGACCTTCTGACTATCTACAACGCAGATAAACGCGCTTTAAAGATAGACATGGGCAGCAGTCTTACAGAATGGTTAAAAGAAAATGTAAAAGAAAACGACTTGGTGCTGACGGGAGAAGAGAGCATGTCGAAAATCACCTTATCCGGAATCATGTTATATAACGGCTGGCCATATTACGCATGGTCTGCGGGTTATGATACAGATACCCGGGCAGCAAATGCGATTGGAATCTATTCCTCAAAAGACAAAGAAAAAGTAAAAGAACTGGTAAAAAAGGAAGGGATTGATTATGTCATTTATGAAGACGGGATGACGTATGAAGAGCATGAATGCAGCGATGAGGTGATAAAAAAAATATATAAATGTGTGTTTGAAAAAGGAGATGTGAAGGTGTACAAAGTGGCGTAGGAGAGGAGGAAAGAAAGAGAGAAGAGAAGAAGCAAAAGAACGCAGCCTTAATTTCGTCGTAGAATTCGTCGTTTGTTTCGTGCAGGCGGTGTATGTCGCCGGCAGTAGATGTTCTTTGTTCGGAGAATAAGTGCTTGCCGCATCTGATACATATGACATCCCATTGTTCCATATCTGAAAACTCCTTGTTTTTTCTTTCATAGAAAGTCTTGATTTTTTCAGCCAAATAATGTAATATGATATATAGAAATAGGGAAAGCCCAGATGTTTGGCCTACCCTCTAGTGAAATAATTAGTTCTTATTCACGAGTCGTTCACTATTGCAGTAGTGGGCGGCTCATTTTTTCTTACCTTTGTCCTTGAAAATGGTATAGCATAATCCAATCAAGGCCACTATGAATATCCCGGTCTGAACTAAGTCAGAATAAGTAATATACATTTATACCTCCTCCCTCTTTAGTAAGACTAGGAGGAGGCTGAAAACCTCCTCCCGTAAGCAAAAATATCAAGTAAATAAATGGAGGGGTAGACCGCCTTTACATCTTAAGTTTTCCCATACACATATTATATCAAAAATTTTTCAGTCCTGCAATCTGTTTTCCGGAACGTTGGCACGGAGGGCCAGGAAGTGCAAAACTGCAAAAAAAACGCTGAAAAAAGCGAAAAGAAATGGTCGGACAGAATTTGTTGGGGGCTTGCAGGAAAGAAAACCGGAGGCGGAAGTGCTAACGGAGAGCGGGGGAATCCCCGGCCGACAAAAAGTCGCCCACGGGTCAAATGTTCCTGCTCTAACTTCGCACGCAAGCCCGAATCCCCGTTCGAAGTCTGGCTACGAGCCGGAACGGCGAGTTATCAAGAAAGATAGACCGGAAGCAGAGACCCGCGCTGAGGATGACCTGGAGCTGGATTATGAAAGAAATAAGAAGAAAAAGAGTCGTGCGTACTACGATTCTTTTTTTTGTTGCCTGTAAATCTGGCATATTGTAAGTGGAAAAAAAGGAGAAAAAACGTGAGTAAAATAATAATACAGATTGATGATTCGGATGTAGCCATTAAGCGACTTTCTTCTATTTTGGATATGAAAATCTGCACTCCGTTATATAGAAGGCGTGTACATGATTTTACCAAATGCAGCGGAACTTTCGAAATAAGAATAGGCGATTTTGTATGCTACTTTCCGCAAATGATGACTAAACTGAACAAACGATTGCTCATTGCCAAAATTGAAGGTATTTCTACAAAAGAGCCATCCTTAGACAAGAAAAAACAATCATTGAAAGATGTCTCCATCGATTTTTACTCGTATGCAATTCAAGATAGAATGCAAGAAACGGCCATCAATATTTATCAGGCAATGGATACGAACGAAAAGAATAGTAAAAGAGGAAGGCTTCTAAAAAATTATTTGGTTGATAAAGAGCTGAATACGTTTGAGGCGATTTTTACGCATGGAAATATTAAACTGCTAAAAATGTATTTGGATTTTCGGATATCTCCTCAAGAGGATTTGCAATTTGCAATAGATTTGCTAGACAAAAAGGGCGATATAACAAAAAACTATCTGGAAATGAAAGCGTATCTCTTGCAGGCGCTAAACGAAAGGAAGGTGATTTCAAAATACAATTTTTCCATTTGATTTTTTACCCTGCATATTGCAGATAAATCTAAACAGGAAAGGAAAATACTATGAGCGAAAAAACAATAGAAATCAACAAAACAATAGAAATTAACGACACCGAAATCAGATTGAGAAAACTTCCAACCATTTTAAGCGCAGCAATCGTTACTTCAAGGTTTTACTGCCCCACATCTTGTATGGATAAATATAGTGGAGCACTTGAGATAAAAATGGGAGACTTTATGTATATAATTCCGAAAATGATGGAAGCCGATGATAAACGAAGATTTGTCGTGCAGGTCAAGAATATATCTTCAACATATTTTAGAGAAGGATTCTCCTGCCTCTATAGGCAGTGAGAGGAATTCTCTTATTTTTTTTACTAAAAAATCCGCAGAAAATTTTACTTTTCCATAAAAATTCGGCATATTAATAACAGAAGATTTGAAAGGAGGACATCCATTATGTTAAATGCAATTCCGATGGTAATATCAAAAGAATCATTTGGACAGATTTTTACATTTGCTGAAGATAATTCTGCTCTTGCTAAAAATCTGTATAATGCTGCCCTTTTTCGAATCCGCCAGGTCTTTACAGGATGGAATAAAACGAAACGAACAGATTTGGAACAGCTTGTATTTGATGAATTGAAACAGACAGAAACCGTATACAAAAGCTTTAAGCCGCGCCATGTCCTTTCATATGCTACACTTGATAAAATAATGAGAGCGACAGGCAATCCTGACTTCTTCGCCGGACTTCCGATGCAGACCGCGCAGCAGGTTTTAAAAGATGCGGTGCATGATTTTAAAACCTGGCTTGACAGTTTAAAGAAGTACAAGAAAGACCCATCCAATTACACCGGAAAGCCTAAAATACCGGGATACTGTAAATCAAACCGTAAGACTTTTACAGTGACAAATCAGGACGCTGTGATTTATCCGGTTATTGATAAAAATGGATGCATTACAGGCAATGAACTAAAACTGCCAGGTTTTAAGAAAAAAGAACGCGTCCCGGTTGATTACATTGACCATAAGTCGAATTTACGTATGCTGACATTTAAGCCTTATTATGATAAGTATATCATGACTTTTGTGATTGAGGATATGACTCCACCATTTTATCCTGATATGCCTTATATGGCAGGGCTTGATTTCGGAACAGACAACATCGCAGCTATAGCATGTACAGACAACTCATCTGTAATATACAAGGGCGGTGCAGTACTGTCATCAAATCAGCTTTTTGCCAAGAAAAAAGCAAAGGCGGTCTCATTAATCACACAAGGCCACTCAAAAATGCATGCAGAATCAAGATATCTGCTTACGCTTTCACGTAAGCACAGCTGCTTCATAAAAGACCAGATGCATAAAATCAGCACTGAGATTGTCAGGTACTGTGTTAAACATCGCGTCGGGATTCTTGTGATTGGAGTAAACAAACTCTGGAAACAGAAATCAAGTATTTGCAGAAGGAACAACCAGAACTTTGTGTCTGTCCCACATTTCCAGCTTCGCCAGATGATAGAATATAAAGCACTCCGTGCAGGGATAGATGTCATTGAACAGGAAGAGAGTTATACTTCAAAGGCAGATATTACTGCTTCTGATTATATGCCTGTTTACGGAAAAGAAAAATGCCGCCCGGTGTTTTCCGGACGGCGTATTGAACGCGGATTATACTCATGCAAAGAAGGATATTGCATCAATGCAGACTGCAATGGAGCGGCAAACATCCTCAGAAAGGCAATCCCGGATGCATGGAAAGACGTATCAGACTTTCATTTTCTTGCAACACCGGAAAGCATTGGATTTGCCATGCTGAATCCTGCAGATTCACATAAAAGATATAAACAGCATAACAACTGGATTTTTGCTTCTGCTGATACTGCTAGCTGTTCTTACGGACCTGCAGCATAGTCAGATAATGCGTCTTTATGCACGCGCTTTAAAAGCAAAGCATAGACCAAAGTATTCCTTAGGCATCATTTGCCAATGGATAGGGGGCTTGGTGAACAGCCCTTTGTTAGCACGGTCAGCATATGGCTCATTTGTCTTATGTTCGAGAGACGAAAGCGACACGGCTTCAAGAACAAAACTCTTTATCGTTAACTCCTGGAGGTATTTTTCGGAGTTTCACTCCGTTTTAGATACCACCTCTATAGGAGCAATGCACCGCATAGGGGTGGAGACTTCATGAGCATATGAGCGAAGAAGAGAAGAACGAGAAAAACGGAATCTTCTTAAAAAATTACTTACTCGAAAATGAAAAATACATACTTAACGCGATTTTCGCGCATGAAAATGTCGAACTGTTAAAAATATACCTCAATTCGGTAATATCCACATATGAAGATTTACAATTCGTAGTAGATTTTCTGGATAAACAATCCGATAGTGTAAAAAACTATATGGAAATGAGGGCATATGTTTCACAGCTCTTAAATGCAAAACCGCAAAATATAAAAAATGATTTTGACCTCTGATATGGACCGGCGAAGCGCCGGTCTTTTTTTTGCGCCTGCAAATCCAGCATATTGTCAGTAGAAAATATAAAGAAAGGAGCAAAAAATGGAAACAAAAAGATATCCTCTTACAGAAGAGATTGATGGTGTAAATGGATATGTGGAAATCTCCAAAGGACGCCAGAAATTCGTAATGAAAGATGGCAAAAAAGTTGCACATTCAGCATTCATGTCATCTGGCATGGATGAGATTTTCTTCCCGGATTCGTTGGAAAAGATTGGAAATATGGCCTTCATGCATTGTTGGAAATTAAAAACAATACATTTTGGCAGCAATATAAAAACAATAGGGGACATGGCTTTTCTTGGATGTAAACAGTTAAATTCTATAGTCCTTCCAGAATCGGTTGAAACAATTGGCGTGTTCTCTTTTCCAGATGTAGACGAGATGACTGTTAGTCATATGCCTGAAGGCCTGATGTGCGCTTTTGTTTCGCATGCAGATGAAATAAGACGTGGCTCAGCGTACACCGTCAAACTGAATGTTGGAGATAGCAATATCCTGATACCCAAAAATACCGTGAGCATAACTGCTGCAGGTATGCAGCGCCTTGCAGAAAGATATCTAGACAACGAAGAGCAAAAAGGACTTCTTTTTCAACATGCGGTTAATAAGAAATACAGGGTCATGTGTGCTGCTGAGATGTATGCTGCATATACAAAGAATGAAGGTGCAAAAGAATTCTTAAAAGAAAATGGCAAAGACGCGATTCTATATCTAAGCGAAAATGTGCCATTGCTTGCCAGGCTGCTGCGCGATGATGTGTTTGGAAGAGAGGCAGTGGCCGAGGCTTTTGATGTTGTGCAAAGTGGAAACGGAAATACAATGCTGAAGGCTTACCTTCTGCAAAGTTTGCATGATGGCGATGCTGAAAAGGATGTCCAGAATATTCAGCTATAGGCTGCAGAAAACTGCAGTTTTTTCTATGTTAGAAAATTACGCATATTAAAAATATAAAAATATAAAGAAAGGAAGAAAAAAAATGAGTTCAGAAAAGCCTTATTGCGAAGCAAAGCAAATTTATCCAAAGCAGGTCTATGTTGATAAGACGTTAATCGAATGCCATTGCCTGGAAGAAAAAGTTAAAGTTAAAAATGGGACAAAAAAGATAGCTTCTACTGCATTTAGCAGTAGTAAAGTAAACGAAGTCACGCTACCGGATTCAGTTGAAGAGATTGAACCGCATGCATTCTTTAACTGTCAGGACCTTCACCGGATTACTTTTGGAAAAAATATCAAGACAATTGAAAAGGATTCCTTTATTAACTGTCCAAATATTCACGAAATTGTTTTCCCTGAAAATGCGGATATGATTCATGAAATTAGCAGACCTTATAACCAAAAACGATATGACCCGATGAAGTACAGCTTTATGTCATTAATAAAATCAGCAATAAAATCAGAGATTAAATTTGTGGATATAGCAGAAAAGGAAATGTTAAAAGAGCTTGATGATTTTTTAGATTCAAGAACACCCAAATTAACAGTTAAACTGACTCGCGGAACAAAGTCTATCTGGCTTCCAAAATATATAGCTGCTGCTGATGAAATATTAATCGAGAATACGATAATATCATGGATTACACTTGGATACGATAATGAAACGGCATTTAATATTGCAAGCAATGCTTCCATACTGATTGGAATGGCAGTAGAAGTGTATGTTTTGGCTGGCAATATGCGCGCAGAGATGTATCTAAAAAACTATATAACAGATATTGTTGACTATTTGCTTCAAATGGGTGATGATAAAGCATTAATTGGAATCATAAACCTTGGATTAATTGGAGATGATAAGCTTAACTCAGTGCTAAAAATATTAATTAACGCTGGAAATGCAACTGTTGCTGCATATGTATTAATGCAAATGAAGGATAAAAAAGTTCCAATAGAGCAGAATCTGATGCTATAAAAGTAAAACCGCGACTGTATCGCGGTTTTTTTTGTATGCGCTAAAATGCGGCATATTAAGTGCAAATAAGAAGCAAAGAAAGGAGAAAAAAATGGAGACTAAAACAGAAGCACAACAGTACGAAATTGTAAGACAAACTGTAACAGAGCGAAAAAACTCACATATTTCTTGCATGACAGGAAAACAAACAAAAGTGATTGTTGATGTACCGTCTGGAGTAGCCCTTGATTATGTGGCGCTACATAATATTCTTAACAGCGAACTTGTAATGCATATAAACTACAATAATGGAGACTACTATACAGTCGACGGGATTCTGTACTTAAGAAACAAATTAGTGCGATGTCCTATAGGCAAGATAGGTAAAGTCGTTATACCTGAAGGCATTACAGAGATTAAGAACAGTGCTTTTAACATGTGCAAAGATATTACCTCTATCGAATTTCCAAATTCTTTGAGGCAAATCGGAACTCATGCTTTTAGTTATTGTTTCTCTCTGAAATCTGTAGATTTTGGAAGCGGAATAGAACATATCGGAGTAGTCAACCCTGAGCAAAAAGAATGCCTGGAATCAGGACAGGACATGTTCTATGGTTGTCGTAGCCTTAAAGAAATCACGATACCAGAGCAAGTCAAATCTATTGGCTGTAAAACTTTTCATTGCTGTGGATTAAGAAAAATTAACTTACCAAAAGGAATTAATGAGATTGGAGCTTATGCTTTTTCCGGATGTGAAAATCTAAAGGAAATAAGTATTCCGGATTCGTTACTAAAAAACAAAAACAATAAAACCATTTCAAATATTGGTTTGCGTTATGTTGAAAAAGTTATAGTTCCAGAATTAACGGATAACATTTTACATACCGGAATTTTGATAACTAATTCTTTTGATTCTGATATTGTTGAGATTGTAACACCAAATGATACTTATTATCTGCCGCGATACCTAACAGAAACCCAATTCTCCAAGCTAACAAGCAGTAAAATTAAATCAGAAGATTTTCTTGCTTGTAAATACAGCATACTGCCTGTTATTGGCGACTATGCAACCGTAAAACGATATTTGTACCTGCTTAGAAATAAACGTGGTGCGTCTGAAAGCGTAAAAGAACAAATTAAAAAAAGATGGAAAAATATTATTCAGTTCTTATCAAGAGGAAATGATTCAGAAACGCTGCTGGAGTTGATAAAAACTGATATCGTAACCGCTGAGATGCTGGAATATGTTTTACAGAAAGTGAAGGATGTTACGTTAAGGGCATATATCCTGGAAGAATCATCGAAAAAAGAAAAAAGAAGTATTCTGAATGTCTGAAAACCTGTTGCCATTTGGCAGCAGGCTTTTTTTTTGTCGATAAATCCAGCATGTTGTAGGCAAAAGGACAAAGAAAGGAATTAAAAAATGGAAGAAAACAATAATATGCTTGTGCGAAATACAGATACTGAAAGCGATATTATCTTTGTGGAAGATGGGGTTACAGAAATCGGAAATTTTGCCTTTCGTGGATGTGCTGCAAAGGAAATCATCCTTCCAGACTCCGTGGAATCCATTCGGCAATGCGCGTTTGCCGGCTGCAAAAAATTGGAAAAGATTGTTTTTGGAAAGGGCCTGGAATATTGTGATGACGACATTATTTTAGGTTCACCAGTGCAGGAGATTGTATGGACAAAACCGATAGAATCGGAAGAGGACTCTGCCTTTCGGTCTTTACTGTACAGTCTGATTCGGGAAGAAGACACTGTATATTATCTGCACCCAGAAAAGAAATACGATGTTCTCAAAAGATTTCTAAGAACTGGAAAGCCGCAGAGGACATTTCTTCTTACATGCAATGGAAGGAGTGTACGCCTTCCGCGATATATCTGTAGTTACCTTCATAGGCTGATGATTTCTGATACAGCGTATAACTGTCTAACCAAAAACGGGAACGCTTATTACGAATATCGTAATCTTCATAGTTGCCTGTCTGATTTTCAGAACAGAGTAAGTGTTGCCACGGAATGGTATGTTATGGACAACCTGGAATGTGCGGAAGACTATCTAAGAATCCATGCAACATTAATCACAAAACGCATGACCGAAGAAGCTGATGATGAGACGTTGGCAATGTATCTTAATCTTGGTCTATTGTCTGATAAAGATTTACAGAGAACATTGCAATGGGCTTCCGAAAAGAACATGCCTACTTCGGTGGCATATGTCTTGGACCAGATGAGAAAAAGAGGACTGAAGGCCAAAACCGAATTAGCATTGTAGCCGCAGGCTTTTCTGCGGCTTTTTTGTTGCCGATAAATATCGCATATTATAAATATACAAAACAGTGAACTACTCGGCAATTAAACTACCGAGCATCTGATGTGCGGAGCCTGGGCCCCGTAGATTCAGGGTGGGTCCATACCACCACTACTGTTTTTTACGCAGCTACCTTTAAAACATAAGGATGTGAGATAGATTTGGCATCAAATGTCAGGTCTATCTCTTTTTGTTTCAGATAAAGTCGCAATATGTTGAATGCTCCAACGCAATCTGCATTCCAGGCAAAATCATTATCTA